AATGCAACCACCACAAATGCAAATGCAACCACCACAAATGCAAATGCAACCACCACAAATGCAAATGCAACCACCACAAATGCAAATGCAACCACCACAAATGCAAATGCAACCACCACAAATGCAAGAAGTTTCGCTTGAATTGCCCCCCGAATTGCAACTAAATCCAATTGCAATGTCTCATGTGCCTATGCCCATTCAGCAGCCCATGCCCACCATCATTCAGTCAGATCAAACACAAAATACAATCACACCAACAGCAATTCCAAATCCAATTGTACTAAAAGATGTGCCTTATGGTTGTTTGCGAGGTGGAAATAAACCGACGTATCGCACCTATCATCGCGGACAGAACGTTCAGTCCAAACCACCAATTGATTCTTCACACAACACCACTGTCAAAAAACCATTATTCAGCGGCATTCATGTTTCTCCGGAAGAAAATGCGGATCCAATGATACATGAAAGACAACGCAAACTGCGAGAGATTCAAGAAACATTCCACACTCAGACGCAATCATCAGCGCAATCAGCGCAAGCAGCGCAAGCAGCGCAAGCAGCGCAAGCAGCGCAAGCAGCGGACCCCCAAAAAATGAAAAACGTAATAAAACAAACAACGACCAAAAAATACAAACTCGGCAAGGCTCCTGGAAGCAACGTGGTGGGGGTGCTGATAAAGAACAACGACACGCGCCGAAAGATCCAAGAAGAGCACGGCGTTTTGCGACGCGAGTCCATCGTGGAAATACGCAAATATTTGCACGATCACGGACTGATCAAGGTGGGCTCGGATGCGCCGCCCGACGTGCTGCGCAACATATACGAATCTGCAAAAATGACGGGCGAAATCAGCAACACAAACAAACACGTCATGCTGCACAATTTTCTCAAGTCGGATGACAACGACACCTTAAATTCAAATTGAAACACATTTAAAGAGAGAAATTCATGCATATTAATCGGGACACAAAATGTCTCTCATCAAGGAATATTTCCGTCTTTCAAAGGAGGCGATCGCAAAATACGGTGACAAAACGGTCCTGCTGATGCAGGTTGGCGCGTTCTACGAATGTTACGGCGAAATCACGAACCGTGCGAACATTGACGAGTTCTGCCGCACGTGCGAGCTGGCCTGCGCCAACAAGGCGCCCGGGGTTGTCATGGCCGGGTTTAGGGATTACAGTCTGGACAAGTATTTGAACCGGCTGCAGGAGTTGGGATACACCGCCGTGGTGCATTCGCAGGACGCGCAGATCAAGGAGGAGCGAGCCTTGAGCGGCGTCTACTCGCCCGGCACGTTCTTCACGGGGGAATCCGCCGCCCTGTCCAATTGTGTGGCCTGCATTTGGCTGGAGCGCATGCGCAACAAAACCGTCATCGGCATGGCCAACATTGACGTCTTTACCGGGCGGTCCAGCGTGTTTGAGGCAGAAACGGAGCTCATGCACGCGCACACCACGTACGACGAATTGGAGCGCTTCATATCTGTGCACGCACCCAGTGAGTTGATTTTAATTACTGAGAATTTCTCTCAAAAACAGGTGGAGGATTTGCTAAATTTCACCGGTGGTGCCACCTGCGCTCGGCTGATCCATCGCCTGGATCCAGCAAATCAAACCCAGAACCAGGTTCAACTTCAAAAATCCAAAAAACAGGTGTATCAGCGAGAGATTTTTGCGCGGTTTTTTGGATCCGCGTCATCGCATGCGCTCATTCAGTTCACGTCGCACGAATACGCCACGCAGGCGCTCACTTACCTGCTGAATTTCGTGCACGAGCACAACCCGCAGCTGGTGCACCGCATCGCGGAACCCGCATTTGAAAACTGCTCGGACCGCATGGTGCTCGCCAACCACTCGCTCAAGCAGCTCAATATCATTGACGACGACAACGGCGCCAAAAGCGGCGCCGGCAAGTGCTCCTCCGTGTACAAACTCCTGAACAACTGCATGACGCCCATGGGCGCACGCCACTTTCGCACCCGGCTCCTGAACCCCTCCTGCTGCGAGGTGAAGATTCAGCGCGAGTACGACATCACCGAGCACTTGATTTCTTCAAATGTGACAGATGCATGGCGCCCCCAGCTGGCGCAGCTGAAAGACCTGGAAAAATTCAACCGCCTGATCATGCTGCTGAAATTCCCGCCCCAGATGTTGCACGCATTGCACGGCAACCTGGTCGTCATTGGCGAGCTGCACAAGGCAGAGGATGCGCCAATTACCGCGTATTTGAGCGCAACGAATCCCCATCCAAAATCATCCGAGTCCGTTTCGGATGTGTGCGTGCGGCTGCGCCAACAATTGAACAATACGTTTGTCATAGATGACTGCGCCAATGTGGGCGCCGACCTCGGCGAATGCGATTTTGTGCGCGCCGGAATTCATGATGGGTTGGATGCGCTCCGCGCTCAAAACGAATCGGCAACGAAAACGCTGGCCTCACTAAGAACTCATTTGGATTCTCTCATTTTGTGCGGAGAGAAGGGCCGATCCGCTGCAACCGACGTCGTGAAGATCCACGAAACCGAAAAGGGCGGCATTTCGCTGCAGGCCACCAAGCGCCGCACGAAACTGCTGGCCGATCAAATCAAGCAGCAGAAACTGGACCAGGTGTGCATTTGCAACCGTTGGTTCTCTTTGTTGGCGCTCACGTATCCCACGGCCACCGGCGCCAACAATGAAATCACGAGCCCGCAGCTGGCAGAGCTGTGCCGCAGCATCATTGTGTCCAACCAAAAAATAAAGGACATTGTGGGTCAGATTTACGCCGGCTTCGTGGAGAAGCTGCGCGACTGGGAGCCCGAGTTCCAGCAGCTCATTCATTTCACGACCACGATGGACCTGCTGCAGAACCAGTGCTACATCGCGACAAAGTACAAGTTCTGCAAGCCGGTTATTGCGTCTGATGCGGGAGCGGGAATGAAGTCATTTTTTGACGCGCGGGACCTGCGCCACTGCCTGATTGAGCGGCTGAACGAGGACGAAACCTACGTGGCCAATGACGTGGCGCTAGGCTCAGCAGGCGAAGGCACTTTCAGCGGCTGTAACGATGGCATGCTGATTTACGGCACCAATGCCGTCGGCAAAACGAGCCTCATTCGCGCCGTCGGCATTGCCATCATCATGGCGCAGGCCGGGCTCTACGTGCCGTGTTCAGCATTAACGTACCGTCCTTACACCACCATCTTCACGCGCATTCTGGGCAACGACAACCTGTTCAAGGGGCTGTCCACTTTCCAGGTGGAAATGAGCGAGCTGCGCGTCATCCTGCGCATGGCCACCGACAGAAGCCTCATTCTGGGCGACGAGCTCTGCAGCGGCACTGAAATGGACTCGGCCATCGCCATCTTTGTCGCGGGACTGGCGCACCTGCACCGGGTGGGCTGCACTTTCCTGTTTGCAACGCACATGCACGAAATCAACGGCTACGACGAGGTGCGCATATTAACTAAAATGTGCATGAAGCACTTGACGGTTGCGTATGACAAGGGCAAAGATGCGCTGGTTTACAGTCGCAAGCTGGCGGACGGCCCGGGGGCCAGCATGTACGGCCTGGAAGTCTGCAAGGCGCTGCATTTGCCCGACGCGTTTCTGGAATTCGCGAATGTGGTGCGCCTGCGGCACAGGGCGCCGCCCTCCGACATCGGCATCCTGTCGTTTGAGCCGTCGCATTTCAACGCGCGGAAACTGAAGGGCGTGTGCGAGCGCTGTTCTTCAGAACTAGCGCAAGAGGTGCACCACCTGCTGCCGCAAAAGGACGCCGACCACCTGAATTACATCGGTCACGTGCCGAAAAACCACGTGGCAAACTTGATGGCGCTCTGCACCCGGTGCCACGACGAGGTGCACAAGGCGACCGCATGAATCATGATGCACGCGATTTTATGGGTTTCCCGCCTTTGGTTGCGCTGACAACTGAATACCGGCTTAGCCTATTGCACCGGCTTAATTTGCGTTTGCCGGTTTTGGATTTGGCATACGCTTCACGCTCCTTCACACTTTTGAAAAAAAGAGCGGTCTTTTTGTTTTTGTTCAGCACGTCGCATCCGCCGTTTGAGTGTTTTTAACGGCATTGTGATTGGGTTGTATATATGTATGTATAAGCACAATATAATAAATACACACATTAATCTACACATTAAATAAAAAAATTGATTTCAATTTAGCATTTGAAATCAATCCACATGTTCCCATTGTTCCCTTGTAACAAATGAATCTGTTCATTCTCTCGTTGATCCCGACCGAAGCCGCCGAAGCCTACATGGACAAGCACGTGTCCAAGATCCTGTTGGAGGCGGTGCAAATGCTGTGCACTGCAATGCGTGTCCTGGTCCCCGACACTCCCATCAAAGATGCGCTGTATAAGCAGGCGCATTTGAATCACCCCGTCAGCATCTGGGTGCGTGAGTCCCGCGACAACTTTATTTGGACGCTGGACCTGGTGGAGGCGCTGCACGAGGAGTGGCGCTTTCGGTACGACCACCCTGAAACCAAAATTCATCGGTCTTATGCTGTGGCTCTGTTGCTGCGCAGCCACGTGCCACGCGACCATTTATTCCCGTGCCCGCGTGCGGGACTCACGCCCTTTGCGCTGGCCATGCCCGACGAATACAAGGCACGCACCGGAAATGCGGTGGAGTCGTATCGCGCATACTACATGTCGCCCGAAAAACGGCGCATTGCTGCTTGGAAGAAGCACAGACCTGCCCCGGAATGGTATTATTAGTAATAAATGAAAATTATGAAGATTTCTTCCAATGATTGTGAAATTTAAAATATTCAACACATGCATGAGCAAATATAGCAACAGCAACGCAACACATGTTCCGGTTTCGTTTAAACAATCCTAAACATAAACCTAAACCTCAGCCTACTCAACCTCAGCCTACTCAACCTCAGCCTCAGCCTCAACCTCAACCTCAATCTCAACCCGACATGACCTCAGTGCACAGTTACTCGCAACTAGGTCAAGATTTAGAAGTATTGAAATTTTACAAAAATAAAAGAAACGGGTTTTTCATTGAAATTGGTGCCAGCGATGGAATACACCTATCAAATACTTATTTATTAGAAACAAATTATGAATGGAAAGGAATTTGCGTTGAACCAATACCTAGTAAATTTGAATCATTGTGCAAAAATCGTCCAAATTCATCGTGTTTTTTTAATGCGATTTACAGCGAAAGCAATAAAAATTTGACTTTTGATATCGCCAACAATTGTGACTTATTGTCGGGAATTCATGACCACATTGATTGTCATACCAGTTTTGTCAATGCAAACAAAACACAAATCATGACAACCACCATTACTTTAAATGATTTGCTTGAAAAAACAAATAGCCCGTTGTTCATAGAATATTTGTCATTGGACACGGAAGGAAGCGAATTGGAAATATTAAAGTCGGTTGATTTAAAAAAATACACCTTTGGATTAATTGATGTGGAACACAATCACGTTGAACCTAGAAGAACCCAAATTAGAGAGTTATTGGTTTCAAATGGGTACCATTATATAAGGCAAAATGAGTGGGATGATTGTTATCGGCACAATTCAGTTGGCGCATAACAAACATGCAAACATGATAAACCCAAATAAATAAAATATGCACATTATATATTATTTTTTATACATAATTGTTTATTGTGTCATCATTGTTTACATTGTCGCAGTGAATGAATGCATTGATTGGAAACAATGGGCCCAGTGGGCCCACTGGAAACAATGGAAACGGAAACAACGACATTGTTGTAAACGGTGTAGATTTGGTTAAACTGGCGGAACGGTTTGGCCATTATTTCATAGAGAACATTGCCGCCATATCCATTGTAGTGGTGTTGATGATCGGTGCGCTGGTGTACATGCAAATCAGGCACATTCAATTTGGCTCAGACATAACGGAAAACGTCAACATTGACAACACCAAAAATGCTCCGAATTCAAAAACGGTTATCATAGAAACGTTTGACAGCATGATGGACCAACAATCCCAAATCAATGCGTCCGATTCGCTGGACGCAAAAATGAATGCCGGCTTTTGCAAATCACATTTAGGAAAACCCGCCGAATTGGAAACGGCGTGCGGCAAGATGAGCAGAGATGCATGCACGGCCACTTCGTGCTGCACATGGGCCAGCATGGACTCCACCGAATCGTGCGTGTCCGGGAACAAGCACGGACCCATATTCAAACACGGGACCAATGACGCACCCAAAACACTGGACTACTACTATTTTGAAAACAAATGCAACGGAAATTGTCCTACAGAAAAATAAAAATATCATGAATGTTTATAATCACACACGCTTTATCATGACATTGGGATATTCGTCCGTTAATTCAAATATGATTCTGCAACCCAACATTGCAGTCAGCGGTGCAAATCCTTCAAATGCGCATTTTACGAATTCAATGGGTAGCATCGTTGGAGGCACAACTGGCTGCGGCGGGCCCGGTGGAAGCGCGGCGGCACTTGCTGGTGACCCGGGATACAACATTGTGAGAAAGGGGGGCAGCAGCAAGCGCCGCAGTCACAAGCGAAGCCTGAGCAAGAGAGAGAAATATGATAGAAAACATTGGTGGATGCTAAAAGGCGGCAGTAAGCGCAGCGGCAGTAAGCGCAGCGGCAGTAAGCGCAGCAAGCGCGGAGGATTGAGCGCGATGTCTCCTGCGCCATTTTCAGGTGGGGTAAACGCGCCTTACAATCAATTCACTGGCGGTGCGCCACTTTCATTCAATTATGCAGTCGGCGGTTCAAGAACCCCGTTGCCACTTGCTCAAATCGGATTGGCAAATAATAACATGATTGATATTCACAATAGCTGCGGCAAGGATTATAGGTTATTGGGGTTGATCCAAGGAAAATAGCATGCGTGACGCATAATATATTATTTTATAACAATATATTAAACATAGGGCAACTGGGCCAACGCAATCAACCCCACTCAAATACTTCGGACCAGATAGACAATGACCTCATCGTGCAATGCCACTGCGCCAATAGACATACCCACAAAGACAGCCATAAACCCCATCGCAATGAAGTTCAACTGTGTGTATGATTCCAACCTGTGTTCCGGTGCGGCGCTGACAATTGCGCCAAACCGCTCCCATGCGTCCATCAATTGCAATGCATCCAATTCAAGTGCCATAACATTTAGTGGAATCAAATACATGCCAACCGAAATCCGCATATATGCGCCGTCATTGCACACGTACAATGGCGCCACCGCTGCTGCGGAAATGCTGATTGTGCACTCGCCCAACGGCACCAACAATGACAACGCAAACACAGGATTAATTGTTAGCATTCCCATCCAAATCACTTCTTCATCTGCGAATTCGGATTTGACCGCCATAGTTAAGGCAATGAACAGCATCAGCGCCAGCACGATAGCACTCAACGCATCGGCCCCCATCAACGACAACATCAATGTCAATTCGTTCATTCCAGCAAAGCCATACTACGTGTATTATGGAACACTTCCATATGACTCATGTGGTGGAAATTATTATTACGCCGTGTTCACTGACCCCATTTACGCCAGGGGCGCATTGAGCAACCTCTCGGCCAGCAACATTGCCACCGTGCCGCAGTCCATGAAAACAAATTTGCAAAAAAGCAAAACCGGCCCCGTGACTGGCGTGGATTCAGGCTCAGCCGAGGAATATGTTCTATTTCAGGTGGTCGGAAATGAGGACGAATCGTGCGATGCATCCAATGATGCCAATGCGGATCTCAATGTCAACGCCGATTCCAATAACAATGCCAAAGACATTGGAATAAACGTGATATGTGGAATTCTAATCGCAATTGCCGTCATGGGAATTGCGTGGTTGTTTCGGAAATGGAACGGTGGCGACGCCAGCGCAGCACCAAGCACAGCACCAAGCACAGCACCAAGCGCAGCACCAAGCGCCACCTAAACCTGGGTGTATCCCAATGACGTCAGGTCCATCTGGTTTGGATAAAATGAAGCCGTGGCACTGCCAATCTCGGTGTCAGCCAGCGGAGCACGCAACGCCACCACCTGTTCCTCCAGCGTCACGGGGAACTGATTGAAAGCTGACAGCTCCTCGCTCTTCCGCCTCTCGCTGGGAACGTACGCCTCAACGGCGTAGCTGCCGGTGGCGGCGCTGGACCGGCGAATGAGGATGTAGGCCGAAAACAGCCCCAGGACACCCACGACGGGGTGCGAATGTGTGAAGAACGACAGCGCAATCAGAACGACAACGATGTTGCCTAAAGGGTTGTCCACATAGGGCGCAATTATGCCGGGGGTTGGCACGTTCAACACAATGTAAATGGCCATGAGCACCGACAGCAACAGTTCGTGCTTGCGGCAGGATTTGAATGCTGATCCCAACATTTGGTTCAAACTTGACATTGTTATTGTATGTTTTATGATTATTTTATGATTATTTATTTTATAATTATATCATATTATTTTTTTTTGCTTAAAATTGAAACAATCGTGCACGTGGCATTACATTACCCCACTCATAACCACACGCACGCAAATGTCCTCGGCCTCATCGTCGGCGGCGCCATTGTACACCACCTATTTGGGCCCCCGCGGATACACCATTCCAAAAGAGAACCTGGACGAGGAGGAACGCAAGTACATCCGGTCGGAACTGACCATTCGGCCGCACATTCCTAAAGCCCCAGTGCAACCCGCCGCATACCCCATTTATCGCGAATCTCCACTAAAAATGTATGTCCCCCGATACTTCGGAATCGGCGCCTACGGACCGCCCGAAGCCATCAAAATCAGTCCGGGCAACGAGTTGAATGCCGCACTCGCGTTCCAGGGCGAAATGCGCGACTACCAAAAAGACATCGTGCGAAAGTATTTGAACCACGTGGGCACCGGCGGCGGCGGCCTGCTGGACGTGGATCCCGGCAAGGGCAAGACCGTCATGGCGCTCTACATCCTGGCGCAGCTGCGCAAGAAAACGCTGGTCGTCGTGCACAAATCCTTCTTAATGAACCAGTGGATAGAGAGGATTGAGCAGTTCCTGCCGGGCGCGCGCGTGGGCCGCATCCAGGGTCAGATCGTGGACATTGACGACAAGGACATCGTGCTCGGCATGCTGCAGTCGCTGTCCATGAAGGAGTACCCCGCCGACATGTTTGACAGCTTCGGCCTCACGGTGTTTGACGAGGTGCACCACATGGGCGCCGAGGTGTTCTGCCAGTGCATGATGAAGGTCACCACGATGTACACGCTCGGGCTGTCGGGCACCATGCAGCGCAAGGACGGGCTGACGAAAGTGTTCAAAATGTTTCTGGGCGACGTGGTGCACAAGGAGAAGGCGGCGTCTGAGCACCGCGTCATCGTCAAGGCCATCAACTACTGCGTGGACGACGCCGCCTTCAACGAGACGGAATACGACTATCGCGGCAATCCGAAATTCAGCACCATGATTTCGCGCGTGTGTGACTACGCGCACCGCAGCGAGTTCATCCTGCGCGTGCTGCAGCGGGAGCTGGCGGAGAACCCGGAGCAGCAGGTCATGATTCTGGCGCACAACAAGTCGCTGCTCACGTACCTGCACAAGGCGATTGAGCACCGGGGCATTGCTGGTGGATCAGTGGGGTATTACGTGGGCGGCATGAAGGAAGCCGTCCTGAAGGCCAGCGAATCGCGCAAGGTGATCATTGCCACGTACGCCATGGCATCCGAGGGGCTGGACATCAAGACGCTGACCACGCTCGTCATGGCATCGCCCAAGACGGACGTGTGCCAGTCGGTGGGCCGCATTCTGCGCGTGAAGCACGGCCGCCCGCTGGTCATTGACATCGTGGACCAGCAGGACATCTTCCGGAACCAGTGGTGCAAGCGGCGGGCGTACTACGTCAAGCAGAACTACGACATCCTGATGACGGACAGCCCGACGTACGATGCGCACAACCCCGTGGAATGGACGCCGGACCACGTGGCCAAAATCAAGGGATTGAATGAGACAAAGGAATCAAAGGCCAGCAAGACCAAATCCGTGGAAGATGATGCAAATGCAAAAGCAAAGGGCTGGATTGGAATACCTATAATGTAATACCTATAATGTAATACCTATAATGCAATAACGACTATTGCAATGATTATAATTACATGATGATTGTGGAAAAAATTGAATTTGCACAATGATAAATCATAACGATGACAAACGATAACAAACAAACAAAATGACCGTCAACCCCAATTTGGCAACAATTATGCGCGTGGTTGACAACAATCAACACAACATAATGGAAGGCGAGTATCTGGAAGCGATGAATGCATTGCGCGATTTACACCATGTTGTTCCACAACCACAGCCACAACAACAACAACAACAACCACAACCACAACCCACGCACTTGTCCATTTATTTATCACGAGCGAACCAGTACATTGAATCGGCACACGTCAGAGAACTGAGCGTGTCAGACCGGGATGTTCATGCAAATTTGTGGCCAACATTTCAACAACTTGTGGCGATAACCGGTGCCGCAGACGGGTGGAAATATGAGCCATCTTTCAAATACGCGCTGGATTGCGTGAAGTGTGACTACAGGTTGACAACAAACAGCTGCATTCTTGAGAACGAAGTCATCCAACGCCGGCTTGGATTCCATTTCATTATGCACCTCTATCATTGAAACATTGAACATTCATTATCATTGAAACACGTAAAACATAAAACAATAAAAAAGTGTTAGTATTTTTATGATTTTTTTTTGTTTTGGCAGCACACTTACCACACTTACTTACTGTATTCATTGCTCAATTCCTCAAATAAGGTGCGCGCTTGTTCTTCGTGCTCTTGCATTGGCTGCTGCATTGGAATGTGGGGAATGTGGGGGATGAAGATGGAGTCCTCCGGGTTCGCAATCGCGATGGGATGCGCCGGGTCGGCAAACCGAAACAGGTTGGAGAACGCCAGCATGTTGACCAGGCTCCACACCTGCTTTGTGATGTGATTCAGACGGTCAAACGCATCTTCGGCGAGGGACGGATCGTTTTGGAATTGCTTGGCCAGAATCTCAATCTTGGACGCATCGCACCCCATGACGTCTCGCATCGTGATTATGTCCAGCGTCTTCAGCGCCACATTGATCTCCGAGTAATTGTTGCCCACGCCGAGCAGGAGTTGCGACGCATGGCGCTGCTCTGCGGTCATTTCATGCGTTTGCAATTGGCGTTGGCATTGGCCTTGGCCTTGGCCGCCTTGGCCTTCAATGTAAGCATCCGTGTTGTCAAAGGCGTGTTCGTGATACTTGCTGGCAATCCAGTTGACTTGTTTCAGGGTCTGCAGAGTGCACGCAAATTCGCGCATGTGGATCTCGGCCAGTGGAGCTGCAAGTTCCGGATTGTTGTCTTGGTCAATCTGGATCAATGAAATCTGGATCAATGGGTGCATTTGACTGCGCACAGCATGACGCATTGTGGTGGCAAGGCGCGTCAAAAGGTCTTGTTGGGCTTGTTGGGCTTGTTGGGCTTGTTGTGAACGAAGGTAGGCAAACATGGTTCTGATTTGATCTTGTTGTTGATAACACTGACACCCATTAGCATTTCAAAAATCAGAATCAATTTTTTTTTATTTGATTATTTATTTCATTTTATTAAAAATTGAATTGAATTTAAATGCGTTTGTTGCATATAGCACACACATCATACATCATGATGTCCTGGGAGGTTAAATGCCGAATTCAGCGTGAGATGATTTCAACCGAGTACAGATGCAAACAACTGGAATTGGATGGGCGGGGATGCATTTCATACCCCAATCAGCAAGAGGCCGCGCAACAAATCATTGAACATTATAAAAACGGAAAGTATCTTGTGGTTCTCATTGCGCAACCAGGCGCTGGAAAAACGGGAGTTGTGCTTGAAGTCACGAAACAAATGACAACGCACATTGACGATGACCAATGCATTGATGCATCCAACGTTTTCATCCTTTCGGGAATGAATGACATTGATTGGAATGTTCAGTTCAAATCCAAAATGCTGCGAACATTCCAAGACAACGTGTACCATCGGGGGGCGATCAATGCCCCAATTCAAAACCGAATTGCAGAAATGACAAATGGATTGTGTTGCACAGATGAATGTCAAATTGCATGCGGCTCCAAAATGAAGGTCGCAAATGTGTTAGCAAGCACTGGATTGACCGATTTGGCCGTTGCAAGAGCACGCAATATGAAATTGCTGGATGTTTCAGCGACACCAGAAACCGTTGCATATGACAGTGCACACTGGGGAACCAATGCTGCGAAGGTCATATTGCAACCTGGTGAAAACTACAAGGGATTTCAGGTCATGTTGGATGAAAATCGCATTCGTGAAGCACCCCACTTTGAAAACTGTGACCAAGTGCTTGCATTTCTCAATGATTGGAGTCAACGCTACGCTGGTTCATCCGAAAAAAAATTCTTTCCGATTCGGTTGCTTCCAACATCTGCAACCCTAAAAGGTCGGTTTGAACGCGCATTTGTTGCGCTGGGATGGGACCGAATTCACCATGATTCCCAAGACAGAATCGCCAATATTGATTCATTGATGGAATCCGCCCCTGAAAAACACACCGCGATACTCATCAAAGGATTTTGGAGAGCATCAAAGAGGCTTGTTCGCAAACATGTGGGGGGGTGTTATGAAGAAATTCCCCAAAAACAAAATGACACTGCTGCGGCACAGGGGTTAATTGCTCGTTTCTGCGACAATTACGAATATGAAGGGGATGAGTTGAATCCGGATTTGCGCCCTGTCCATTATGGCGACGTTAAAGCGATCAAATCCTATCTCAAATGGGTTGAACGTGGATGCGATTATTCTCAGGCGGATTACCAGTCTGCGCGAATCAAATCAAAAAATGGCCGAGTCAAATCAACGCCATCAAAGGTGCACCATTCAGTAATGAAAAATATGGATGCTGCTGCTGTTGCCGCTGCCGCTGCGGTTGCTGCCGCCGCTCTAATATCATACACAATTTCACATGAGTTTTCCACCCGCGAATTGGCGCATGCCTGGGCGCGGGATAACATTGCATTTGATGTTCACGAATCACTTCGCGGTCAAAACCGAAACCCATTCAATGTGAATGAAAGCGACATCCACGGGAATCGCACGGCAAACACTCACATGAGCTCAAATCAACATCGCAGTGGTAATTGTGAACCCATCGTACCATTGTCTGCATTAATACCAATGGGTAATTTGTCTCGTTGGGGTGAAGGTGTTCGTTGCGTTCCAGTTATTTCAAGCACGGATCCAACCGTAAATCACTATGTCATCGTTTACAAACCAGCATGGCTCAAATCCGCAGCAGGAGGCGGAGCAGCAGCAGCAGCAGCAGCAATCTGAAACACGGTCTCCCCCCCAACACATAATGCACATTTATGTTTGTTTATCAATAAAAACATTTTTTAATATTTTTTTGAAACATTCACACCATTAATATCCACTGCATATATGATCTCTCTAATGTTGCTCCGAAAAAGTTCCGCAAAACACCTAGTGCGCGTCGAATTTTCCCAAAAGTCTTTCGTCGATCTCGATTTTGGACATCATCGATGTCCATTTCCTGGAAAATTTTTGACTCTTGTGCAAATTCGAATCGAAAAAATAACAAAATTAATTCATGTAATGATTATGTATTTCTGACAGCATAATGGTCTCGCAAAAAATGGCGCCAAAAAAAGCGAGTTTTTTGGCCGAAATATTTTGACATGTGCCACCCCCAAAAGCATATTTTTTCGTTTTATCCAATAAAACGGAAATATGCCATCTAGCGCAAAAAATAACTTAGGATAACATTTGTCGCATCACAATGCAGGTTGACTGCATTCACAATTGCACCGAGCATATTTCCGTTTTAGTAACTAAAACAAAGCATATGCCGACACCATGAGCGATCAAATGCACCCAATGTCGCCACATTGACTAACATGCGAATTACTCACGCATCAATCGGTTTTAAAACACTAGATAAAAATATGCTCATGTGATGTCCAACTTCCGGTATTATGGATCGCGTATTTGGCGCAGCTAGATGAATTTTTAAATACACTACGCATCATTTTTACCACTGCATGCATGGTCTCACAATTAAGGTTCTGAAAAAGTTCCGCAAAACACCTAGCAACGCGTCGAATTTCCCAAAAGGGTTTCGTCGATCTCGTTTTTGGACATCATCGATGTCCATTTCCTGGAAAATTTTTGACTCTTGTGCAAATTCGAATCGAAGAAATAACAAAATTAATTTACATAATAATGTGTAAAAAAGAACAGCATAATGGTCTCGCAAATAGTTGACTAAGAAAAAGACAGTTTTTGGGACCAAATATTTGACATGTGACATACCCCCAAAAGCATATTTTTTCGTTTTATCCAATAAAACAGAAATATGCCATCTAGACAAAAATATTACATCCGGATCGCATTGTCACACCATACTGCATCTCGCGACCAATCATTATTTCACCGAGCATATTTCCGTTTTATTCGTTAAAACAAAGCATATGCTCGCTGCATAAGCATTTTATGCATGTGCATTCGTCGCATTGGTTATCATGTGATTTGTGAAAATTGACGATGGTTTTAAAACACTACATGGAAATATGCTTGCATTGCGCCATTTAGGGACAATTTTAATATTAGTTTATGTAAAACGCTTAAACTCATCTTGTAACATTTTTGCACAACCACCAGTTTTTAAATGGAACTGACAGACGAATCATCGTCACGATTTGAATGCAAACGATGCAACTATTCATGCACAAAAAAAAGCAGCATTTTGCAACATTATGATACGGCCAAGCACCAAACCAAAATAAAATCTGCACCTCATTCGTCATGTAAAACATGCGCATGTGGCAAAACATTTGAGTTGCGGTCGTCTCTCTACAATCACAAGAAGTCGTGCAAGGCAACCATGACGGATGCGGTGTCTGATTCGTCCATGTCATTGACGATTGTGGAAAATGAAATTGCGACCGTGGCCAAAAAGACGCAAGACATTGCGGACAAGAACGAAGAGCTCATGGATTTGAAGACCATGGTGCAGATGCTGCTGAACGACCGGAACGCGATGTTTGACAAGAGTCACGACATTATGGCTAAGAACCACGAGATGATGATGAATAATCAGGAAGTGCTGCGGGAGATGACGCAGCAGAACAAGCAGCTCATTCAAACCATTCAAGAGATGACGCCCAAAATTGGCAGCAACAATGTGGTGAACACCACGACGCACAACACGCAGTTCAACCTGAACATGTTTTTAAACAACGACTGCAAGGACGCCATCAAGCTCAGCGACTTTGTAAAAACCCTGAAAATCACGCTGCAGGACCTGGAGTACACCAAGACCAAGGGCATCGTGGAGGGGGTGAGTTCCATCATCATGAACAACCTGAAGGGCATGGACGTGCACAAGCGGCCCATTCACTGCACGGACCTGAAGCGCGAGACCATGTACGTGAAGACGGATGAATGGATCAAGGACGAAGACAACTCGTATGTGAAAAAGTTCATTTACATGGCGTCCTGCTATCAGACGCGCATCATTCAGGATTGGATGGATGCGCACCCCGGCTGGGAAACCAAGGAAAAAATGCACGTTGAATATCAGATGATATGCAAAGAGCTGTACAAGAACATTGAGTGCGACGACAGCGCGCACAAAAAAATAATCAAGGCGTTCATCAAGGAGGTGCACATTCCGCGCACGGGCATACAATGAATGCAATAAATAAATAATGAAATAATAAATAATGAATATATGTTTGCAGAAAATCATTAATTTTAAATAAAAATAAAAATACACATTAATTGCACAATGATAATGCAAACAAAGCAAACAAAGCGACGAATTGGGTTTAGAAGAAAAAGATCCACAAAAAGGTTAAGGGGGGGGCGTGCGCATTAAAACTGTAACTGGTGTGTATGAAGGGGATGTGGACGAAACGGGTAAAAAACATGGCAAAGGCATAATGAAATATGTAGATGGTTCAATTTATGATGGCGAATGGCAAAATGATAAAGAAAATGGAACAGGCAAATTTTCATATCCAGATGGAGATTCAGATGATGATATAGATTCATATCCTGCGGGTGATATAACATATGAAGGTGAGTTCCAGAATGGTGAATTTAACGGACATGGAGTTTACGAATCTAAACCCCATTCCATCATTTACCGCGGTGAATTTAAAAATGGCCGAAGAAATGGAATGGGATTTATGCACTCATTAGGTGGAATGTTATATGGAGAATATAAGAATGATCGTTTGATACGCGGAACTGGCAAGCGCCGTTTCATTGGAGAAAATGAAACATGTGAAGGTGAATTTGAAAACGATAGGATTAAATACGGCAAATGCACTTGGCCACATGGTGATACGTATGAAGGTGAATTCGTTAATGGAGTTTCTGATGGAACTGGTGTAAAGACGTGGGAAAATATTGGCAGGTACGAGGGACATTTCACGAACGGCAAGCCTGAAGGGGCAGGTGTATTTACGTGGGCAAATGGTGAGACACATAATGGCGAATACAAAAACGGTAAAAGGAATGGATTTGGTGTGTTAACATCTCCCGATGGTAGTGTTTTTGAAGGACAATTCAAACATGATGAAAAATACAAAGGGACATTTACAACATCAAATGGTGATGTTTATAAGGGCTATTTTGAAAATGAAACACTGTACAAAGGCACAATTGCATCACCTGATGGCAGCATTCGTACGGTTATAAATGGACGGACGAATCCAATTCAAGACCAAGATGCATTCAGATCGGGGGAAGACACCGATACCGACACAGAACCCATGTAGCTGAAAGCCCCCAGTTGGTCGTTAGGATTTTAGCGCCATGAATGATGGTGCGTTCATACTTTCATTTTTTAGTTGATTGATATACTATAAACATCAACCAAACGCAAGCAGAATGGGTCAGCTTTTGTCACGCGAGGATGAGGAGGATTACGAGAATCAACAATCCCCCGAGGATGATGAGGTTGTGCAAGAAAAACCGAAGCGAAGGCAACGCAACACAGGACCCGCATTGCGTTCACGCAGGACGAAACCGACGGGCCAGGGTCGCACGCGACGCAACCGGGCAAATCCCGTGACATTTGATGTCAATGGGTATTGAAGTGAGAGAAAATAGGAGATTGTTTTGCATTATTTGTTTGTTGGTTTGCAACCAAATAATCCGAAAATTGAAACTGGTTCAACCATTGCATTCATTTCATTTAACACATAAGACCCAAACAACATGCTTTCCCCGCTGCGTCAAGTGCAGGTGAAGGACCTTCAACCGGGAAGGACGTATTTGATCCAGGAAAAACGCCCCGAGTACATGCACCTGAAGTTCAAGGGCACGTTTGTCAAGAACGAGTATCCACCCCAACCGCATTACACCACCATGACCCACTTTAGCAACGTGATTGGCAGAAGGAACACGTCGCAGAGGGATGTCAGGCTGCAAGAAGCGTATTGGAATTATTATGAAGCCGATGCCCGGCTTCGCGCGTGGACCACCTTTGTGCTGCGTGAAATTACGTGCGACCCGTCATTTACCCCATTCGCATTCACGAGACATTGATTGGATTGGATGGGATGACCTTCCGACCTCCCTCCTTAACTGTCCATCAGAGTGGGTTGATAGGGAGGAGTGAGCGAGTTCGTTTTGCGGCCGTAATACAGGCAGTTGGCCACATCGGGGGCAGGACCGTCCGAGCACGTCATGGGTTCCGACCCGTAAAAATTGACGCGACGCACCTCCGAATTCAGCGAAATCGGCTTTGGGACAGGAACAATGTACAAGTCCTTAATCGGTTTGTTGTTGTACAGACCGCCGCAGAATTCGGGTGGCGTGCATTTGCCGTTGTTGGGAGTTTGCCAGTATCTCACGTTGTTGGTGTACTGCCCATATCCGTTGTCAAACACGGGATAGTACGTCCACAAATCGTCGGATGACATGTTGGACACGCCTCCGGGTGTTTTTACGGGATAATCTTTGTAAAGAATGGGATACGTGGATGCGTCAGGGAATGAGCCGGGGGACAATGGAACCGCAAATCCTTCTTGCCAATGCCAATCATTGTTTTTGTTTTTATGGCACATGTACAATCCGGCACATGTGAATGCAATTGCTAAAAGAATGCACATCGTCGTGTGAATTTGGTGCATTGTGGAAATTGATGTAGATGTTATATGGATATATAATAATATAATATATAAATGCGGCCAATATTTTGATGAAACCGTTCCAAGGTGCAAGGTGTGTGTATGATCACTTATGAGCGCGTCCACGTCTAATGCATTTTCGGGTTTTAACTGTTTTTTTGCATTTGCCTTTTCCTTTGCATTTACCTTTGCATTTGCTTTTTCCTTTGGATTTGCGATGACGAGTGCGCCCTCCTGCTGCTGGAGGTCGCTCCCACTGATCATAGTTTTCAAATTGTGCACCTTGAGATTTATGATCATTCTCATAGTCGTCATATCGTTCCAATCCCGGAACAATAAATCCATAATGAATTTGTTCGTTAATTGGAAACTCATAAAGCCGACTACCCCCAGGTGTCTCAACGTACTCATCTTCTATGACAAGATCGCCGTTCCTGTTTAAATTCGGATCATTGATATCAATTCCATGCCGTACTCGTTCGCGAAGAAACTCATCAGTGATGTCCACATACCAACGGTTGCCAGAACCCCTGTCATGCACTTGGCGCCTTTGCCCTACTTCTATCATGCGGGGAAGAGGGGAAAGAGGGGAAAATCCATCATTGCTCATGTCAGAACGTATTTAGACACATACACTATATAAATTGCATTACATAAAAATGTTGCTTAATTAAATCACAAAAACATTTACACCGAATAATGGTTTAAACACACGCAAACATCTAATTCATTGCACATTCCACAATTCATTCAAATACTAACGAACGACGAACCATCATGGGCACAAATTACACAACGCAAAACGATTTGCTCATGACAAATTTAATGAAATTTTATGATGAGGACAATAACCTGGAGAAAATGCTTAAGATAATAAACGGGGAGTCGCCAATTTCTCTCCGAATCATTGACTGGTTTGCGACGAATTACGCCAAGAAGTTCTTCACTGTGTATGAGGTGGGCATGAATCGGAGATTCAAGGTGTACGTGGATTACAAGCTGAAGCTGAAGGCTTACAGCAAGCGCCGGTTTGACCCGTTTTGCAGGTGGGACCGCATCACCATCCCTTACAGCAACGGCACCTTCATTCAGACCACGATTGGGCAGCTCAACTTCTTCAAATGGGCGCTGGAAAACGGGGTGGTTTCATACATTGAGGCCCACTATTCGGACATAGAAGATGACATGAACACGCGCAACAGCACGTCCCGGCGGAACAATGCGACGCACGTGGCGCAAGAGGTGGAAGAAGAGGTACCAGACCACGGCGGCAGCAGCTTCCAGTGTTCCAACAGCAGCAGCAGCAGCAGCAGCAGCAGCAACAAGAACAAGACGCGCAAGAAACGCGAGGAGCTGAGCATTTCTGCCACAAAGAGCATCAAGAAGGAGACGGTTGAGATCACGGTGTCATTCAATTGATTTGAATTGACTCATCAAATAATAAATAACAATCAAAGACAATTAAAGTCAATGATGCATCATCATGCATCATTGGCGGCGTGTGTGGAATAAAATGAACGCAACATCCGACCAATCCCTAACATTTGTAGTATTTTATACTATATGACATTTTTATATCATCATTACAACGAACGTCATGGATTGTTACACACATTGTTAAAAATTGTTGTTAAATGTTGAATATCGGTCATAGTATATATATCTATATATATCTATGTATATATATATATGTATGCATGTTTATACACCACCACATTTAACAAATCAAATGCCATCGGTTCGGACCAGGGTTCGCGTTCCAATGCGCTATGTTCCGCGCACGTTGTCGCGCAAGGACCGAAGCAGGCAGATCGCCATGTTGAAGCGGTCGCGCAGTCTGTATGAGCGCGGTGAGTACTATGGGCGCCCAACGAAGTTGAAGTCGTATCCGCACGTTGCCTCCAAGCACATGGTTACCGCGCGCCGCATGTATCGCGTGGAAAAAATTATGCCAAATGCGGCGTTGGCGGCGGCCACGGGGTGCTCGGTTGGCTCGCTGCGCCAAATTGTGCAGAAAGGCGAGGGCGCGTTTTATTCGTCGGGGTCGCGACCCAACCAGACGCCGCAGTCGTGGGGCTATGCGCGGCTGGCCAGCGCGATCACGGGGGGCAAGGCGGCTGCGGTGGATTACGCCATTTTGCAGAACGGGTGCAAACCAAACAGTAGAGCGCTGCGTCGGGCCAACGCATCGCGAAAAAAATACGACAATGGACAAGACCATGCTCGCAAAATTGGCATTTAACATTCTGAACGAACAAGATTCTGACATTTTATCACGCATTTGGAAATTTAGAATAGCACGCGTATTTAAAATTGTCGTAACTTATGTCAAACTCTTGCGGAATTTTGTATCTTTCATGAACGCATCCATCCACATCATGATGCCCGCAATTTATTACGATTTTGGTGTCCCATTTCGGAAATGCTCTATCCAAATATGTTTTATATGAATTTGGCGCATTAATCAACATTTCATTGTATGTGATTTGTTTGAGTGGGAAAATTTCGTGGATGTTGTTGAAAGCTTCATTGGGCCAGGCATCATTGATGATCTTGTATTCATTGTTCTTATTTTCAAACACCATGATGTCTACGAACATGTCGCAGTTTTTTTTTTTAAATTTGTATCCAACCTGTACTTTTTCAAAATAATACACACCATCATCATCGTGATATGCGTCAATTTTGTCACAGTCTTTTTCTAATATGCCGACGTCAATGTCGTCATCATATGGAATAAGTCCACCATTTCGCGCCGCCCCAATTAGAGTGCCTGCGATTGCAAAGTAATTGACGTGCTCCGTATTTGCAAAATCAATGAATGCAACAAACAAATCTTTAGTGTCTTGCAACTGCGGTTTGTTCAATATCATGTGATCATACTTGCAGGGTTGAAACCCCTCAGCCCTTCTGGCGGCAGGTTTGACGCGCATATACATCGCAAATGCTAAAACAACCATGGCAATGAAACATGAACATGTCGTCCACATTGGCCACCACATTGGTTTTGTTTTCATTCAAATGAATGATGTGATTCAATGATATGACATAATATGATATAATAAAAAACAAACACATTCAGCTGCATGCATGTTGTGCAGATTGTGATATATTTGTGAAAAATCAATTAAATGCATACCCGGCATATAATGCACAAACAACAAACAACAAACAACAAAACAACAAACAACAAAAACAAATTAATGAAAGCAATCGCGGTGTTTCAGGGGAAACTGAAGGGCAGTCGCGTGTCATTCAAACAGGACGACCCGTTTTCGCCGGTGAAGGTGTCGGGACACATTGAAAACCTGGCACCGGGAAAGCACGGGTTTCACGTGCACCAGTTCGGCAACCTGCTGAGCAGCGATTGCACAAGCTGCGGCGGCCATTTCAACCCCACGAATGCGGAGCACGGGTCGCGTTCTGGGACAAATTCGCATGCGGGAGATTTCGGGAACATAACTGCGTCAAAAGAACGTTTTAGCACATTTTATTTTTCCACGACCAAAATCTCTCTGTTTGAGGGTGATCTATCAGTAATCGGGCGGTCGCTTGTCGTTCACGAGGACGAGGACGATCTGGGCAAAGGCGGGTTTCCGGATTCGCTGACCACCGGGCACGCGGGCAAACGGCTGGATTGCGCGGTCATTGGATACGACAAAGAATGAATTGCGTATGAAAAATCAATTAAATAGATCTCTACAATTTAATTTATTGATTGATTGGATTGATTAAATGAAGTGATGGGGTCCAGTGTTTCCATTTCAAAAGTGAATTACGAGGACATACAGTGCGCGTGTCGGACGGCCAATCCAATGAAACAGCATGATTATTCCAATTATCACGCGCCCACGCACACGCAACCGTGGCTGCTGATCAACACGCTGCCGCCGGGCATGCAGGGCTGTCTGATTCCGGGCACGCTGCCGATAGACGAAGAGGAAGTGGCAATGAATGCATTGATCGCCGCATCGGATGGAAAGACCCGAGAGATAATCGTGTATGGAAAAAATGCCAACGACGACACGCTGCACAAGAAATACCAGCAGCTGATGGGGCTCGGGTTTAGAAACGTGCGTGTTTATCCGGGCGGCATGTTTGAGTGGCTGCTTTTACAGGACATTTACGGTGCGGCCAGTTTCCCCACCACGTCCAAGGAGCTGGACCTTCTGAAATACAAGCCGCCATCCGGGCGGCAAAAGCTGTTGCTGAATTGACCCACCCAACCAAATGCCGATGCGCACAAATCAGGATAAAACATACATTGCATTGTATTATATTATAGACATGTGTTTATAGTATAACATCACACCTCACAAACTCAAACAACCCCATTTTCAACAAATCAAATATGCAACCTTCCGGCATTATGTTTCACTGGACCGCCTGCATTGGCCTGGTGCAAAGTCTGTTTTTAGCGTGCGTGAATCCGCCGACCCTGATGCGCGCGGTTTACACCGGTTCTGCGCTCGTGAATGTTTACCATTACGGACTGAGCGCGCAATTGCACGAGCCCAGCCGCCAAACCATGCGGCTCTACGTTCCCGATGACGAGCAGCGCATCATCCTTCTGGCGCGCGTGGCCAAATGGACCAGCCGCGGACTGCACGTTGTATGCATTGCCATGGACATTGGCTATATCGCGCTTGTGACGGATTACAACATTTGGCTCTCCATGATGATGTTTGTCGCGGTGGGGTTCTATCCCGCGCTGAAACTGCTGCGTCGGTGCGCACCCGAAATCAACACCACTGTTGCACAGCACCTTTTGAACACGACAACTGAAACCCGTCATAAACAACAGCAACAGCAACAGCAGCAGCAAGGCACACAAGGCATATACGCACACAATGAAACCCAGTATTCGCTGCTGGATGACAGCGACCATCGCGATGCGGTGCACCAGCGCTTCATGCTGAAACAGCTGCCGCGCATGCTGGCCATGATCGCACTGGGCGCGTGTCACATGGCACTCATGCAGGACGTGCGGGCGTCGTGCGTCAATGTCACAATGACAAATGCATCAAATGTTTTGAACTGGTTGTGTTGACTGCGGCGCGTGTTTGAATAACAAAAAAATGTTTTTTTGTTGTTTTGTTTTTGGTTGGATTTAAATTAAAGTGCATCAATGAATTGCATGATTTCTTCTACACGTTGGTGCGCAGTGACTCCAATTTCACGGTTGGCGTCAATGACCAGTTTTTTGCACGTCATCGTGTCGCAGTTGATCCATGATTCATGATAGTCGTGGCACTTTTGGATGTATTCCAGCGGGATGGTCTCGCCCTCGCGCCCCCGTTTCGCAATGCGCTCCATGCACGTCTCGGGATCCGCGCGAATGTAGACGAGTCCTGACACTGGCAGGTCCTGAACAAATTCGTCAAACCACATGTTGTAAATGGTGTACTCATCGTGCGCAATGTCGCCGCTGTCGTAGAGCATTTTGGCGAAGATGTTGCGGTCGGTGTCCACGCTGCGCTCAGTGATGATGACGCGACAGCGCCCCGCATGCTCGCGAACCGTTCGGCGGAGGAGAGCCAGGCGTGAAATGTACGCCATCATTTGAAATCGGAACGCGTATGTCTTGTGGTCCTTGTAGAAATTAGTGAGAATGGGCACCCCGTCAGCGTCCTTGACATGGTGCCACGAATCCACGGGCTCTTCCACAAAATGCACGTCATCCCTTGATTTGTACGCCTCCTTCAACATGTCCCAGGTGGTGGACTTGCCGGATCCGATGTTGCCGTCAATGCTCACAAGCAATGGCGGGCTCACAAGCAATGGCGGGCTCACAAGCAATGGCGGGCTCACAAGCGACGGACGGGGGTTGGGGGTGATTGGTGCGGTGGTAGTGGTAGTTGTGAACATCTAAATGATAAATGATAAATGATGATGAATGGAATCCTATGTTCTATCGTTGCATTGATTTTAATTGGGTTAAACTAAAATCAATTTTTTAGAGAATGATGGTCCTCCCGCACACTCACGCGTTCAAAATTCATTTTGCGAATGCATTTAAAGAAACGGCACCACATAATCATAACTCATTTCCTTAATGGATTTCACACAGGGCAAACTCACGAAGAGCGAATGGGACAGCGTGGAGGTCCCAGACTCTCACGATGAACGGCAAATTTACCAGCTCATCAAGGAAGGGTATCACGATGTGGGCATTGTGCGCAACTCCAGCCAGACGCTGCTGCAGTACATGAAAATTGCGCCGTCCGACGAAATGCACGCGCACATGTATGAACTGTATTTCAAGACGCACGTGGACGAGATGCGCGAGGCGTTCGGCCTGTCGGCATTTGAAACCGACACCGATAAGAAGAAGCTGGTCAAAAAGGCGGACCTCATCCGCATTCAAAACACGAACAGCAATTTGGAGGATCAAAAAACGAAAATATACGAGTTTGTGCTGCTTGTGCTCCTGCTGAACCTGCTGAACAACAAGTTCCCGCACATGTATCCGCACTGGAGGGATAACGTGCAAGGCGCCAAGAAGAAGAAGGTGCCGGCGCCACCCCCCTCCGTGCCCAGCCGACCCAAGTGGATGTATTATTATTACAGCATCAACATGCTCGTGCGCAACAGCATCTCGCACCTGAACCCGCACGTGAGCTCGTTCCTGAATCACGTGACCAAATTAGTGGAGGCCGATTTTGACTGTGGCGCCTTCATCAAGAAGGCCCACGAGTTCGTGGAGAAAAACGAGTTCGTGTTCAAGTGCGGCGATGTCAAACTGTATGAGCATCAGAAGCAAATATTCACGGCATTTAAGGACGACACTTTGCCCAAGCTGGTGCTCTACATTGCGCCCACCGGCACGGGCAAGACGCTCACCCCCATTGGGCTCAGCGAGCACTACCGCGTCATCTTCGTGTGCGCCGCGCGCCACGTGGGCCTGGCGCTGGCCAAGGCCTGCATTTCCGCGAAAAAACGCATCGCGTTTGCGTTCGGGTGCGGCAGCGTGGACAACATTCGCCTGCACTACTATGCGGCCAAGGACGTGGTGCGCGACCGCCGCACGGGCGGCATCCGGAAGGTGGACAACAGCGTGGGTGACAACGTGGAGATCATGATCAGCGACATCAAATCGTACAGGCACGCCATGTACTACATGAACGCGTTCAACCCGCTGAACAAATTGTTGCTGTATTGGGACGAGCCCACGATCTCCATGGACTACGCCGAGCACGAGTTTCACGCGCTCATCAAGGAGAACTGGACGGAGAACATCGTGCCGAACGTGGTGCTGTCGTCGGCCACGCTGCCGCAGGAGTCCGAGATGGCGCCCACCATCATGGATTTCCGGGCGCGGTTTTCGGGCGCCGAGGTGCAGAGCATCGTGAGCCACGACTGCCAAAAGACCATTACGCTGGTGAACAAGGACGGCTACGTGCAGCTGCCGCACCTCATGTTTGAACAATATGAGGACATGCGCGCATCGGCGGCGCATTGTCGCGCGTATAAAACGCTGCTGCGCTATTTTGATCTGCGCGAGGTGGTCAAATTCATTGCGCACGTGAACGAAGGGCAGCTGTGGACTTCGTCGCGATACGCCGTGGAGCAGCATTTTTCGGACATTGCCGACATCAACATGACGAACATCAAGGCGTACTACCTGGAGCTGCTGGAAAACGTGCAGGCGGACCGGTGGCCGGCAATTTGGGCGCACTTCCAGTCGCAGCGGACTCGCATGCACGCGTCCAACGTGAACCTGACGGCGCAAGACGCGCACACGCTGACGTGCGGTCCGACGCTGTTTTTGGCGAACGACGTGGAGAAGATCGCGCGGTTTGCGCTGCAGATTGCGCAGATTCCGGACTGCGTGATGGACGACCTGATGGAAATAATTGACCACAACAACGGCATCAAGGACGCGATGGAGGCGCTGGAGCGGCAGGTGGAGGACGCGATGGAGGAGGGCACCAATGACAAGGACAAAGACGGCGGAACCAACAAGGACAAGGACAAGAAAAACAACAAGAAGATGGACGACATGCGGTTCAGCCCTGAAGTGAAACGGCTGCAGGAGAAGATAGACGAGCTGCGGCGGCAGGTGAAATGGGGAGCGCTGAACGACATGTTCGTGCCGAACCGGGCCGAGCATTTGAAGCGGTGGGCCCCGCAGCTGACGGAGGACGCCATTTCAGCCGCAAACCCGTTCACATCGCACGTGGAACCCGAGGACGTGGAGCGCATCATGGTGCTGCCGATTGAAAACATTTGGAAGGTGCTGCTCATGATGGGCATCGGCGTGATGACGGAGCACTCCAATTCCAATAAAACATACACGGAGATCATGAAGGACCTGGCGCAGAATCAGCGACTCTACCTGATCATTGCATCAACCGACTACATTTATGGTACGAACTACCAGTTCTGCCACGGTTACTTGGGCAAAGATTTGAGCGACATCAGCCAGGAAAAAATCATTCAGGCGCTGGGGCGCATTGGGCGCAACAAGCTGCAGCAGGAGTACAGCATCCGATTTCGCGATGACGCGCATCTGCTGAAGATTTTTCAGGCGTCGGCGGTGGCCAAGCCGGAGGTGGTGAACATGGCGCGCTTACTGCGATCGTGATCCCATCCATCCTAATCCACGAATGTGAAAGCTGCTCCGGATGCAATTAACTGTCGCATGTGTTCCTCAAATTGTTGTTCTTCTTGTTGCTGTTTCTGTTGTTCTTCCAGTGTCTTGTTCAGGTGAGCGGCTGGAGTGAGAACCCGTAGGTTACCCAGTGGGTATAGCACGTACTGTGAAGTGTCATTGTTCCATTGGCCCACCATTTGTTTGGTGTCAGGGTCGTGCAACGTGGAAAAGGGTTGGTCGGGGAGCTTGCAAATCAGGTATTTTTCACCGTTGATTTCAAGAGGGTAGAACGTTGGCGCGGATTCCATGGTTGAATGAATGATGATGTGTTGGTTGTGTTGGATGTGTTGGTTGGTTGGTGGTTGTGCATTAACCCGAATCAATTTTTTATATTACTTTTCAAAAAAAGAAATATAAAATGAAGGTTTAAAATATTTGCATAACATAAATCAAAACCAAACATGCAAGCCATTGAAGACAATCAGATTCGCAAATTCCAATGCAACAAGTGTCAAAAAATCAAGCCCGTGCTGAAGAAGGTGGCGGATCAGCAACACCATGGGTTTGCGTGCGAAGAGTGTTGGACTGCCATTGAAAAACGGTCCAGGCACAGCGGGTGTCAAATTGGATGACACGTGACACGACCCTTCATTGTTCATTATTTTGAATTTTATAATATGCAATGAATGTATACATTCATTCCTTCATTAAAATGAAACTAAATTCAAAATCAACCCATTTAATAAAAATTGTGGCCCAATTGATGATGTTACTCTTTGTGGGAATTTTTTATGTTAGGATGTGTTGGAACCATGCAAGGATTTCACGCGACCTAATCAAAAACACAATTGTGGGAAAATTAAAATTAAAAACCACAATAAATTATTTATTTATTTTAATTGTGCTTTGTTTCAGTTATTGTGTATTTCCGGCATTGGTTTCTTATTTGATTTACAAAAAGATAACCCTATTCGGGTTTTTCGTTGGCTTCATTGCGCAATGGATCGTTTTTTTGAACACGAATCCGTATCCTTTGACCCAAGACAATAAATTGACCATCATGGAACTAATTCCCAAAAAATATAGGCCGGAGGTTCAGTTCCCATTGAATGATTTAAAACACTCATCAATGCAGGCAATGCGTGCGAATTTTCCTATAATTATAAAACCCATCGTTTGTTCAGGGAGAAGACAAAATGTGACAATCGTGAAATCACAGCAAGAACTGAATGAATATTTTAAAGAAACCAAAAACACTGACAATTACATGGTTCAAAATTATTTATCTGATAACGAGTATGACAATGAAGTTGGGGTTTTGTGGGAAAAACTGCCGTGGGAAAAAGAAGGAAAAATAATTGAAATAAATCATCAGCCTAAATTCAAAAAAAACAAGGACGAACAAGACGAACAAGACGACCAACACGAACAAGAGAGAATGAATGAAAAGATAAAGACATTTAATTATTTAATAACTGATAATTTGAACAAATCATTCAATGATCTTTCCAAAAACATAAAAGGGTTCAATGCAGGTAGATATGACATTTTGATTAAAAGTTTGAATGATTTTCAAAATGGTGATTTTAAAATATTGGAAGTGAATGGCATTTGGGGAGGTCAAGCAACAATGAAGGACTATCCATTCGTTTTCGTGAATTGGTTTTTAAAAAGGTTTGTGATTGGATTAGGAAACATAGTTACACTGCAAGGTTATTCGCCATGGAATTTAATAATGGTGATGTGGACAAGTTACAGAAGATCCATGCGATGCGACGATGCATTGGGAATGTTCTCACTGTACGTTTGACATTTGAAACCCATTGTGTGGATTTTGTTTCATTTTTTTTCGGCATGATGTGTAGCAATGAATCAATCAAAATCATCGCATTCAACGTGGCGTCCGCCGTACCCCTCTGAAAATTTGAAAACGCCAAGGTTTGCACAAACAAAAACACACAGCACGACAAATCCGTATGCCACACAAGAAGACGAAAATCAAATCCAGAACCAGACCCAGACCCAGAACCAGAACCAAGGACAAGACCCATCATTAAACCAGTTGCGTTCGGATCATCAACCCCATTCAAAACGAGAGAATAACAGCGATAAAATATACGAACGGGGGCTAACCCCGCAAGTGGGTATGAATCCATTTTTGCAAGGTAACTATTTGCAGGATTTAGACACACAGAATCAATTTTTGAAACCGGTCAATACGAATGTTAATGCCAAACACTAATGCCACCAAGTAAAATGAAAAAATTATATGCATGCAATGCAAGCACATATATAAATATGCACATGGTTAAAACGATGAAAAAAATGCAATCATTTGCATTTAAACCTAAAACTAGAAACACATTGAAAACCAAAAAATATTCCAAAAAAGAAAATCCATCCATTGCAAAATTTAAAAAAATGCTTGAAAACAATCCATTGGAAATGCAATACATGTCCACCATGATTACTTCCATTCCTCGCGCAAATCGTTACAAGAATCATCCAAAAACGGTTGACGATCTATTTAAAAAACTAAACGTTGTTTTAACTCAGGCACCCGAATTTGACAAAACTATTGTGGTGGGGACCCCCCTCTCTGCCATTTTATTGTGGACCATGGGAAGTCCGGAAGGTTATGCTGCATATAGACGCGACAAAATAAATGAGATGTTTAGTGAAGTTTTGTCTGAATATAAAAAATTTTTAGATAGTCCGGAATCAAGGTATGTTTTGAACAAATCTAAATCGGGTTGGTTTGGCAAAGGAGCATCCAAGAAGATTGACATGTCGGAATATCAATGCGACGTGACAAAACCATATTATGGATTTAAATCTTGGAATGATTTTTTTACTAGAAGATTAAAACCGGGGGCAAGACCCATTGTGGAACCCGACAATGACAATGTGGTCAACTCCGCATGCGATTCAACGATATACCGCATTAGTTTCAATGCAACTCCGAATGCCACATTCTGGATCAAGTCCCAACCATATTCATTGAACGCCATGCTTGATGGAGATAAAAAATACATTGACAAATTCACAGGAGGAACCATTTTTCAAGCATTTTTGAATCCATTCAATTATCATCGGTGGCACAGCCCAATCAGCGGCACAATTGAAAAAGCATATGTTAAAAAAGGGTTGTATTTCACCCAAGTGAATGCGTTCGGAGAAGATCCAAGTGATGAGGACAAATCCATGGAATACATTACAAATGTCAACACGAGGGCATTCGTTTTCATCAAAGCGGACAATCACAAAATTGGCACAATTTGCATTATGCCCGTTGGCATGGTTGAAATATCTAGTTGCAATATCAATGACAACATTAAACCCGGGCAAAAAGTCAAAAAAGGTGACGAATTGGGGTTTTTTGCATATGGAGGTTCAACCCATTGCATCTTTTTTGAACCAAATGTCATCAAACGATTCACACATGCCAAACATGATTTTGTTAAAATGGGTCAAGTCATAGCTGAAATAAAGGAATAAGGAACTAAATATTTTTTATTCGGATGTCATTCCAAAAATGTATGAAATTGAAAAAAATTGAATTACTTTTAGATTTGCATTGTTGCAATCAGGCCTAACGGCAACCCAAGCTTCCAAACTTCCAACTTTCCAGATTTAGCTTTTCAAAGCTTTCCCCATTCATTCCATATTCAATGTCATACCAACAAGCAGACCTTTATCGCGTGGCCAAATGCCCCACATTGGTTTGCAAACACATGGTTGACATTGAACGTCAATTCCATGCGTATGATGCCATTGCACACAAGGCAGTTGACCATCACACTGGTTGGACCCGCAAAGAATACATTGCACTGCGCGGCAAGTATGCAAATCCCATAGTGTCTCTGATGGACGACATTGACAGTCTTCGCAAAATGATGGTTCGCATCATTCAGGTTCAACGTCAGCAAATCAACAAATACTTGAAAAGTATTCGTGATGGGCGCAAAACGGTGAAACGTGGTGCGCCTGCTTCGTTGGAATCTCTCACTATGGAAACCATGATTCAAATGTCATTGCGCGTCATACAGGACATGAAGGACGCCATTCCATCACTCATTCAGCCAGTCGTCGCACAAATCCGCAGCAAGCTTTGCACACTTCATCAACTCATGTTGTTGTTCAAACAATACACGGAGTCGTTCGGACCAGATGATTGCCGCTGCGATTGTCCGCCATGCTGCGCTGGCCAGTGCCACGAAGGCAACTGCCAGTGCAACAGCGTCGGCATAAGCTGCCAGGCATGCCACCAAGGCGCCCACGAACAATGTCTGTGTAACTGCACCGAATGAAAAACAACAAAACCACTAAAAAAACAAAAAAAAACAAAAAAAAACAAAAAAAAACAAAAAAAAACAAAAAAAAAACAAAAAACTTTTTTTCAGTTTTTTGCTTTATGTGTTGCCTTGCCTTGTCATATTTCAATCCAATTGTCTATGGAAAACATGTCTCCGTACCACATTTTGGTTGCGTCATATTTTGGATAGTGGATGGTTGAAAAATAAGAAATGTAACCAATCACAGCAGAGAATGAACCGTGTGACAACACGAGGTGTTTGCATGTGCTTCCAAATTGCATTGTGGTGATTTCATCATGATTTATCAGCAGCGTTGAGTTTGGCAGGTTTAATAGTGTTTGCACAATCGGATGATTTGCATCATCGGTTGATATGTAAATGCGATCATGCAGTGTGTGTTTAATTGCATTTAAATAATAATCAATGCCTGGATTCCAACGTGCAGCGTCAGCCAATCTAACATGCACAAATAAGTCATTGTTTGCGTTATATCGGTGTTTGAACGGATTTTTTTCAATGATCTGTGATTGCACTGCATCCGTGTGCAAATGATCATGCAACACTTTGATTATTTCTTTTGTCTGGAAAAAACTGGCATTTGGTTCCAAGTTGTTATTTAACTTATCGCATCTGTGAATGTCAAAATAATTGGCATCATTTAAAGGAATGCAGCGGTTGTGCACATTGATTCCGTCAAATAAATGTATTCCCAATTTGCTAATTAAATCTTTATTAAAATAGTTAACCTTTAGATTGTGTTTTTTTGCTATTAAACTAACTGCTAAATTTCTTATAATTTGATTTCCTAATCTACCGTTGTTTCCCGTCGTTGTCATTTGATTGCAATAATGTATCAATACAATAATTATTTAAACAATTGAACGATATACATCACAAAATAATATAAAACCATAACATTGACACATTGTAAACCAAATGACCGATGCAGATCAAGACATGCGCGTGATCAAGCGCAACGGCGAGCACGAGGTCATTGCATTTGACAAGATACTGGCCCGCATTCGCAATGTGGGCCGGCAAGCCGGAATTACCGCGGTGAATTACACCTCCCTCGCCATGAAGGTCATTGACCAGCTGTACGACGGCATTCCCACGACAAAAATAGACGAACTCACGGCCGAGCAGTGCGCCACCATGGCCACGCAGCACCCCGACTACGGCACGCTGGCCGCCTACATCATCATATCCAATCACCACAAAACCACGCCCCCCACGTTCTACGAGGCCATGCGCCAGCTACACGAATTCAAGGACGTGCACGGTCACGCGTCTCCCCTCATCAGCGACGAGTTCTGGACCACAGTTTGTGACCACCGGGCCGAATTGGAGGCCATGATTGACGTGTCGCGTGACTTTCTCATTGACTACTTCGGGTTCAAGACGCTGGAGCGGTCGTATTTGATGAGCACGCACGGAAAAACGGTGGAGCGCCCGCAATACATGTGGCTGCGTGTGTCGGGGGGGATACACGGAGCCTGCATGGACAAGGTGCGCACCACGTATGACCTCATGTCGCAGAAGTATTTCACGCACGCCACGCCGACGCTGTTCAACGCGGGCACGCTGAAACCGCAGCTGAGCAGCTGCTACCTGATTGCGATGGAGAGCGACAGCATTGACGGCATTTTCAACACGCTGAAGGAGTGCGCCAACATTTCCAAGCACGCGGGGGGGATCGGCGTGCACGTGCACAACATTCGGGCGTCGGGCAGCCACATTCGCGGAACGAACGGCGTGTCCAACGGGCTGGTGCCCATGCTGCGCGTGTTCAATAATACGGCACGCTACATTGACCAGGGCGGCAAGCGGAACGGCACGATTGCGGTGTATTTGGAGCCGTGGCACGCGGACATTGCGCACTTCCTGGAAATGAAGATGAACCACGGCGACGAGGACGCCAAGGGGCGCGACCTGTTTTACGCGCTGTGGGTGCCGGACCTGTTCATGGCGCGCGTGAAGGCCAATGCGGAGTGGAGCCTGTTTTGCCCGGACGAGTGCCCGGGGTTGTCGGACGTGTACGGGGACGAGTTTGACGCGTTGTACATGCGATACGAGACGGAGGGGCGCCAGCGCGGGAAGGTGAAGGCGCGCGACCTGTGGTTCCGCATCCTGGACAGCCAGATGGAGACGGGCACGCCGTACCTGTGCTACAAGGACGCCGTCAACCGGAAGACGAACCAGAAGAACCTGGGTGTCATTCGGTCGTCCAATCTGTGCTCCGAAATCATGGAGTACTCGGACGATCAGGAGACGGCGGTGTGCAACCTGGCCAGCATTGCGCTGAACCGATTCGTACCGGGGGGCGATAAACGCACAACGGCTCGGCACGACGAGCCGTGCCTTGGCCCCTCCTCTGAGCTGCACGAAGACACGGGGAAGGGTGAAGAGGGCGGGGGGGTGCGGGGGACGCTTGTCGTCCCCCGGTTTGACTTTGAGAAGCTGCACGAGGTGACGCGCATCGTGACCGAGAATTTGAACCGCGTGATTGACGTGAACTATTATCCCACGCCGAAGACGCGCGTCAGCAACCTGGCGCACCGGCCCATCGGCATCGGAGTGCAAGGGCTGGCCGACACGTTCCTGCTGCTGGATCTGGCGTTCAGCAGCGACGAGGCGCGCACCCTGAATCGCCGTATTTTTGAGACCATGTATCACGCCGCGCTCACGGCGTCATGCGACCTAGCGGAGCAGAACGGTGCGTACAGCACGTTTGCGGGGTCGCCCGCATCCCAGGGCATCCTGCAGTACGACATGTGGGGCGTGGAGCCGGAGGCAGGGCGGTATGACTGGGCTGCCTTGAAGGCGCGCATTGTCAAGCACGGCTTAAGGAACTCGCTGCTGCTGGCACCGATGCCGACCGCCAGCACGTCGCAGATTTTGGGCAACACGGAGTGCTTTGAGCCGATTTCCAGCAACATTTACACGCGGCGCACGATGGCGGGCGAGTTCATTCTGGTGAACCGGCATTTGATAGCGGATTTGCAGGCGGCGGGACTGTGGAACGAGGGCGTAAAAAACAACATCGTGGCCAACAAGGGCAGCGTGCAGCACATCGGTGGGCTGAGCGAGCATTTGAAGCGCAAGTACTGCACGGTCTGGGAGATCCCGATGAAGCACGTGATTGACATGGCGGCCGATCGGGGCGCGTTCATTTGCCAGAGCCAGAGCATGAACCTGTGGATGGAGGACCCGAACTACGCGGCCTTGACGTCCATGCACTTTTACGCGTGGTCCAAGGGGCTGAAGACGGGCATGTATTACCTGCGTCGCAAGGCTCGTCACCAGCCACAACAGTTCACCATTGAGCCCGAGTCCAAAAAAGGAGAAAAGGAAGACGATGCACAAATAGATGAGGGCTGCACCATGTGCTCTGCTTAGAATCTGGATCCGGATCCGGATTTGGATCTTGATCTTTTGGATTTGGATCTGGATCTGGATTTGGATCTTTTAGATTTGGATTTGGATTTGGTTCCTCCATACTTCCAGACTAATTTTGGCGACGAGGGGGATGGCACATAACATTCGGCACATATAGCCTGATTCGTAAATCCTAACGGGTGTTTTTTCCACTTATGGGCAATGGCGTCGCCTACAGTTTTGCTCTTATTACATAATGCACATGTCACTGATTTCGGCGGTTTCGGTGGCTGATGCATTTTCATGTATTCTTCGTATAATCTATCTCTTTCCACTTGTTTTGCATTTTCTGCTGCTGCTGCTGCTTCTGCTGCTGCTTTTTCTGCTGCTGCTGCTTGCATCCGAGCCTTGGTAGACATGGGTTTTGAACTTAGCACAAACGAATCTCCAAATGTCAATGCTTCAGGTGCTCCGTATGAGGATCCTGTGGGTAACGCGTCTGCTCCGTATGAGGATCCTGTGGGTAACGCGTCTGCTCCGTATGAGGATCCTGTGGGTAACGCGTCTGCCATGAACAAATCATGTATTCCTCTTCCCTTAGCCTTAGTTTTTTTGCTCATAATAATAGTGTGTTTATGTTATATGTTATATGTTATATGTATATAATATTTTACTGAAAATTTAATGCACCGAACAAAACGCAGGTATCATAGCAAAACGATTAAGGCGCCTAAATCAACAAAATCAGTAACCAATGCAACTAATAAAGCATGTACCTACAAAAAACAAAACGGGTCAATCAACGTGTCACAATACATGAAGTGTGTCGCAAACAATACATTAAGAAGTCAGTTGGACAGTCCAAAGCACATCTATGAAATTAATGACAATGCTACTTTCCCATTCGTGGTGTTTGATTATGGTGGCGGAAATGCGTCTATTTACAACAATCAGTTTAACGAGGTCACTAATAGGGGCGAGTTGAAGGGAAAGTTGATGGATGTGAAATATGAGCAACTGTTTCTGGGGGACAATGGAATGAATGACGCTTATTGGAGAGTCTTCGAGCGTGGGAATAACATTCTTTTTCAAACGGGCAAAGGCAAATACTTGTTTGTCGGAAAGGGCATTCTCTCGTTTTCGGCCATGAACGGCGACACCATTCGCCGGTTTTATTCGCCGATGGGTGGAAACTATGATTCCTTTCCATATGCGGTTGGTGACAAATACGTGTATTTGTTGAATGACAAAAAATGCGCGCTTATCAGCGAGTTTGACATGACCAAAGATGTCATCCGACAGTATTATTGTTATGACACCAACGAATGCAAAAAATACAAGACAAGCGCGCTGCCCATGAAAACGTTGTATGCGCCGTTCTACGGGTATTATTGAATCCATTGTCCGTCCATTGACATTGACATATTTTATGTTTGAACAATGAATAAATCAATCCATTCATTTATTCATTCATTCATTCTTCTTCCCACACGGTCGGGTCAAACGTGTTCATGTCAAACCACCGACCGCAAAAATCAAAATCATCATATCCGCTCCGTTTCATTATGTATATTGCCGCGGCATCTATCAATTCCGGATGGTCTGTGCAAATGAATGTTTCATATTTGCGTTTGATGCGTTTCAAATTGTTTAAATGCACCACAACGGCATCATCTATTCTCTCGTGGTTTTCATCCGAATCATCCAAAGCATGCAAGTAATCATCGGCCAATGCGAGATGGCGTCTATCGCGCTCAAACGAGCGAGGGAATGTGATCATCTGAGTGCTAATGAATTCAATAAACAAGGTGTAAAAAGTGTTTTCATCTCTTAATTCATAATAATCACTCCATAAATTGGATAACTTTTCTTCGTGTTTTTGTATGATCTTATTGGCATCGCGCAATGCGTTCATGCAGGTTATGTAATCTTGATTACTCAAATGTTCTTTAAGGTCATCAATGATGTTCAAAACGAACCCTAGATTGATCGGCATCATGCATGCATGCATTACTCCACAATGTTCGCTTTATTTCGTATTTGACGATGATACAATTTTCAAAAAAATAAATATAAATGGAATGGTCATTCATATTTATGAGATGGATGAACCGCTGATTCAATCAATTCAACCAAATCAAATGAATCAAATGAACCAAACAACCGTGAACGCGAACGTGTTGCCACCCGAGTTCTTAATGCCGGTGCCATTTTGCGAATTTGTGTGCGATCAATTATGTTGGGCATTTTGCGAGTGTGGATTGTGCTTGTGCTGCATTGTGTAGCATCAAATGGATGATGTGCGTGGATGTGTGTGACAAATTTATTTAATAATTATACAATTTTATAATTGAATTTTTTATAATTGTATATCACAATAACAAATAAACAAACAACCCATGAGTGAATCTCAATCAGTTCCTGATGTGGATGATGACAGTTTTGCAACAATAATAATTGATGCTCACGGGGTAGATGTAAGAAGTTGTCTCGCAACCCCTGAACAACATGCCACGTTGCGAAAATTTACACTAGCCGGCAAATGTGGTCATATGACTTATGCTGCCCAAGAGGTTAAGGACAGTATGTTTTACCTGGCACATCAACTTGCCAGATTTGAGCATGTGCCATTTACCGAAAAATTAAAATTTATGAGGACTGAATTAAGCAGACAAAAGGTTGGCAAAATATTACAAGACATGTATTATGAAGACCCGATGAGATTTGAATATTGGAAATTGGTGCCAAAAGCAACCGATTGGCTTTCCACAACTAACGTAAGTTATGATCATGAGTATCATTTTTTGGTAGATAACCGTGCCGACCCTTGGGAAATTGATCAACTTGGCATATGGCTGGTTGATGGCAGTCCGCGCGTATTGCAACGTTTCAAAGATGTGCCCATCCCTCCTGATTCACTGCGATATTATAATATCATGGACCGCATTGGGTTGCCTCAATGGCCTGCTGCACAGAACACTGTAACAACGCTGTTTGATGTAGCTGCCAGTATAAAAAAAGCATTTCATGTTAAATATGTCAATTTTATTGACACAAGCTGCCGTTCGGTGGGTCATCCAATTTCGGCGGAAGACGATGTTCCATTGAGTGAAATTGCATCCAGCGCATCACATCAACCAGACATTATTCAAATTGGTGATATTCCCATAGAAAATATGCATACACAACCACCCAACCTGCCACCCGGTTGGGTGTTTGGCAGAAATCCCAGGACTGGTGAATATGTGTATGCAAACACAGTTTCAGGTGCAATATCATCTGATTTTCCAGCCGACAAACAACCCAAACAACCCATGAGCATTTGTGTGGCAACTCTGGACAAGAGCAACGGGGGACACAGCAGAGATGTTAACTCTGTCGCGTTTGATCCAACGGGAACCCTTCTGGCAACCGGCAGCTGGGACACGACCGCAAAGTTGTGGCGGCTGTCGCCCGACAAATCGTCGGCGACTTGTGTGGACACTCTGCCGGGGGGCAATGATGTTGCTGTTAACTCTGTCGCGTTTGATCCAACGGGAACCCTTCTGGCAACCGGCAGCTGGTACAGTACCGTGAAGTTGTGGCGGCTGTCGGCCGACAACTCGTCGGCGACTTGTGTGGCGATTCTGGATAAGAGTAACGGGGGGCGCAGAAACCCTGTTTATTCTGTCGCATTTGATCCAACGGGAACCATGCTGGCAACCGGCGGCAAGGACAATGCCCCGAATGTGTGGCAGCTGTCGCCCGACGGCTCGTCAGGGACTTGTGTGGCGATTCTGGATAAGAGCAACGGGGGGCACATCGGCAGCATTAACTCTGTCGCGTTTCATCCAACCGCGCCAATTCTGGCAACCGGCAGCGAGGACAATACCGCGAAGTTGTGGCAGCTGTCGCCCGACGGCTCGTCAGCTTGTGTGGCGACTCTGGATAAGAGTAACGGGGGACACACCGGCAATGTTAACTCTGTCGCGTTTGATTCATCGGGAACCCTTCTGGCAACCGGGAGCAGCGATTGGACAGCAAAGTTATGGAAGCCTGATGGATCGTCATGGACTTGTGTGGCGACTCTGGAGGAGGCGAGCCAGATTTATTCTGTCGCATTTGATCCAACGGGAACCATGCTGGCAACCGGTGGCCAGGACAAGACCGTGAAGGTGTGGCGCATGTCGTCTGACGGCACGTCAGCGACTTGTATCGCAATTCTGGGGGGGCACACAGGCGCCGTACATTCTGTCGCATTTGATTCGTCGGGAACCATGCTGGCAACCGGCAGCGCCGACAAGACCGCGAAGTTGTGGAACTTTCTTGAGTTATGCAATAAAATAAAAGAGGAGAATCGTGCACCAGGAGCACCAGCATACATGGTAAGATGTGACAAAAACAAAATAGATCCACCTAAAATGGTTGGGATGCCCCAAACACTACCGCAAGGTTGGAGCTATGTGAGGGAGGAGGTTCCATTTAAAGGTTACACAAATTCGGCTTTGTATAATGAGTATTACGTACATGCTACAGGGATGATGAACCCATATGGTCCATACACATACAAACAAAAAAACAGAGCTGGTTCTAAACAAAATAAAAAAAAGACCAAAAGGGTTTCCAAACAAAATAAAAAAAAGACCAAAAGGGTTTCCAAACAAAATAAAAAAAAAGACCAAAAGGGTTTCCAAACAAAATAAAAAAAAACTAGAAAGACAAAAAGTAAAACACTTTTTTTATAAAAAAATAAAAGTGTTAAAATGATGGGGTTTACGTTAATGTTAAGGGATGGCAGATTGCATTTGATATTTTTGATATTGATGTGTGCTGCCAAATCATCCCGCATGTGGTTGGGTTCTGTTCCATTTGCTTTGCTTAAGGTTGAAATATTTGTGTTAAATTGCTTGCCCTTGTTTTTATTCATCATTGGGTTGAGTTTTTTTGGGTTGAGGTGGTGACGGCATTTCATCCAGGTCCCCGAATTCGCCGAGATCGTCGCGGTCGCACTCAATGGTGCAGTGATTGCGGAACAGCGCGCGGAATTCGCGGCTGCTGCGGCACAAATCCTCGTTGTGCACCAGCCAGTGGTAGCATCGCAGCGTCACGATGACGTCAATTTTGGAGTTGTGCGTGTTTTTCGGGGCGCGATGGAACAGGTGCTCGTGCAGCTCCAGCAGTTTGGGCCACTTGTAGCCTCCGCCGGTGAATGTCGGGTGCGTCAGTTTGCACAGATCGGTGCCGACCCGCATGGTGCAGAAGGGGCTCGGGAAATACAGCGACATGTGATGGCGTTGGGCTTCAATCTGCAGCATGCTGCTGTCAAATTCGTAGTTGTGGGCGACGCATTTGCCGCACTGCTGCAGTTCCATCTTGAAATCCAAGAGCGCCACGCGGATGTCAATGCCTTTGGATAAAGACAGTTCGCGCGTGATGCCGTGAATGGCCACGCTTTCATCGGGCAGCGGGATGTGCGTGCCGAGGCTGATAATCACGTCTTTGAAACTCTGCATTTTGTCGGCGACGGTGTCGTACACCAAATAACTGAGCTGCACAATGTGCGGCCATTGCGCGGGGTCCATGCACTGGCGATTCTTGGGAGGCAGTCCGGTGGTTTCGGTGTCAAATATCATGATCTTCATGGTTGAATGATGCGTGTGTACATCCATCCCCATTTAAATTGTTCAAATCAATTTTTTGAACAATTTGCAATTTTTCCCAATTTGTTTAGTGCTAATCCATGTTTAGGAAAGACGCATTTAATTTCAATGCCTGATTATTTTTTATAATCGCATTACATAATATAAGACAACAATAGCGCAATGATAAACAAATATTTTGTTGAGTTTTTCGGAACCATGTTTTTCATTTACATCATTTTAGCGACTGGCAACGCAATTGCAATTGGTGCGGCGTTGGCGGTTGCCATCATGATTGGCGGACCCATTTCTGGCGGCATGTTCAATCCGGCAGTTGCCATATCCATGGTCGCTGCTGGAAAACTGTCGTCCAGCGATTTAGTGCCTTACATTCTGGCAGAAGTTGCGGGTGGCCTCGTTGCGCTGGAGTTGTTCAAGCGCATCCCATTGTGAATGGATTGCATGTGATTTTTATCAAAATAATTTATTATATTTTTATATAATAAATCAAACACACATGAAACCTAGATCTCGCAGATTGCGTAAAAAATCGGGAGGCACAACGGAACTATATCAAGGACAAGGACAAGTGCAAGGACCGTGGTTTGCAGCGCCCGCAATCCCAGATCAATCAACACCAGTGGCGCCAATCCAAGGAGCACCAACACCAATACCAGGAGCACCAACACCAGCAAAAAAGCCAGGCTTTTTTGACAACTGGCCGTTTACTGGAATGTTTTCTTCAAATAAACCCGAAGAGCCAGGCCTTTTTGACAACTGGAAGTCCAAGTTAACCGGAATGTTTTCTTCAGCAAAATCTTCAGTAGGCGGAACTAAAAAACGCAAACGAAACAATAAAAGCAAACGCAAAGGCAAAGGCAAAAAATAACTCATCATTTCATTTGTTGTTCATGCGTTTGGTCAGAGCATACAAGAGGACCAAGCATAAAAACCCCAATGAAGTGTAATACAGGCTGGAAAGTGTGCCGTTTGGAATGCTGCCCATCTTATTCGTGCATTTGGTGTTGTGCCCCCGCTGCGTGAATGCATCGCGCACGGTTGCCCCGGTGATGGGGTTCACTTTATTTGGAAACCAGGATGCGGGCATGTTGCTAATGTCAACCGTCGCAACATAGTTGGTGGCCGAAGACACGTTGTTGTTGGTGTCAATCGTTTCAAGGGTGATGCTTTGGCAGTCGGGAGTGGACCCCATTTGAAACGCTTGAAACAGCGCAAACGGATTGAGCCCAGCCATGGCCGTCATGGTGCCCGGCACCAACCCTCTAAATTCGGTGAATTGCACCCCTCCAAGCCCATCTGAAATGAACGGAATGTTTCCATCCGGGACGTTGTTCACGTAAGCATAGCGATCCACCACGGTATCGTTGGTGGAATCGCTGCTCACAACCTTGCATTTTGCCCCCGTTTTTAGAAAAAATTTGTTACCAAGCGGTTTGCCAGTGACCGATGCATCGCCCCCGCCAGAAACAAGCAGTTCCACATAAGAAATGAGCCCGCTAATGTCACTCGACAAATTGCTCAATCCGCCGTCACTGGTCACCCCCAGTTCAGACGGGGTTTTGATTTGCTTGAAGTATTTATAGTCGGGCCCAAGCAGTTTCTCCTCCACATCGTCTAAATTGCCCAAGACATCATCAAAAAAATTGGACATGATTTTTGAATTGATTGATACGTGAACTAATATATTGTTTATAAAATAATATATTAATTGTGATTAAAACCAGCGTTGCACATGCGTTAAGACATGCTGATGTTCTTCATCGGGGTTTTGGACGGATCGTCCATGTTGACGTTTGCGTGCGTTATGTTGTTGGATTGAGTGGGGGCGTCACTCAGGATTTTGTACAATGTGTGCGAATGCCCAGTTATGGTGTTTGTTTGCGCGGTGATGCTGTTGTCCAATGTGTCGTACCTGGTTTGCAATGCGTTGATTTGGGTTTTCAATGCATCCAATGGCGTCGTTGCAGCCGCCATGCCTTCCACAACCCGGCGTCCATTCCTCATTGCAATTGCGACACACATGCCAACAACCACAGCGCCAACGATGACGATGTTTCTTGTGCCGGATGATAAATTTAGGGGAAATAGTTTCATTGATCGGACAATTGATATAATACAAACACATTATTTTATATAAATGCGCAATTACTGCGCGCTCTTCGTGCTGGCCATTTTCGCATTGGTGTCGCTTTGTGCTTTCACCACCTTTTGAACGAGTTCTGTGTTGTTTTTGACACCGGCTTCATTGTCTGTCATGGCTGTTTTTAATTTGGCGGCAGTGGTCTCCAGCGCGGTGACCTGTTGTTTTAAAAACTCAATTTCAGCCGGATTGACCGGAGGAGCTGCTGCTGGCGTTGCCGTTGCGGCGGTTGGCGTTGCCGTTGCGGCGGTTGCCGTTGCCGTTGCCGTTGCGGTTGGCTCTAAACCTTCAATGATGGAGATGGAACCCATTTTAAGTTTAGAATAAACAAATGCATGCAGCAGCATCCATGCAAAAAACAGTATTAGTATTCCACACATCATGTAATGAATCATGGCTAAAAAAATGCTAAATGATTCAATAAATAATATATACAACTTAATATATATTGAACATTATTTATTTAATTTGATTATCCATCATCTGCATCATGACAGGGCACACCACAATATCGGACGGCATTGGTTGGCGTCACTCCAACAGCTTGATCACGACAAAGCAGGTGCACTATCCCACCAAGACGGCCCTCACCACCACCAACCAAGCGGTTCCCGGATTTAGTCGTCCCAATGAGAACGGCGCATTGTTAAACTTGCCGGCCGGCTCCGCGCGCGATGAGGCCGCGCACAACTTCATCGGCCCCGCAATGAAGGCTCGCCCCATGAAACATTGGCGCCGGAAGCTGCAACCCGCCCCCAACAGCGGCCGCAGCGTGAACTCCGTGTCGCTCGTAATTGACACGCCAGGCGGCACCACGAAACCGGGCAATGGCACGACGTGTGACTGTGGCGACACGAAGGCCAATTCGTATGCCAAATTTGATGAGAAGTTGTTGAAAATTCCGTCGCAGACGTGCGAACCGTGCGAGCGCGTGGAAAACAAGGGCTTCGTGCAGGTGGGCAATCCGGCGGACCCGAACAGTTATCAGATCCAAACGGGGCTGTACAACACGAAATACATTGGCGTGTGCCCGGCGAACAACGTCATTAAATCGGCGGTCACGCTCATGAGCAAAGCGTACTACGGCGACACGCGGGCGTATCTGCAGTCGCGGTGCAAACGCTACGAACAGAAGCTGTCCACCAATCCGGTGCCGGGCATTCAATACATTGGGCCCGACCACATGCCAAACTGGCCCACCGACGAGTGCAACGGTCCGCAAACCCGGCTCACGGGCAACTGCATGTACCCCGCGTGCAGCGCGGCCCAACGAGCGCTGCCCACCAAATGCCAAGGCACCACCATTTACAAGCCGAACAATGTGCCGTTTGCACGACAGGGCGGCGTGTGCAGCAGCACGCGCACGCTGAGTCTGCGCGTGAACACCGTCAATCTGAACGGCAACTCGTTTTACAGCGCCTTCGGGGCGGAGGGCGCCAATGCCGGGAAATACAGCACCGAATACAACCCGGGCTATTTCTTGAAAAATAAATTGCAGCCCCCGAACTGCAAGCTGTATTACGGCAGCAAACCGGGCAACCACACCGTGTGCTTTTACTCGCCAACCGATAACCAAACTTCTAGCCCATCTCTTCCTGTAGAATCGGCACCCGCACCCGCACCCGCACCCGCACCTGCACCCGCACCCGCACCCGCACCCGCACCTGCACCTGCACCCGCACCCGCACCCGCACCCGCACCTGCACCTGCATCCGCACCCGCATCCGCACCCGCACCCGCACCCGCACCTGCACCCGCACCCGCACCCGCACCTGCACCCGCACCCGCACCCGCACCTGCACCTGCATCCGCACCTGCACCTGGTCCTGACATGATATTGCAGTCATTAACCACAAGTGTTTCTAATTATCAGGCAGCACCTATTGGAAACTGGGTGCGAATCACGTCAGCTGAATGGGCAACTCTTAAAACCACTGTCTCCGGAACAGTGACTGCAGGAGCATCAAATACCATTATGTCGGCTACGGCGAATGTGGGCAGTGGACTCACGAATGCTGCCTCGTCTGCAATTGTCACAAATTCAGTTGAAGCTCCTAGATCAATTGGAATACTAGCAAATTCATACATTTATGCATTCAGTGTGCGATTCGCTAGCAGTTTGGGAACGTCGTTTGGAGTTTTTGCAAATTCAAACACAAATTCAAACACGGGATTCAATCAACTGGGGAATTTGATACCTGAAATGTTGAATGGCACCAATTACTTTGTTTTAAAGGGCGTCACGAGTACAAACGGCGCAACTGCTGGTTTGCTCGGTTTTTTTACTGGCACGAAGATGGATTATCCCAGTCAAAGTTTTCCTGGAAGTGCAGCATATGTTATGTTTGTTGCTGATAATAATGCAAGCAATCCGCTAATAAGATGGGGCTTTTTTACCGACTCCAGCATACCAAACTCAACTACCGTTTTAGGGGGGTCATTGAATGATTATGGCACATTTTGCATCCAAGCGCTCACGACCTTAACAAAACAATGGGATTGATTGAACATTGAACTGTCCATCCGTGCAAATGTGGTTTTTATTTCATTGATATCCATGTTATGATATTTTAAATATTTTTAGTATATATAAAATTTAACAATAAAAATAAATTTTATTAACAAAATGAACATGGCCGAAACGGACGCAGCAGTGAACATCTTGTATGATAATGAACTGCAACTGCGTACTGTTTTTAAAGAATCATCAGACACCACATTTCAGTTTGTGGACAACACTTTGAGAAAGCATGGCGACGTAGACCAAACATTTTGGGATTTTTATAAGTATTCGTATTTAATTTCTGCCCGAAACAGCAAAATGGACTATATGAAAGATGTAACAAATCTTCACAACCAGTTTCTAAAACTGCTTGATCATAATCAACGATGCATGCGCGGCGCCAGTGTGGCATTTACGGATGCAATGAATGATTACACTAACTACCAAAGAGTTTCCAGTGCTAGTGCCAGTGCACCAGATTTCAATTTATCGTGGTTTGCCCGAAATAACCCACTTGGATCTTATGCCCAGCATGCTAAAATGGTTAAAAATGTTACTGCTGGAGTATATTTATTTATGGTGGCGTTCACGTTTGCACTTTTGCAGTATGAGATAATGTTCAACGCAAGATGCGTTGAACTAGTTAATTTGTACGAAGCGAATATTAGGGTTGGGAATCCATCAATTGTCAGTGTTCCTGCAACAATCACCATGCAAAATAAGGAATTTTATGGTGTGTTTGTAAATGGCATTTGCGAGTGGTTGAAAGTTGACCACGCATCAACTGATGATCGTATTGCAAGTTTTATGCAGGATATTGGAACAAATGCACTGCTTGATAAGCAATTTCAAAGAACAATAGATACAGGATTGCAACAACGATTTATGGAACGCCAACCGCAAAACCAAAAGGAACGTCCAATGTCATCAGGTGGTCGTCGCGGCCGTGGACATGGCCATGGTAGCAAACGACCAAACAAAAGGGCACGCACGCGTGCAAGAAGGCTGATCAAGACACATAAACGCCGTTCCTGTTTCTAATGTCACAGATCTGAGAGAAATTCATTCAAATGCACACCAAAATAATGCACCGGATTTAATAATTTGATCCAAATAACCTAATTTCTCTCATTTCGCGGTTGGGAACAATAGTTTATCAATGGTGGTGCGCAGGCGGTGCAGGATAATACCAAGAAGGAACAGCCCGGCGGCGGTCCATGCAACGATGCGCGCGCATAATACGCGATGATGTAAGCCCCTATGAGGGTTAAAACAACATCCGCTATGGCAATTCCGCCGACACGAAGGGAGTGCACGCCCTTTCCGGGAACGCCCAAAGCATCTCGGTATTTGCACAATGACATTTTCTGCAAAAAGCAATTAAATATTATACACAACGTTTATATAATATTTGAATCGGTTTGAACATGGACCCAGACCCAGAACCATCGTCAGACAGAACCAAGGCGGAGCGGCAAGCGCAAGTCAAGCCCATCCTGGAAAAACTGTCCGAACTGAAACTGTACGCGTCTAAATTCGCCGCCGTGAAAGCACTCATGCTGCAAATACAGGACTACGTCAAAAACGGAGAGGCGCAACAAGTCAACATCGTGTTCCCCGAATTTGGCCGGCGCATCAAGGGCACGCTGGAAACCAACCGGCACGTGGAATCCAGCATCAAACTGCAAGGGGGCGACTAGCGCCCCCCCTTAAACCCCCTCGTGTGAGTTCTGGTTGCGATGCCAGGACCGTAGGTTTTCTGAGGGAAAGGTTCGGAAAACCGTAGGTTTTCTGATTAGGAGGGGTTCGGGGAACTACGTTCCCCGATTAGTACACGATGTGCTCGTCAATCCATTTCTTCAGCTGAATGCAGGTGGGCTCCAGCGTTTTGTTCAGCCCATCGGCATACGCTTGGTAATTGGATTCGTTGTCCTGCATCAAAAGCAGCGTGTTGTAAATGACGTTCAGCAGTTCGGGAGTGTAAATGTCCACGATGGTCACAAAAATGTCGTCCACGGTGTTGTTGGTGCTGGTCATTTCTTTCCCTCCTCCCACTGAACTGCTGTCATCATCGTCTGCGATGGGCTTCATTTTATAAGGTTTTGAATTGGTTACGTTTGGGGGCATCGTCATGAGATCCGGTGACAGCTGGTCGTCCAGGATGAACTTGTACATGGTGAGCGTCTGCAGGATGTGCGGCTTGTCGGTTTGCCCGTATGTGCGCATCAACTTGTTTATGCCCGTTTTGGACATGTCAATCAGCAGCGCGTACAGCCGATGCTGCACCGATCCGGCGGAGTCTGCCTTGTAATGCGCGTAAAACTTTTTGAAACGGTGAAACACGTTGAATAAAAAATACAGGTCCTCCTTGGTGTCGTTGTTGTACCAGCGCGCCACGGATTGCGAGTAGTTGGGCAGTTGCAGCATCAGGATATTGTGTTGTATGGTGAGTTTGGTTCCAACCGGGTGAAACGACAGCAGCGCAATTTGAAGAATGGCTTGCAGCGGTTCCAAAATGGTCTCAAACCGTTCTTTTTTCCGGCGCGAACTAACCGTTTTGTACAGCAGCTGAAATGTGGACTGCATGCGTGCGTGTATTAATATAAACAATGACATAAGGTTTATATTATTATTGATGCATTAATTGTAACAAGTGAACAAATGGGTCCAATGTTTCATTTCAATGTTTCAAAAAAATATTGTTTTGCTGAATGATTTTATTGCATGGTATGCCGTGCTTGTCGCACCAGCTGATGCATTTCATGATGTTCTGCCGCTTCATGGACTCCAGCTTTTCCGCGTGCCCCTTGTTTAGAATCAAGTAAATGGTTGCATTGATGATTTCCATCTGTTGCTGCCCAATGATGGCATTGCACTCCTCAATTTTGTTCAAGAAATGGGAATCGTGCTCCATCGGCAAAATGGATGCAATCACCGCCTCATTGTGCGGAAATTCATCCAGCTGTTTGAACATGGCGCGCAAGTGCGGTATCAGCGTGTCCGACGTTTTGAGCCGGAAGTGTTTGCACACGACGTATCGCTCCGAATTGGCGTGGCGACTGGTGCACGGCTTTGACACAAACACCTCCTTGTACAAGTTGCACAGCACGAACAGTATGTCAATGGTGGGTTTAGTGAACGTGTCAAACACCTTCAGGATGAAATGCCCGCCCGGTTTCTGCAATGCCAGCGCAAACCCCATTTCAGCAGCCAGCAGACGCGACACCATGGTTTCTTGGTTGTTGAAATCGCACGAAAAATCAAACCCACCGTCGGCCGTTATGAGATCGCACGTGTTTTTGTACTTGGACACGCAGTGATCAAAGTTTTCCAACGAGATGATGTTTCCCGTTCCGTCGGCGCCGGATTCAATGCACACCCGATTCCGATTCGCTTCCAGAAACGCCTTACTCTTCTTCCAACCGGGGCAGGAAGCGTCCTGGTTCAACAACGTCATTCCGTAATGCACATCGTGCTGCGTGTCGGTGAACTGGCGGGCAGGGCATTGACGGGACCGAATGTGCACGAGGGCTTCTATGAAGCCGCCCGGGCCTTCCGCCAAATGAAACGACGTCATGCGCGCGGGTTCGTGCGATGGATTGAAAAATGTGGCGTGCAGTTCAATCATCTTGTAAAAGGATCGCGACAACGGACGCAGTTTGCTGATCGCGCATGTTTTGCAATTGGGTATTGCGGTGTGAATGAATTCAAACGGGTTCGTGTATTTCTTAACCGAATCCCAAACTTCTTCACTGCATTCTTCAATCTGTGCTTTAATATCGCACAAATACATGTTTAACGTCTGAGACACCAACGGCGCAGGGGGGTGCGTGTGCGTGTGCGTGGACGATGAAGCAATTTCAAACAGTGATCCGGATCCGGATCCGGATGCCGGCGCAGTGGTGTCTTCGCTTTCTTCTGAAACATTAATAATATCTCCCGGAATGTGCAAATTGTGCAATTTGGGCAATTCGTAATAACATGACATTCTCAATCAAAAATAAAAACACAACAAGACCAAGATTGGATTAAAACATTGTAGTGAAAATGGTTTATGTTGTTTTCAATCATAAATATCAATTACATGCGTGTCTGAACCAAACCAAACCTAATCATCCGAGTATTCGTATGCTTCTTCGCTCAATTCAGACAAATTTTCGGCAAATGTTTCTTCTTTTGGCTGTTTTTTGTCACGCCGTTTGGACAACGGCTTAATCTTTGGATTTGACCCGATTTTTTTTTTGGTTTTGCATTCGTCTTCGTCTTCTTCCACATCATCAGCATCGCCCACATCGTCAGCATCGCCCTCCTCATCCTCATCCTCATCCTCATCCTCCTCATCCTCCTCCTCCTCATCCTCATCCGCCTCCTCCTCTTCTTCGTCCTCATCCTCATCCTCGTCCGCCTCATCGTCGCAACTGCTGGTGTCAACCACAAATCCGTCTTTTAAATACCCGTCTTTGGTTTTTCGGGTTGGGTCCAATGCGTCCAACGCATCTTCTTCATGTTCATCATCGTCGCAATTGGACAAATTGTCAAACCCGCCGAACAAAAAATTATACATTTTGTCCCATTTTTCAAGCGTGAGCGGAATCACCCGATGATGAGACGTCATGTCTTTGGCAACCAGCACGCACGTTCCAAAAAATAGAATGGTGTCCACCGGTGGGGGGAATTCATATTTGTTTTCTTGGCCTGCAATGCCGTCATCGCATGCCCACAGCTCCACAATGAATCGTTCATCCGTCGTGCCGCCGTTGTCATATGCCCATTCCGCGTGCATTTCAAATTTGGATGACGGCTTGCATTTGCATTTTTTGCGCAATTCAGATGGCGTGTATGCATTCATGTGCGATGCGCGCAAATCACCGTTGCGTTCCACAATCACAATGGGCACGGGCGAAGGCATGGCGATTTGATTTAATAATTACATTATCATGATGCATGGGTTTAAATCATTTATTTAATATATTTTATTCTGAAAGTGTTATGCAATGCATTAGCATTTAGACATCATGACATCTTAAAATGCAATTTTATAATTATAATGTGCATGTATATTACAACAACCCATGAGTGACTCTCAATCAGTTCCTAATGTGGAGGATGATAGTTTTGCAACAATAATAATTATTGCTCATGGGCAAGATTTAAGAAGTCGTCGCGCAACCCTTGAACAACAGGAGACGTTGCGAAAATTTACACTAGCCGGCAAATCTGGGCATGAAGTTTGTGTGCCCAATGCGGTTGTTGACAATATGTTTTACATGGCACATCAACTTGCCAGATTAGAGCATGTGCCATTTACCGAAAAATTAAAATATATGAGAACTGAATCAAAAAGACAACAGTTTGATAAAATATTTCAAAACCTATGGGTAAAAGAGAAAACGAAAACAGCAGCAGCAGCAGCAGCAGCAGCAGAAGCAGCTAAATTTAAATCATTGGTTCCAACTGTAGACGATTGGCTTTCCACAACGAACGTAAGTTATGATCATTTTTATCAGTTTGCAGCACATGACCCTGCCGACCCTTGGGAAATTGATAAATTTGGCATATGGCTGGTTGATGGTAGTCCACAGGTGTTGCAAGGTTTCAAAGATGTGCCCATCCCTCTTGATTCACTGCGATATTACAATATCATGGACCGCATTGGTTTTCCTCAATGGCATGCTGCAGGCACTGTAACAGCAACAACGCTGTTTGATGTAGCTGAAATGACAAAAAGAACATTTCATGTTAAATATGTTAATATCGTTGACATGAGCTGCCGGGTTGTTTATCAAAGTGAGGCGTTGGATGTTCAAGATGATCCAATTAGTGAAATTAAACCCAGCGCATCACATCAACCAGACATTCAAATTGGTGATATTCGCATAAAAAGGATGAGTAAACAACCACCCGACCTGCCAGCCGGTTGGGTGTTTGGCAAAAATCTCACTACTGGTGAATATGTGTTTGCAAACCCAGATTCAGGTGAAATATCACCTGAATCTCCAGAGGCAGATTCAGGCGCAATATCACCTGCCGACATTTGTGTGGCGACTTTGGAGGGGCACACAGGAAGTGTTAACTCTGTCGCGTTTAATTCAACGGGAATTCTTGCAACCGGCAGCTCTGACGGTACCGCGAAGTTGTGGAACACGACAGGGTGTGTGGCGACTCTGACGGGGCACCGCGAAGCTGTCGCCTCTGTCGCATTTCATCCATTACATTCAACGGGACGCCTTCTTGCAACCGGCAGCTGGGACAAGACCGCGAAGGTGTGGGGGCTGCAGCCGGTAGCCGACGGCTTGTCTGCGATTTGTGGGGCGACGCTGGAGGGGCACACAGACTATGTTACTTCTGTCGCGTTTAATTCAACGAGATTTCTGGCAACCGGCAGCTGGGACACGACCGCGAAGGTGTGGGGGCTGCAGCCGGTAGCCGACGGCTTGTCTGCGATTTGTGTAGCGACTCTCACGGGGCACACAGACGCTGTTAATTCTGTCGCATTTCATCCAACCGCCGCGTTAATTCTGGCAACCGGCAGCAGCGACAACACCGCGAAGTTGTGGGACTCGTCAGGGAATTGCACAACAACTCTGAAGGGGCACACGGGCAGTGTTACTTCTGTCGCGTTTCATTCAACGGGACGCCTTATTGCAACCGGCAGCGACGACAAGACCGCGAAGTTGTGGGACTCGTCAGGGACTTGTGTGGGTACGCTGGAGGGGCACACAGGAAGTGTTAATTCTGTCGCGTTTCATTCAACGGGATTTCTTGCAACCGGCAGCGCCGACAGAACTGTGAAGTTGTGGAACACGAAAGGGTGTATGGCGACTCTGGAGGGGAACACAGACAGTGTTTTATCTGTCGCATTTAATCAAACACAATCGGGGAAACTGCTTGCAACCGGCAGCGGCGACAACGCGAAGTTGTGGAACTTATTATTATTGAATAAAATAAAACATCCTAAAATGTTTGGGATGCCCCAAACACTACCGCAAGGTTGGATCTATGTGAAGGGGAATGTTCCATTTCAGACATATTATGGAAATGAGCATGATACTAAGTATGATACGTATTACGTTGGTCCCAAAGGGGAGATTAACCCACATGGTCCATACAAATATACGGCAGGTTCTAAAAAGTCTTCCAAACAAAATAAAAAAAAGACCAAAAGGTCTTCTAAACAAAATAAAAAAAAGACCAAAAAAACAAAAGTGTTAAAATGAAATAATATGGAGTTTATGATGGGTATGATGCCATTGCGTATACGTTGTAAATCTGCAAAAACTATGTAAATATAACTTAATCTTACAATTTATACAATTTTTCATTTCATGTTTTGGGTTGTTAAAGTTGTCACGGTCTCAATTATGATCATTTTTTTATTGCACAATTTGTATATTTTCTTCAAAGAAACATTGACCGTTCCAAAAATGAAAGACATGGTGAAACGACCACAGCAAAAATATGAGTCATTGTTTAGGGAACTGGAAGAATTAAAACGCGACAATCACATCAACGCATCTGCCACAACAATCGCATCAAATGCAGCAAATGCAGCAAATGCAAATGCAGCAAATGCAAATGCGACAGAAAATGACACAATGAAAAATGAATTAAAACGATATTTGATGGAACTCAATGCGCCTCAGGCTTATCAATAATTCATTGATTGAAATCATATTAAAGCGTTGCCATGTTGTAACTAATATCACACATGCAATCCATGCAATCCATGCAATCCATGCAATCCAGACAATCCATGCAATCCATGCAATCCAGACAATCCATGCAATCCATGCAATCCAGACAATCCATGCAATCCATGCAATCCAGACAATCCAGACAATCCATGCAATCCAGACAATCCAACAAACTGAATGAATTCCAATTGATTGCACAAGAACGATTAACAAATTTAATTGAAATTTATTATGAAAAACACGTTCATAAGAAATTTTTAGCGGATGTGTATGCCGTTGTTCCAAAAGGAAGAAAATGCGTGGTGTGGTTCACATGCAACCAGTGTTGGATGTTTCAAATTGCAAAGCGGCCTTACCAGCAATCCAATCAATCCAATCAATCCAATCAATCCAATCAAATGACGGTGTCATTTGACGATGTGCGCATGATAACCATGCCATGCACAGCAGACACTGCCTGGTATTCTGGCGAGGGCACAATTTTGTATGGAACATTGATGCTGAACAAAAGATGGTTCAGCGTGGAAAATGTGCATTATTTTTGTGGTTCAAAACAACAAAATGACGGGAGCATGGACCGGTTCATTGCGTTTTTTGATTCTTTAAAGAAATGCAAAACAATGGAAACAATGGAAACAATGCCCTCATTGCAATTCTTCATGCCAATCATGCACACGTCATTCAACGATGCATTAAAGGATGCGATGCAGATAACAACCTATGAAGTGTTTTGCATTCAACATCGTTTTTTGAAACGCCCTTGCACCGAATATAAAAATTTATTGATGATTTTGGCGTTATCAGACCCACCACCACACCAAACCACGATGCAGTCCACTCAATCATTTTTTCCAACACAAGCACATGCCATTAAGACCATCACTGCATTCAAGGTTCCGGTTCCGGTTCCGGTTCCACAAATGCAAACGCAACTGCGCACATTCATCATAAAACCGGACGTTCAAAATGACATTTATTATGTTTTGCACAATGAGAAAGATCCGATCACGGACAGCACAATGATTGCGCACATCCCAAATTACAAGACCAGCGTCATGATGAATGCAATCTTTAGGAACATCAAAGAAAATCGGAATTTGGATGCATTGGAAGAGAGCGACGAGGAGGAGGAGGACGATAAACCTAAATTGGTTGACCTGAACAAATGTGTGCGCATGACGTGCTCATTCAATCATCGGTTCAAACGATGGCAGCCCTGCGCTTGCGCTTAATTCAATTCAATTCAGTTCAATTCAATTCATTTGTAAGATATGTGCGTTTTTAGAAGAAACCAAATGTAAGCAATGATTGCGACAAATATCATCAAATAAGGAAACAGAACCAAAAACCAGGACACCCGAATGTATCCCGCGGAGCAAATGCGATTCAAAACCCACGTCCAAAACAGAGTGAATAATACGTTTGCAATGGTGATGCCATTGGTGGATTGTCGTATGTCATTATTCAAAGAATTCAACTGCGGGTGCATTTTGGATTGATTCGCTTGCATGAAGTTTAAACATTCGCTTATGCTAAAATAAGCGCACAGCATGTAGATCACTGCAAGGGTGATGTACACTTTTGCGGGGGTGCAAAGATCCTGATAAATTGACATTTGAAAAATGATGTGTGCGAATTGTTAAATTGTTATTTATATTTATATTTATATTATGTGCAAACATGATAATTTTGCGAAAAATGTGATAATTAAATTAAATCATCTACTAATTGCATTCACCGTCTTGTCTGCGGCGGCAATAAGTTTGCTCATGTCAGTTGGTTTGTACATGGAGTGGCCCATTTTGGCATTTAATGCGGGCTGATTCCAAGGTGATGCCGAAGTCAATTGGTTGTTTCCCATAAATCCGCGATACAGGTTTTGTGCTCCAATTTTTAAATTGTCCCACCCAATTTTCATGTCCTGCGGAAACCCGCCGAATACGAACCCTCCGCGCTTGGATCTGCTTCTGCTGCTGTGCTTTAGATTGACGCTTCGCTTGCGCTTGTGCCCTCCGCCCTTGCTTAATGCGCATGCTCGCAGGGGAGGACTCAATGGGGTGGCTTGAACCGGCCCTATGAATTCAGAAACGGGCACAGGATGACCTGCTGGAACGCCCAACCTGCTTTGGGCGAAAAAATTGCCGTCATTTCCGCCATTCCAGGGCGGCCCCACAAAGGTCGTGTTCGTCCAACCTCCCCAACCACCTTTTTTGCCGCGACTGCGACTGTGTTTGTTGCGTCGTGTTTTCATGGTATGAAGTGTGTGCGCAAAGGTTGCAAATTATGTATGTATAATATGGATCCATATTATAAATATTTTGTGTATTTGTGAAAAACACATAAAAACAACCAAGAATTACAATTAATGGAATAATGTCTTACAAATTGCCTCACACAAACGCAGACATTCGTTCTAAATCCATAATGATTTGCAATGAATATGCCGCGCATGCATTGCAATCCATGCGCACATCTGCTAAATTGTTGGTGGCATCCATTGCCGCGTGCATAAACGGGATTATTCCGCGCGCATTCAAGTACACCGCCATGTCCGTGTGCTTGTCCATAATTGAAGACGATTTGCAGCACAACCGGGTGCCCCTCGCACCAACAAAACGACGATCGCACAGCACCCCGTTGAATGATGTCATCCTGACATTTGATGAAGAAAAAATGGAATAGCAAACGCATGCTTAACAACGGTTCATGGTTCATGGTTCATGGTTCATGGTTTCATTCAATGTCCACATGCGTCAATAAGTGACGCCGGCAGCACATTTTGTTCAGTTTGAGCGTGTCCATAACCTCCCCTTCCGGAGTTTTGTTAATGTATTCCTTGGTCAAATAAATGACCTTCTCGGTGTCCATTCCGCGAGCCATTTTCAATCGCCTCACTTCGCTGAGATAGAACTCGTACTTGTTTGCAATGACGTTGCCGCATGTGAAGCACTTGACCGGGATAATCATTGGGTTGTCTTGTGATTGAATTGGGTGATTGATTGTTGTATTCTGATTGTTGTATTATGCCGTTATTTTTAAATCAATTTTTAAAAATAATGGAAATTATATGACTTATTCATTCATTTTCGTTTCTTCATTGTTCGTTTCTTCTTCTTACCGCCACCTTTGCCCTTGTTTGTGTCAATGTGTGCTTGAACGATTTGTCGAACTGCCTTTTTCGTGTCAGCATCATATGGTAGTTCTGGAACTGACAACTTATACCGATCGGCATATTCTTTAAGTTCAGCCGAAGTCATCATATGAGCAGTTGTGAATGTGTGAACATATGTCGTAGGTGGAGGATTCATTATTTGTTGATATTTTTGTTTCATTTCTTCCAATCCCAGTGTTCTTTTTTCCATATTTTTGACCTGCAAAACATGATATCTCATTTCAGAGCATTGCATTTGAGTGTCAAATCCAAATGTCGGAATTCCTTTTGACTCCAAAAAATCTAGTTGACTTCGGGTTATTGGCACAGATTCTGATGTTATGAATGGCGCAGGATTGTATTTTATTTTGTAATTATGGTCAATCTGATGCATCAGCTTTCTCATATCATCTATTTCATATGGAACACCTTTTCTATATTTGGGGAATTTGGGGATTTTTATTTTACGTGTCATTCTGTATGTTCCTGAAAAAAAATTAACCATTAAATTTCTCGGTTCAACACATTTTATTTCACCGGATGCATACAATCCGTACTCCACTTTGTTTTCATCAATTCCGTTGGCTTGTGCAACACTTGCCAATTCATTTGTCAGAGCCAAGCGAAAAAATATATGATGATGCTTTGTGCCAGGTTCAAAACTATTTTGTGCTTGGCATGCGTATAATTTTAGTGGAACGAGTTCAATATCTGCACCTGTGCCTGGATCCTTTGTGATAATGGATGCAAAGATGTATGTGTATAATGCACCTTTTTGAAATTCTCTGGGCGTTGGATTCACAAGCAATGGACTCAATTCATTTATTATTTCCAAATGTGATGGATTGTATGAGTCAATTGGAATGTAATAATATTTGCCATCCTGTCCCTGCATGCATTGCATTCCAACTTGAGAGCTTGGATCCTTAATGCGTTTTGCGGTCATGCTTCTTTTTATTATGCTGACTGGCACAACACGACGACTTCGTGTGGACAACGGTTTAAATAAAAACGAAGGTTCATCGGTCCATGATCCATCGGACGAAGTGTCTGAAGCCAAAGCGCCTGAAGCAACCAGGGGTTGTAAAAACGGATTGGCAGCGCCCGATGCGCCCACAGGTGCGAGTGATTTGTCTATCAATGAAGCAAACGGATTTGCCATTGAAGCCATTTTATAAAAAAATATTATAAATTAAAGTTATATTATTTTTTATTTGACAACGTGCATCTGCGTGTTACTTTCATTCATTCATGCGTCTTTCTCTTTGACAACCAACTGAATGGGTTTTTTTCCTGGCTTTTTTTTCTCTGGTTCAGTGGCAACGGGATTTGCAGACTTGTCAGCAGCGGCAGCCTTAGGCTTGGGTTTTGCCACAGGAGCGGTGACAGGAGAAGCTTTTTCCATCTCCGCCTGTTCCTGTTCCAAGGCCGCCATCTGTTTTTCAAACGCGGTGGACGTGCCCAGCAGGCTCTTCACCACCAGTTCCGCATTGTCAATGGCCCGCACCTTCTTGAACACGAAGTAGCGGTTGTAAAAGGAGATGCGACGCTCGTAGTCGCGCATGTCGGGCGCATCCCCGCATTCAGATGCAAGCGCGGGGGTTTGCTTGATGCGCGCCATCATCTGCACATACAGCTGCTCAAACATGCCGGTGCCGTCCGGCAGCCCGAGTTTCAACGCATCTTCCCGCGGCACCACTTCAAACCCGAAATTCGCCATGAGCCGTTTCAAATATGCAAAGTTGACCAAATATTCGCGGAACGTCTTGTTGATGGATTCCTGATACACATCAATTGCATAGCCCACGCAGGTCTCATCATCCAGAAACTCAGTGGCAGCGTAAGCCCGGGTCACCTGCCACACGCGTTTGCCCTTGTGCATCACGGCAATGCCGTCGCCCACATCATACGGTTTCAGCGCGTCAAACATGGTTGCACCATCATACGTGGTGCCGATGAAGTAGCCGCCCACCTCCGTGCACTCGCACACGTTGCGCAGAAAGTTGCACACATTGGCTCGGGTTTCAAACATGTAGTGAATGGCGAACTGGCACGACGACACGTTGAACCCGTTTTCCGCTTTGCCGTATTCGCGATACACGCCTTCGCCCAGCAGCGCCTTGTCCTTGGGACCGTCTCCGAACACGGCCTTCACAATCTGCTTGTATTTTTCGCCGCTGATGCCGGCCCCGCTCTTGATGTTGAGCGCGCTGTTGCCCTGCACAAACAACGCCCCCGGCATGATGCTGAACCGCTTGCAGTAGTCCAAGTAGCGCGCGCACGCGCCGTCCAGCTGGTTCTGAATGTTGTCCTTTGAAATGTCAATGCCCAGCACGAACGACAGATTGGCGTGAATCCATTTCGGAAGATCGCCGCCTTTGCCCACCGCAAAATCAATGAGGGTGTTGCCACGCTTGCTCACTCCCCCGATCAAAGCGCGCTTGACAACCAGGTTGTGGAAATCGCGCAGCCCGCGGGTGGTGGTGTCTCCCGATGATGTGACGCGGTTGTAGTACACGTCGTCATCCGCCAGCTCGTCGGGAATGTCCGTGCCAGTCATGAGCATCTTCTTGGTGATGGGGTTGTGAATGGTGTGCCAGTTGGAATTGGCCACGTGGTAAGCATTGCCGTAGTTCTTCTGTCCGCTGCGATACTCCGCCGTTTTGTCGGTGCGCACGCGCAGCGGAACCCAGCGAAAGCGAGGATCGGCAGCGCCGGCATTGTACGCGCACTCAATGATGCAGCCGTCTTCAATCACCTCGTTTTCGGCAGTCAACAGCATGCCGCGATTCCCCGCCGAATCCGTGCGCAGCACCACATTGCACACGTGGGCCTCGGGGTCATACGGGTTTGTCGGATAAAATGGCACCGGTTTGTACGAGTCCTCGCTGCCTCGGTCGGCGCCTCGGTCGGCGCCTCGGTCGGCGCCTTTGCGGGCCGGCAGCTTGCCCTGTATCACATCCTCACACGGATTCAAATAGCCGTGTTTTTTTTCGTCAAACCCGACCCGCAGCGTGAGCGTCTTGTACTGCACGATCTGGTCCATTTTTGCGGCGTTTATGCCGTCCGTGTAAATGCTCGTCACCTTCGGCTGACCGTTGGTGTCTTTCACCATCGTGGCCAGAAAGTCAATGGTGTTGGCTTCCGTGGGTTTCCATTTGAACGAGAGCGGCCACGTGATTTTGGATTTGGGACCCGCCGCATCGCCGCCAACCTCCCCGCCAGCGGGCGCATCCGCCGGCGTGAAAATGATGCCGTCCGTGTTGTATTCGTACGTGCTGGAGTCAATCTGTGCCATGAGCGTGCCGCAGCACTGGAAAATGCTTTGATCCTGTCCCGTGTATTTGAATTTCTTGTATTCAATGCGGATCGGGCATGTGGCGGCGCCGCGAACAACGGATCGCGCATTCAAACGAGTGACTGCATCCACCAAGAGCGGCAGGCGGAACTTGCTGATGGGTGCATCCGCGGACGGAGGCACGAAATGCAGGGCGCGCACGTCCTTGCCGGCAATGCAATACACATCAAATGCGGCAAACAGGTTGATGAACCGGCCGTTCTTGTCGTGCAGGATGTGCTCACCATCCAACAGCGTGTTGAAGAGTTTGTCTTCCGCGCTGTGCGCCCCCGTGAACTGCACGCGCATGTTGGTGTCAATCAGATAAATGCGCCCCGATGGCGACACGTAGAGCAGTTTGCGCGCACCGTCGGCCTTGTCCGTGACGGTGTAGTTGTTTCGCACATTGGGAATGGTGCAGTTTTCATTGACGGGCACAATGTTGTGCAGCTGGAGCGTGTAGGACGATGGCCCGATGAAATGCTTGGGCAGCAGTTTCACGTTCGCGGGGGTGTCCTTTTCTCTGTGATGGGGTTCTCTTTCAGGATGCAACAAGCGCATGTAATCTGCCGCCACTTCCGAGAGTTCGGCCGCACCCACCGGATAGTTGGTGCCTTGGAGACCGGACATGACCGTCTTGATGGCCGAACGCAGCGCATCGGCCAACTTGCGCGCAGAGCTGAACGCGGTTCCTTGCCCGACCGCATCGTTCAGAACCTCAATCTCAATTTCGTATTTGGGCTGGGATTCGGTCACCTGAGATTCGGCAAACGTGTGCGTTGGAATCATGTATCCACCTGAGCCATGTCCATGTCCATGTCCATGGCCATGGCCGGGTGGCCCATAGTCACGGCGCGATTCCTTCACGATGCTCATGTCCACCACGAACGGCAACGCCGGGTTGCGAAACGTGCTGCGGTTGATGTAGCGAAACGTTTTTTTGCTGCTGCGCCACGGGCCAACCACCGTTTTCGCGGTGGAAGAAGATTCCGCAAACTGTTTTTCTTTCTGCAGCGACAGGCGGAAATTGAAGTCGTCAAAATTGAGCGAGGGAATTGTTGCTCCGTCATTTCCAATCACCGCCGTTTTTTGCACAAATGTGGGCTGCACCTTGTCCAGCGAGTTGGTTTTGCAGTACAATTGGATGTTGTGAAGCCCCGCGATCTCGGTGCGAATGTCCGACTGCGCGGGTTTGCCGGTCTTCGGATCAACTGCCGCCTCGGAATGGATTTTCAAGGTGTAGTCGTCCGTTTTTTGAATGACGAACCCGGACGACAACAAGGTTTTTATGACATTGTCAAAATCAATTTTGGTTGTGGGTGCAACGTGTTTTAAATGGCGGGTTCCAAACCGCACTTCCAATTCAAGCGAGCCATCTTCGGTTCGCAATACCCCGCCTAAATACCGTTCTATCATGTGATCAAACAATTCATGAGGTGGAGCCTGCTTTTGATGCTGCATTGTGATTGCGGAATCCGATGGTGTATATTAAAAGAGCATATTATTTAAATTCAATTTTAAGTTTAATATCATGCCAATGCATTAATAATGCATGTCACAAAACAATTTGTTTTGTTATCGCGTCATGCAGTTCCTGTTTTTTCATTTTGGGCTTGAGCTGGATCTTCATCTGGTGGCACATTTCGGTGAGTTCCGCGACGGTGTAAGAGCTCGCCGATTTGATGGGCTTCTGCAGGTTTTCAATGCGGTAGTTTGTTGCACGAACCGAAGCCAGCTGCGTTTCGGTGGCCGGGGTCATGATGATTTGTTTGTTGGTGCGCTCTATGATATAAACCGGTTTGTCAGACACCGCATCGCTGATGAACTCGGCGCACACGCGATTGACCGGATTCACAAACACTGCATTGAGGGAATTTAAGCGAACGAGCACCTGGAACGCGTGCAACGAAATGCGCGGGGTCATGATGTCGCCCTCAATCGTGGATGCAGAGAACTTGATTCCGGTTGTCTGCTTCAACACCTTGCCCTTGTCTCTCAGCATCATTATTTGGTCGCGCTTGCCGTCCTGCTCGGCCGTGAACCGGTTGGCTAGTTGCTCGTATTTGAATGCGCCGTGCATCATCACATACAAGCACCAAAACAGCGGGTCCTGATTCAATGCGGGGCGAAACGTTTGTCTTTGTGATTGCATTGTTTGCATTGGTGTTGGTTGTATTGGTTGTATTGGTTGCATTGTTTGCATTGGTTGCATTGGTTGTGTTTGCATTGGTTTTGGTTGCATTGTTTGTATTGGTTGTATTGTTTGTATTGGTTGCATTGGTTGCATTTGTGGTTGCATTTGTGGTTGCATTTGTGGTTGCATTTGTGGTTGCATTTGTGGTTGCATTTGTGGTTGCATTGGGTTTGCCAAGTCACATGTTGTGTCATACAACATCACACTTCGCAATTTATGTAGGACAGCATCAATGCCAGATGGTTTGATCCGGTGCATGGAATTGGTTAAATGACTAAATGATTTAGTCAACGCGTGTTTAAATCAATTCTGCTCATGTTTTATGTTTTTTGAGTGCGTTTTTACACACTTAATATTTTGTAAACACACCATTAAATGAAGATTATCACATCGGTGGTCAACAATCCGACATTCATTGAAATTCAATACCACACCTTTAAAAAGTATTTTAAAGGCGAATATGAGTTCATCGTGTTCAATGACGCCAAACAATTCCCCGATTTCACCAACGGTCACGATGTCAGTATGAAAAAACAAATACAAGACACATGCAATGAATTAAAAATCACATGCATAAACATACGCAATGACCATCACGCGACGTTGGACATGTCCAACAGACATGCAGACACATTCAATGAACACATATTAAGGTATCAACGAGCAAATCCGGACAAATATTTACTAATTGACAGTGACATGTTTTTAGTGGATCATTTTGATGCAAATAAATATTCGGAACATGATTCTGCAATCGTTTTGCAAACTAGGAACAATGAAGGGTATTTGTGGCCCGGGTTGTGTTATTTTGACATGACAAAAATGAAACATTTTGAATTGATAAATTGGTCCCCATGTCCAGGGTTTGACACCGGGTTTGACACCGGTGGTCGCACCAAAGATTGGTTGAAACTCCAATTGAAACACACGCCTGCTGACATTTATTTTATTAAACATCTGGCGTCGGGTTCTTGGAATGTGAATGAATTGCCGCACAATTTGAAATCCAATGAAAAATTAATTGATTTTTTAAAAAATGATGTCAGAAACGCCAACAATCCCAACGGTGCATTTTTTTGCGAAATATATGATGACGTGTTTTTGCATTACAGAGCAGGTGGAAATTGGAGAAAAGAAGGCATGGAGTTGCACAATAAAATGTCTCAATTGTTAAAAAGGTGTTTATTATAATGTTTCATGAAAACATATTAGAATTATGAGCACACTCATTGTTATGTCATTGAACCCTGAAATGCCGATTGATTTAAAGCAACTGAAGGACCGCATTGAGGTGTTGAATCAGCACCATCAAATTCAAATTTTAAAAATTATAACTCATAACAATGTTGCATACACTGAAAATAAAAACGGGGCATTCATCAATTTGACGAATGTGGACGATGTCGTGGTTTCAAAAATAACTGAATATTTGAGCTACGTGGATGAACAAGAATCACAATTGAAGGACATTGAGAACCAAAAAACAGAATTAACGAAACAATTTTTCAAATCATAGCCGCCGCATTGGTGGTGGTGGTGGTGGTGGTAGTCCATTCGCCAATTATTGACACGTATTTGTCGTTCAAATCAAACCGTTTTCCAACCACCCTAACTTGAATCACGTCCCCCGGTTTGATTGAATCCATTGACATGTGATTTGCGATTATCCGCGTGGTGGTGGTGGCAGAGGAGGCATCGTGCATTTCGCGTGAAATGTAAATGACAACGGGAGACGGTTCGCGGAGATGGTCAAATGCGTGCGCCCGAATGCCGGCTTGGGTCACCGTTTTTGCAATGCAATTCATGACAGTGCCCTCTTTGGGGCAGCACAGCATGCACTCAATCTCCAAATCAAATCGTATGTTTCCGGCCGCAAAGGTGCCGTTGGAATAAGACCGCACGAAACACGAACCCGGTTTGACAAACCCTTCGGCAATGCAGCGGCCATCCATTTCATTGGAAATGACTTGCGTCAAATGGGCCTCCACGCAGCTGAAATCGGTTATGGAAGAAAACGGAATGCACAATTTACGACGAATGCGGGTTGCATGATACAGCGAATTTATGGCACACGTGGGTGATGATTTCGTCATGGTTGGTTCGGTTCGTGTTGGGGTCTTAACTACCTAATTCATTTCACTCTAATTTTAATTCAATTTTTTGAATTAACATTTATTGGGCATTGCATGAAATAAAATATATATATATCATAATGCACAATTACTACATAATATAAATACGCCGCCAATTATGAATTATTTGTTTAACATGAATATAACCCCACAACCTATACCTGAATGCAACAATGGTTGTCCCATAAACAAATTTCCGGATGGAACCACAACCACGTTGACAAAATCCAACGTGAGAAGCAATAATTCCTTCACGAATGAAGACATTGTGTACAGCGTGTATCAGACCTATCAAAAAACATTTACACCAATGTACATTCAAAATAATTTGTTGCAATTGACAAATCCCAACAATTACAATCGTTTGAATGATCCCATGGGTCCTTCCAACATTTTCATCATTCGCCATGTTGAAAAAGCATTAAATAATTTTGTTACGCCAACAAATGAGAACACGTATTATGCTGCGGACTGCAATGGCATTTATCGTTCCATTCACCTTCCACAATTTATTAATAATTTGGGATCCAATGGCTTCCCCATAACGGCCATTGTGATACCAAGTGAGAAGATGGACATAAATGTCAACGGGAATGTGTCAATCCGAATGCAGCAAACATTAACCTTTAGTGCATGGTTGTTGAACATTCCAGTGTACATGTTTTCTTATGCAAATTGTGCACAACCATATGATGCCACGACTGCAATAAACATATTTACAAACACAAGTTTGCGAGGAAAAAACATACTAGTATCATGGCAACATGCTGACGCACAATCATTGACGAATCAGCTAGTGCAATGTTACCATTATTTCAAACAAGGTGGAACAGTCCAAAATTTGAATAACACAACTTTATACAATGTTTCAACAGAAGAATGGTGGCGACAGAATACGCCAGTCAGTCCTCAATATCAGTACCCTGGCATTAGACCTCCTCAAACAACTTCATCACTGCATCCATTCCCTTATAAAAACTATTCACAATATTTGCCATATTGGAATGTCAACTCGTATGATGGAGTGTACTGGCTGTCTCAAACCAATTCACCAAATAATTTAACATTTAATATTTTTTATCAAAACATCACCACTTGTGCAAATGGTTGTCGCCTTTTGATCGGATTACTTCAATGGGCATATGTTCTAAACGGCGAGAATGAATATGCAAATGATGGAAAATGTTTACCACCGGATTGACCTGACTTTATTTGTTGTGCTTGGAATTCTCTCATTTGTCATGCCGCGCAAGTTCCCCAATGACCGACACTGCGGGATCATTCAGCTCAAAGTGCTGCCCGATGACGCGCACCACGATTTCATCCCCCGCTTTGATTTTGGCGAACCGCGGGTTTGAATAGTTGTGGTCACGTGACACAAATATGATCAACGGACTGGGTTCGGGCACAATGTGTGCCTGAAGACCGGCCTGCGTGACATTTTGCACGACACAGGTTATGAGCATGCCCTCCACCGGGTTGCAGGCTTGATACTCGTACATGACTTCAAATGCAACCGCGGCATGGTCGGTCAAATCTCCGGACGAGTGCGCCAGCAGCTGGGTGGACCGAGGACGCACGAACCCCTCTGCATTGCACTTGCCTTCGTGCTCGTGCGCTAAATGCCGTTCCAGCACGTTCCGGATGTTGCGTCCGATTGCGGTGAACGGCAGCACCACCCTCTTGGACACCATGGTCGGAACATAAATGTCGGTGTCAAGTTGCCGTTGTTGTTGTTGCCGTTGTGGTTGATGATGCTGTGGTTGATGATGCTGTGGTTGATGATGCATGCAATTGAGAGATAATGATAATAATATGATTATTATATGTTCATATTATTATAGTTTTATTTGCTTAAACACAATTGGTTTCGGATTCGTCGGATTCGGATTCATTGTGTTTTGGATTGGCGCACTGCCTGCACCGGTGTTAAAAACCAGTGCTTACCATCTTTGCGCAATAGATCGTAGCTGCGCAACAGAATCTCCGGCAAAACGCAGAATCGCGCGGTGTTTTGGTCCTTCGTGTTTTCCATGGTGTAAATCGGCGGTTCAGCGTCAGACAATCCGTGCATGATTTGATTCACGATGGTGATGCGGCGCTGTTTGGACGATATTTGGTCGCACCTCGCGCCAACCCCTTTTTCTTGCACGTATTTTATTTTAAACACGGCATAGCTTCCCCCGCTTTTTTCTTTAAATTCCGAAATGAAACCGATGATGTGGGACAGTTTTGACTCGTGCGGCAGCATGGCAGCAATGGATTCCTTGTATGGCAGCCATAACTCCGCAGATTTGGCGGCGGCCCATTCAGATGCCGCATTTTTTCGCATAACTAGCTGCATGCCCGTTGTTTCCCGCATGTTCAACATGAGGATGCCTTCCTCACCCGCATATTTCGGATTTTTTAGTATCTGACTGTCAAAATATTCGCGCGCGAATCGGTCAAACTCGTTGTCCGGCTCAACCGCATACAGTGCGTTCAAGTACTGCATCCCACTGTCGTAGGACGAAACCAGCAGCTCTTCCACGAAATGATGCACGACGCATCGCTTCAACGCGGGGTCGGCACCAACACCAACACCAACACTCAATTCCTGAATGACTGACCGACACAATTCGTTCCAGTGTTTTGTGTTTTTGTCGGTCGGCTTCACATTCACATTCATGGATCCAAATATTTCATGGTATGATTTCTTCATGTCTTGTATTTGCGCGGGTTGCACAACGAGTCGTGCGGGCAATGGTGGTGCTTTGGGCTTTGTGAATCCGTGCTTTTCAGCCAGTCGTTCCAGCGTGCCGTCGGTCAGCGAAAACGACACGTGATCCCGCTTAAACTGCAATGGAGCGCTGCGCTCGTGAATGCTGATCCGCGGGTCCGTGATTTCCGATGGTTGAAACAGATAATATTCGCCCACGTTGATGAGACGACCGGTGCGCCCGTATTTGTCCACCAAATTCTCTCTGTCGTCAGTGATCATGCGGGTCAGGGCAACATCCACTTGCTCGCGCGAATGACCCATCAAGTGGTTGAACAGCGTTCGCCGCGTGTAAAAATGCTGAACCTTGAACAAATCGCGAATGCGCTGCAGGATTCGGTCCGCGTTCATCACAACGAAGGGCTCCGAATACGTGTCATCATTGACCTGCATTTTGCCGACGCCGCCGTCGTCATTCATGCACTTGTACTCGCAACTGGCCTGGTAGTCGCACACGAATGAAAACGGGCGGTCTCCCACCGCATATTGACTGAGCACGGTTCCGTCCGCCAGCACTTGGCGCACGGTGACATCTCTGCCGCCATTGTGCCGCCGAATGACGTCTTGGCTGAATTTGGTTTGGTCAATGTTGAGCAAGCAGTCCGCCGCATTTTCTTTGATAATGCGGCTCACTTTACCGATTTGGACGGCCTTCGCTTCCGCCAGCCGATACACATAAAGGTCGGCAGCTTCCATGTCGGGGCTGCCAGGCAACAGCGTCCCATATAAAAACAGCTGCACATTGCGATCCACAAACGGGAGGTCGGAGTGGCTGCAGTTGCGCACGGCGCGACCAATGATTTGCTCAATGCGGTTCATGTTGTACCACGGCTCCATGATGTGCACCTGGCGCACGTTCTTGAAATCAATGCCCTCGCTGCCCGCCTTGGAAATGATGACGACCTTGATGCGCTGACCGTGCTCGTTGTCGGTGGTGAGCGCTTCCAGCTCGGCGCGATTGTCCGGGGACAGCTGCTTGTCACCGGTGAACATGGCGTATTTTGCGGGCTTTTTTGTGGCTCCGACGAAGCGCTGCGACACCGGCGCGGTTTTGAACAGCGATCCCACATCCCTGTCGTGGCGCGTGAATCCCATCTCTTCCAGGGCCAGCGCAATTGGAACCGCACCGCCGCCAATGTATTCGCTGTAAATCAGGACGATGCCGTTGGCTTTTTCGGTTTGTTCGCAAATGCTGGCGATTTTGCTGCTATATTTGCCGATTTCCGCGCGCGAAAAAATGCGACCATATTGCAAGAGCACATTGGGCTTGTATTCAAAATTGGAAATGCGCGCGCCGTCTTCGGACTCTTCGTATTTCATGACCCGTCTCAGGCCCGCATCTCCCAGCAGTTCGTTGAGGTCCATGCGTGCAACCGGGGCTGCTGCTGCTGCCGCCGCCTCTCCCTCTTTGTCATCATTCTTTTTCATGCCGCCGCGTTCCACCAGCTTGTCAAATTGCACGCTGGGATACACCATGTTGAGCGCTTCTATGGGCTGCTTCAGCAGAAACGACCCGAATGACGTGGCATCCGCCGATATGTCCCGCCGTTTTTGGTCAATGATGTAGTTGTAAACCGCTTCCTGGTACGTCCCCGCGGGATTCAAGTACACGTCCAGGTTTTGCAGCGGATCCGGAATCCGGGTTCCGTTCAATTGCAGAGCGGGATGCTTGTCCCGATTCAGCAAAAAGGAATGCGCGGGAGCAAAATCCCGCGGGTGCATTCTGTACGGGAATATGTATGGGTTTTCGCCCTTAACAACTGACACGTAGCCCGTGGATTTGATGCGCAGCAGCTCGGCACCCACCTCGCGTCCGTCCACGCGCAGCAAGTTGCCGTCGCGGTCAAACACGTCGCCGACCGAAATGGTGGCCCGACGGTCGTTCACGTTCATCAAATTCAGCAGCCACACGATTTCGCGCGGGTCGTTGTACATGGGCGTGCCGGACAGCAGGAGCAGTCGCAAATTGTCGGCATACCGCACCAATTTATACAATTCTTCTGCCACGCTGGTTCGTTTCTTGGCGTCCTTAGCGGCGTCCTTAGCGGCGTCCTTAGCGGCGTCCTTAGCGGCGTCCTTGGCTTCTTCGTCGCTGCGCACGTTGTGAATTTCATCCACGATGAGCAGCCGGTTGTTGAACTCGTGCTTGATGGCACGAATCGCGTCCAGTTTTGTTGAGGTCGTGATCCGATGCACCAAATTGGCCAATTCAATGTAACCCATGAATTCATACGTCGCATTGATCAACCGGGTGATGCGTTGCACAATGCTTGCGCGCACGTTCTCCACATTCCGATCGGTCAAATCCGTCAGTTCCGCATTGGCTCCCACTTCTTTCAACAGCTTGGTTCCCGTGCAGCCGCGAATCACGAACTGGCGCGTGACTCGGTTGAATTTCAGCTTCTTGAAATCAAACAACTGTTTGCGAAAATTGTCTTGCACGTTGACTGAAGCCACCACCAGTATTTTCTTGACCGTTCCAACTTGGGTCATGTAGTCGCGCATCTCTTCGGCCACGCTGATGGCAGAGCATGTTTTGCCGGTTCCGAGACCGTGATACAGCAACATGCTGTTGTAAGGCGTCATCACAGACAAAAAATTGCGCACAAACAGCTGATGCGGAGCCAACTCAAAAGCCGCCCCGCACAGCTTGGCAGCCTCGGTTTCCATCTGCTTTTGAGACTGGGGAATGACCACGTCGTATTTGGTGTCATTGAATTCCCGTCTCTGCGCAATGTTGAGTGCAAATTCGGGATCATTCAATGTCGGGTACAAAAACTGCAGGCCGTCATCCTCCTCTGCCTGTGCCCATTCCATCAATTCGTTGGACTGCAATGCGGCATTTGGTGTCGCATGCTGTGAGTGCATGCGCAAAAGCGGATGCCGCACCACTTGTTTGGATTTTTTTTTTGGATCTGGATCTGGATTGGCATTGGCATTGACGTTGTGATCTGATGCTTCCATCGGGGTTTGGCAGCGTGTTGTGTTATATAAATCCAATGTAGTTAAGTTATAATATAAAATTATTATAAATTATGTGATTTATCAAATTTGCACCACTAACATGCTATCTGATATTCAATTAGAGCATTGTTCAAATTGCGCAAAATGTTGATTTTTTCTAAATTGTAAGGACGAATGTGTTGAATGCATTGATCATACGAAAACCATAACATTTTGCTAACTTCTGTTTTTTGAAAAGTATGAGATGATTCCGAATGCAACAACACAGCCGAAGACGCCGCCGCCGAAGACGCCGAAGATGCTGACGAAGACGCCGAAGATGCTGACGAAATCAAAGGCAAATAAGCAACAAAGTACTTGTGTTTGTATGTTTTCAGATTGGACCCCATGAATATTTCTTCATATGGTATGATGTTTTGAATTACAACCAAATCATTTGAATTGTATCCCGTTTCTTCCGAAAATTCACGCAGAGCACAATCAATGTCTTTTTCTTGATAATTGCGACGCCCTTTTGGAAATCCCCATTCCGGTTCAGTCCACTGCGTGCCTGAATTTGCAATGAGCATTTCAAGCGTGTAATAGTTGTTCCCGTTGCGATTCGTTTTTATGCCGGATTTCAACAGGTTGAATCGGTCGCACGAGACCGCTTCTTCATTTTGGTATTTTGAATTCAAATAATCTCCCCACACATTTTTCCACAACTCGCTAAATGTTTGCGTTTTTAACCGGTGTTTTTCATCCACCGTCATCTCGTCAATCAATCGTTGCACGTAAGTTTGATTGTAAATGGGGTACTTGCCACGAATGAATTCCACAAATCCGAGCGTGTCTTTTCGTCGGATCATCAAATAAGATGCGCCTTCTTCTCCGTCCTTGAACACTATCATGCCGTTGCTGATGATGGGATGTTTGCAAGTGTGCATCACGTGTCCGTTTTTTCCACAATTATTGCAAAATACATTTTTTTTTGAAAACTGGTAATGCACGAATGATGATTTTATGGGTGGGGCACCGACGCCTTTGAATACCCCCCCCTCTTCGTGCATTTCTCTATTATCTGCCCTGGTTTCCATTTCTTCTTTTTTCGCATCTTGCAATGCATTCAATGACTGCATGTGCAATTCTAAACCTCTAACGACACCGGTGCTTTATGTTTATGTGTTAGATTGCACTTCTTTTTATATTGTTTAATTGTAAAAATTAAGAATTGTAAACCCGGCATGAAATCCAACATGGTTTATAAAAACGGGGATGCCACCACTGCACTGGATCCCGCGGTTTGGGGACCGCACTATTGGTTTGTGTTATTTAGCATGGCGGTGACGTATCCCGAGAGACCGAACGATGTCACCATCAAAAAATACTACGATTTCATCCAAAATTTGCCGTTGTTTTTGCCGAACCACCAAATGGGGAATGTGTTTAGCGAATTGTTGGACAAGTACCCGGTGTCTCCTTATTTGGACAAACGCGAATCCTTCATAAAATGGGTGCATTTTCTGCACAATCAAATCAACCTGCGTTTGAATCGCGATGAAGTGTCGCTGCAAGATGCAGTGAATGCCTACTATTCCAATTACAAACCAAAAGAAGTGCGCTTGCGCGAAGAATTCAAATATCGTCGCAAATTAATTTATGCCATGGTTTCAATGACGGCTGCAACAACAATGTATTATTTATATTACAAATGAATGGGGGTATATTAAAATATATTGCAATGTGTAGTGTGGAATTTATATACATGCGAATGAAGCTCACCCGTCGTCGCAAACGAATCAATCGTCGTCGTCACCACATTCAACTCGGAGGGATTCCGGTGTTTGCGGGGGCGCAAGGGTGCGTGTTCAAGCCCGCGCTCAAATGCACGCACCAACCTCGCAATCCCAATGACGGCAACATCAGCAAGCTGGAACAGAAGGAAAGTGCAGAATCCGAAATGAGAGAATATGATCAAATAAAACAGCACTTGAAACAAATTCCGAATTACCAAAATTATTTCAGCATGAATGCCACGCTGTGCGAACCGGACCCATTGGAACCGCATGATCTCGTCAAATTTGATGATGTCTGCACAAACATGCATGCGTTGAACATAAATTCGGCCAATGTCAACACCAATTTGAGCAAGCTGCGCATGATCAACATGCCCGACCTGGGAATTGATTTGAAAGTGTGGATAGAACAGGCCCCGTTCAACGCGGGTCGCCTGCGCAAACTGAATGACCACGTTTCAAATTTGTTGATTCGCGCGATAGCGCCAATGAATCGGCTCGGGGTCATTCACAACGATCTTAAATCCGAAAACGTCATGATTGACGAAAACAATCACAGTCGCATCATAGATTGGGGATTGGCTGGCGTCACCACCCCCGAACAAGTGATTCCCGCGCGCCATTTTATGAACAATCCGGTCACGTTCAACCGTCCCTTTTCCACGATGGTCATTTCACGCGAGACATGCGAACTTTACTCAAAATATTTGAGGACCATGGCCACGACCGCGACCATGACCCTGGAACGAATGAAAGAATTCACCGGCGCAATTTACAAAAAATACACAGAACTGTTTGACATCAGCGGATTTAACTATCTGCAATATACATTCAAGTCCATGTTTGGTGCAACCACTCCCGAATTGCTAATGGACACGGTTTCCACTTACAACGCTGAAATATTGCATCATTTCAGTGACCGCGCAAGAGGTGAATTTCGATTGAATGAATATTTTAGCAATGTGTATCGTTACAACACGGACGTGTGGGGGGTGATGTCCGTGTTTTACATCATGTTCATGCTGCCGCGCAAAATGTTCATCATGTCTGATGCCGCGCATGCCGACATGCTTAGCCGTTACCGCAGCCTCTTCCGCACCGTGGTGTTCGCACGCGGACACGAGCGCATGAACGTGTCGCGCATTGTGCAGCATCTGCGACAAATCAGCGACGCGGTGAGCAAAAAGAAAAGAACGGTTCGGTTCAACTTACATTTGAACCACCCACAATTCCGATCCAAATCAATGAAACGGGTTCCAACCCCGCATCCGGGTATGGGAATGGGTGGCAATGTGTTGTACGGTACGATCGCATGATTGCGATTGCCACTGAAAAAATAATGACATTGTATTGTAATACACACTTAGTATAAGCTATAACTATAACCCCTGTCATGAAACTGGAGTTGTTTGTGTTTGGAATCACCGCATTCCTCGTGTTCAACACGTATTATGATGGCAAGTACCTGAAGGTGTTTCACTCTTGGCAAAAAGAGATCAAGATGAGCACCTTCGCATTTGTGGGGTTGTCTCTCTACATCTTCCTGAAAAAGAACCCGGGACAGTCACACACCATGCTTTCGCACGCCAACGACATCATCCGATACATGCCGATCAGTCGGTCATCGGCCGACATGCTGTCCCCCTTTCTGGATTTCGCAAACAAGAAATCGTTGTTCCAGGAGGGAATGGAAGGCCAGAATTTAGCAGATTCGGGAACACAGTCAGGTGGTGCTAAACAGGCGCAAATGGAGGCGCGCATCACGTCGTCCGGGCGCAACAATGCCACCAAGCGCAGCGTGAGCGAAACCAAGAAGAAGTTCGTGGCGGCGCAGCAGTCGTGGAAGTGCGGGCACTGCGACCGCCAGTTGCCCGCGTGGTATGAAGTGGACCACATCGTGCGCCTGGAACACGGCGGCTCCAACAATGTGGACAATTTGGTTGCGCTGTGCCGCGACTGTCACGGTAAAAAAACCGCCATGGAAACTTTTTAGCGGCATTGCATTTGTTATGGGTAATTCACGCATTTTAAATATATGCAATGTATAATAGTATCATTTATAGTGTTATGCAATCTGTGCCGGATGAACCATCATGGAAAACATGGTGGAAAAAACCTGGATTTTATTTGTGGATGCTTGCAATCGGCGCAATGATTTATAATTTAATTTTCTACAAAGGTTTGAATCTGATTAATCCGTTCGGGTTCTTTGTCCTGCTTTTAGGATATTACATGTTTGTAAAATTGTGGTATAGCGCATCCGTTGAATTCATTTCGTCCGCAAATGGAGGATATTCGGGCATTGCATTCATTCTAAACCTGCTGTTAACTGTTTCTGTCGTTGTGTCGTTGTGCGCGTTATTCATCAAAACGGTGTATGGGATTTTTATTCCAATTTACATGTTCATTCTCATCTATTATTTTTACAAACATCGTCAATCATCGGATGCACTGCGGGTTATCATCACACAGGGATCATTGAATGCAAATTATTTCGCGTTGAGCATTTTGTTTCCAATCAACATTGTGATGGATAAAATGACATATGCCACCGCGGTTTACGACAAAGCGGTGGAAGATGCCCCCACCAAAAAAGAGAAGGAGTCGGTTCCATCCCCGCTGGGATATGAAATTGTGGTTGGATCTGCGGTGGCCATCTGTGTGATGGCATTGATCGTGTTTCGTTACAATTACGCAGACCTAATGCAAAAATCCACGGCAGAAATTGCAAAATCAAGCTTGATTAATTTTCTAACCACGTTTCCATTGCTTCAGTATTTTAAATACGTGGTGAACAACGACTACATGGATGTGGCAAAGCGCGTGATAGTGGTGGCACTGTCGGCCTATGTCGCATATCTGATGTTCAGCGTTTACATTAAAAAGAATGCACTGAGTCTGTGCCCTGATTCGTCATTCTCCTCGTGTTTTGACCATCCCGATTTTTTCGGTAAATTAAGCACCCCCTGCGTGAACACGCTCATATGGGTCCTGATATACTGTTCAATCATAAACGTTGTGAACTGGATTACCAAAACATTTGGAACCGCTCAGATCTCAAAATGGGTTTCGGATCAGGCGGCACAGGCACCGGCACAGGCACAAGAGAACCCGCCAACCGACATTGGAACCTTGATTCGGTTACTTGTTTTTCCAGTTTATTGGATATTCACGCTGTTTGCTCAGCATCCAGTGACGGCAATCATTGGAATAACCGCATTTGCTGTGCTGGGCCTGCTGCTTTACCGGTCGTCATTTGACCTGACCGATTTCATAGAAGGGCAGCGCGGGACGGTGATAACGCTGCTCACGTTGTTCATCGTGTCCCTCCTCGTGTTTGGGATGTATGCCATGAATTCATCCACCACGGGGATGGTGCAAGGCGTAATGTCGTACGGACAATTCATTGCAAAAACGGGAATGGTCATTGCAGTTGCGGTGTGCGCAGTGAGCATTCTGCTGTATTGCTTGAGCTCGCACAGCAAACTGACGAAGGTCGCGAGCATTGCGCAGTACGGCATAACCGCTATGATCGGCATTGTCGGCATTGCGATTGTGATTGGTCTGGGGCGCACCGCATTTTCAACGTCTCGTAAAATGGGCGGCTCCATGTTCCAAGTCAGTCCCGATTCCAACTGGGTTATCAACTTGATGAAACTCATTGCCAACTTGCTGTTTTATTTGCCGTGTTTGATGCTGGACGCGGTGGACATGCTGAAGGAGCAGTACGGGTTAACCACGCGTCCAATTCTGATTCTGCTGGCGATGGAAGCGGCATTCATTTTGGCGGGCCACCTGCTGCCGTCGGCGGTGGTGAAGGCGCTCAATCACACCGGGGTGCACGTGTTGTCGGCACCCATTTCCATGACCAACATCACCGACATGACCGCGCATGAAATTCGTTTTGTGGATGTGAAGACGAAGCCTGCCGCCGACTCCCCCGAAAAATCGCGTGACTCAGTTTTGCTGCACAACTACAACTATGGATTGTCCTCCTGGTTCTACATTCATCCGCAACCCCCGAACACGAATTCCAATTATGACTCATCTAAATACATGAACATATTGACGATGGGCGATTCATTCGGGCCGGTCATCCAGTACAATCCTAAACTCAATGCACTGCAGTTTAGCATTTATGGAGAACAGATTAAATCGTACAAAGGCAACGCCGCCGACCGCAGTCCATTCACTTTGACCGGCATTCCGTTGCAAACGTGGAACAATGTGGTCATTAATTCGGACAAAGGAGTGATTGACATTTTCATTAACAATTATCTGATATACACTGGAAATCATTTGCCGAAGACGCCAAGTCAGGAATGGTTCACGATCAGCACCGGACAGGCCGACGGAATACACGGTGAAATTTGCAACATCATGTTGAACACCACCCCATTCACCAAGACCGAAATTGCATGGCTGTACACGACGAACAAGGCGCTGAATCCGCCCATTGTGGGCGCGGAACAACCCGCATCCAATGCCAATGCCAACACCGATGCATCCCAATCCACCGATGATGATGATGCCAGTTCTGGAATGAAAACGTTCGGCATTGTGAGTGCCGTGTTTGGAGCGCTCTTTGGGTGGCTCTTCAACGATGAAGCGGATGCACTTAAGGGGATGGTCATGGGTGCAATCATATTCGGGTTAATCGGGGCGTTGCTGGGCAAGCTGTTTAGCACGGACGGAACGATTGCCTATATTTTAAACACAGGGGCGAATGTGTTCGTTGACACGTTTTAGCAAGTTGCAACCCATGTGAAAAATGTTAAAACGAATAAAAATATTATGTTATTAATAATAATATAATAATAATATAGACAATTGTCACATCGCATACCAAAGATGAATCTTTTAACCATTGCCGTATTTGTTCTCATCATTGTGCTCATTTATGTGATTTATAAATTAATGTCAAAAACGACCATGAACGTGTCTGGGTTTTCCGATGCGTCAAACCCGGTAATTTTGCCCTGCAAGAAATTCGGAACAAGCACGAACAGCAATTATGGGTATTCAACGTGGCTGTACATTGACACATGGGCAACGGATGGATCAACTGCTGTTACTAAAAATGTGCTGACGAGATACAACCCGTCAAACATCATTCTGTTCAAATTGTATTTAGACAACGACCAAAATGATTTGAATCTGGAAATAAATGGAACATCGGGATCGGGAGTGACACCGCCACCCGGAACAACATCACCGCCGGCCGGAACAACTCTTGCACCAGCAACAACAACAACAACAACGTTCAATCCGAAGTGTACGATTCGCAATGTGCAACTTCAAAAATGGATCAATATAACCATCAGTGTTTATGGCAACACGGTGGACATGTATTTAGACGGGAAATTGGTGCGCACTTGCATCATGATCAATTTACCCATTCCGTTGGATGTCGGCGACAGCGTGTGCATTGGCGGTGGTTACACTGTGAACGGCGGAAAGCTGACCTTGCCCAATCCTGGCACCCTGCAAGGGTACATCTCCAACGTTGTGTACAAAGCCAATTATTTCACGCCGGAAGAAGCATGGAACATTTACAGCTCCGGCTATGGCGGAGCCGGCATGTTTGATTTTCTCACCAAATACAAATTAAACTTCAGCATCACAAACGATAATCAAACCCTGGGTGCGTTTTCGGTTTGATCTGATTACTGAAATGTTACAAATTAAACCAATAAAATTAAATTATTATTATAAGTTAATAAGGCATATAATAACATTTTCATTTAGCATAAGCGCCATACATAACCCAACACATTAAAATGGATTTTGGAGGACCTGCTGGTGGCACTGGTGCCGGCGCAGGCGGGTTTGGTGACGGAATTCCCACGCCATCTTTGAATGAATTCGGGTCGCCAACCATTGTTGGCGGATCCAAATCGTTTTTGGATTCCAATAGCTATGTTGCCAAAACGGCATTTTTGATTTTAACCGTCATCATTTTTGTGTATGTGCTGCGTCTTTGCATCGCGGTGATAGGATGGTTGTTTTCTCCAAATTCCAGCCCGTATCTGGTGAACGGACTGATAGATGCAAATGTTGGAAATTTGATTATTCCACAGGATCCCGCGGACTCAAGCGCGGTGCCAATCCTGCGGTCAGTGAATGATGAAGTTGGCATTGCATTCACGTGGTCGGTTTGGCTCTACATCAAGCAGCACAACAAGGTTTCAACCACCGCATACCGTCACGTGTTCAACAAAGGCAGTTCCACGCCCAACAACGGAATAATGACGCCCAACAACGGTCCCGGACTGTATTTAAACAGTGATTACACGAAATTGAGGGTGGTCATGAGCACATTCAGTCAGTCCAATAATTCCATTGAAATTGATAACATTCCAATCAACAAATGGTTCAACGTGATCATTCGGGTTGAAAACACGGTGCTGGACGTGTTCATGAATGGAGATTTGGCGCAACGCATGCCGCTGAATTCGGTCCCGTTTCAGAACTATGGCGACGTGAATGTCGCTATCAACGGCGGCTTCAACGGCAATGTGTCGTCGCTTCGCTATTACAACACCGCTCTCGGCACACGCGACATTCAAAACATTTTGAACGCCGGACCCAATTTAAAAACGATTGGTGCATCGGGGGGAGCACCTGGAATGATGGATTACCTGTCCATGCGCTGGTTCTTTTCGCAGTGGAATAGTTGATCGGGTTGCTGCATGGGTTGCCCCAGGTTGCCCCAGGTTGCCCCAGGTTGCCCCAGGTTGCCCCAGGTTGCCCCAGGTTGAACCATGGGGCACGTCGTGTGTCAATGTCATTATTAATATATTTAATTATAACAATAATACCATAAATTAAATCCATACTTTAAAATCTGAGACAAATTCATGTCTTCGGAGCCCGATCATGAGCATGAATATGATTACATCATTGTGGGCGGAGGACCGACGGGGTTGGCGTTGGCCCAGGTGCTGTCGCGGTCGCGGTCGCGGTCGCGATCCAATCGCGTCTTGCTCATTGAAAAACGGGACTATTTAGGAGGCTGTCACGGCGTAACGCGGGTGCACGACGGCATGATGACCGAGCACGGCCCCCGCATCTACATTGACAACTATCTCATGTTCACTCAGCTGCTGAACGACATGGGCGTCCAATTTGATGAGCTGTTTGTCAAATACAACTTCAGCACGGCAACCATGATGTTGGAGGCGCTCCGAGTGCTGACTCCGAGAGAAATTGCCACCCTGTTTTGGAGTTTCGCGACGTTGAATGATTCCTTTAAAACCACGACCCTGTTGGAATATCTCTCTTCTCACCAGTTTTCAAATGAATCCATTGACATATTGGACCGCATCGGCCGGCTGACCGACGGCGGCAGCGCCGACACTTACACGCTCTTCAGCTTCCTGCAGATTCTGAACCAGAATTTTTTGTACACCATTTATCAACCCCGGGTGCCGAATGACGTGGGGCTGTTTCGCATCTGGGAAACAGCGCTGCTTGATCGCGGCGTTGTCATCCAGAAAAATGCCGAAATTGAGCGATTTATCACGGAGAAGCACCGTGTAGCGGGACTCATGTTGAATGGGCAAATGTGCCGGTGCAGAAAGAACATCATTCTGGCCTGTCCGCCGCAAGAAGTGCAGCGCATTTTGAGCGCGCACGGGGAGCTGGGCGCAGCATTTGGGCCGGAGTTTGATCGTTTTCAGCAAGAAACACAGTATTTGCCCTATATTTCGGTGATTTTTCACTGGAGGTCCGTGCTTCCGGTTCCAAAAATATGGGGGTATCCGCGCACGTCCTGGGGTGTCGGCAACATTGTGCTGTCGGAATACATGGATTTCAACGACCCGCGGTCCAGGACGGTCATCTCTGCGGTCATAACCATGCCCGATGCCCCGTCGGAGCATCTGAATGCAACTGCGAACGACATTGGTGACAAAGCCGCCGTCATGGCCGAAGTGTTTAGACAGTTGAAGCAGATTTATCCGGACCTGCCAGCCCCCGATTACCAGTTTTTGACGCAGAGCGCGTATGATGCGACCCGTCGGGAGTGGATGCCGTTCAATCACGCCTTCATGACAACGACGCACGGCTACGTGCCGTGCCAGTCTGCATTGTATGACAATCTGTGCAATTGCGGGGTGCAAAATGGCAACAGCAGCTACAGCTTCACGTCCCTGGAATCCAGCGTGGCAAATGCGGTGCATCTGGCGACCGAACTGGAACCCGAATTGAGGGACTTGAATGTGACAAAAACGAGAGAAGCGGTGACAGTGCGGTCATGCGTTGCTGCAATCACGGCGATTGCATTCGTTGCTGCCATGTCCGCGATTGCTTTGAAGCGATCGCGCATTCGCAACCGCAAATAACAAGAAATAAATATGGCGGTGGCAATGATGCATATTTAATATTATCCTATTTCAATAATAGCATACTATAGCCGAATTGTAATTGTGCAATTGCACCTGTAAAACGCGAAACACATGTCACAACCTTCAGGCAATCAAAGCACCAGCGCATGCGGCGGAGTAGGGTATGTTCCGGATCCACCGCGCACGTGGTCGCGCGCGCAGGGGAACAACTGTCCCAATTGCGCCAGCAACTACGGGTATCACGTGTGCAGCCTGAGTCCCGGAAGGGTGTTCAGCACGTATGAACTGGACCAACGGCGCAAAGTGGAGATTCTGAAATACAAAAAAAACAGCGCGCAAATGTCCCGGGCGCAGCAGTACTCCATGGTGTCTCGCAACGCGCTCACGCGCAAGAAAGCGTGGGCCACACAGACGCAAACGTACACGAACCCGAACGTGGACAACCTGCCGGAAGTTCAGATTCCAATGAATGGCGTGATCAGAACAGTGGGGCTGCAGTGCAATCCAAGCAATGACCCGTGCGGTCTGACGAGCGGCTGCGACGTTCCAGGTCCCGTGATTCCGCTGTGCTTTGATCCCAGCGTGCCGTTGTACAATTACAAACCGCAAATCACGTATTCGGCCGGGGATAGCTATTACGTGTTTCCGCCCACACCCACACCCGCTGAACCTACTTGGCAAAACTATGGGAATAGTCAATTTGTCATGGGTGCTGTTTATCCTGATAGCAATGGTTTTATTTGGTGTGCTGACGCCAATTCAGGTGCTATAAGAGTTATGAACAATACTATGACCACTGTTTTATTTAATTTTTCGGTTTCAGGAGACGGGAATCAATTTGGCACTGGGTATTCAAGAGTTTATTGTTTTCTACAAATAGGAACTTCTATGTTCATAGGCGGAGGGTTTGATAGGATTACAGGGCAATCAGGACCAACGTCAACTAATCTAAACCCTTGTGTTTCCCGTTTTGACATTAGTGGGAATTACACAATTTCTCCTCTTTATTCTTCCACTTCAACTGCTTTTGGAGTGTATAATTATGCTGGAACGACTGTGGGAACAGGTGTTTATTGTATGGAAAATCTTAATGGTGATTTAATTTGTGGTGGGACTTTTCCTAATTTAAGTGATGGCACCAACTGTAATAATTTAGTGAAAATAGCTAACCCTACAGGTGCCACAGGAAGTCAAACATACACCGAACTCGGAGGGGGTGTTGGCGGAGGTAGCAATTATGGTGCTGTGAATTCTCTCCTTTGTTATAATTCCTCATCTACTTTGTTTGTGGGTGGGAATTTTACTTCGGTTGGGTTTAATACCACTCCTCAATCATTTCAGTATTTAGCGGTTTATAATGCGGGGAGTTGGAGTTCTGCAGCAAGTAATAGTTTGGGAGGTGGTGTTTCTTGTCTTTCAGGAACACCTTTTACTGCGGTGTCTTCTTTTCCTTATATATTTGTTAGTGGCAGTTTCACGATGGTCAGTGGAAGTAATAATACCTTGTATGTGGATGGAAGTTCCCCGAATACTTTTATTGGGACAGGATTGGGTTTAACATCCCCCCTTCCGAATAAATGTGCTTTTAATGATGGGTCAAACCTCTTGGTTAATGCTGTTAGTAGCAATGTTTATAACTCAATGACCAACGGAATTTGGACTTCATTGGGAACACCCTATTCTGCAGCGGATGCTTCCCCGAGATTTATTGGTGAATGGAATGGTAACTACAAAGCTGCGAGTGCCAATCAAACCTATATTAGAACATACCAATGAATGGGGTCTACCGCAAACCATGAAAAAATGGAAAAATATGAAAAATAATAGTATTTAGAATGTATATAAACACATTCCAAACAAAACAATTAAAAAATGAATATCTCTCGCCTGATTCCCTTTTTGCCGGTGTTGTTGCTGTTGCTTCCTGCGCCATCGGGTGCCGCACCACCCATGGTTCCATCCACGAATCAAACCCGTCTTAGCCCAAGTGATTTATGCCCGCTGGTGCAAATCGTGGAGCACGAGCTCTGCGACAAGGCCGCCCACACCGATTTGTGCGTGCTGCTGCACAATTACAACACGTCGTTTTGTTCTAAAAATGTTGAAGTGATCACGCATGCGCCCTTGAGCAATGCCGCCCTGTCCGTTCGCACATTGGAGCACGAGTTCCTCAACAACAACAAGGGCAATGACATGCGCAAGTTGTGTCCCATACTCAATTTCATTGACCAGGAGCTGTGCACATCATTGCATCATCATCCTCATGTGGATTTCCAGTTTTATCCCAAGCAGCTGTGCCCCCTTCTCAACATCACGTATGAGGAACTGTGTGCATGACCTCATTTTCTCAAACGCGGGTTGATGCAAATGGCCTGGGTCGGGAAAATGTCGCCGGACATGCAGGTGTCTTCTTCGCCCACCTTGATGCAACTGCGGAATCCGCGGTCTTCGCCAATGTAGCAGTACCCTGATTTGCCGGTGTGCTGTCGCTGCGTGCGACTGGTGGCGTCATCGGGTTGCGGCGACTCTTTTTTCGCATGCGACAGCGCCCGCTGCAATCCAGCATTGGAACTCATTTCTGATTGATCCATGTTTTGGCCTTGTTGTGGTTGTTGTTGTGGTTGATCCATGGTTTGGCCTTGTTGTTGTTGGTCCGAGCCTTGGCGTTGGCCGATGGTTTGTTGCAGCACGCCGATCCCGCTGCTGGCAGCTCCGGCGGCGATGTCCACAGCAGATTTGGTCCCTTGGGCAGCAACGTCCACGGTGGTTTGCGCGGTGTCGGTCGCAGCATATCCCAGGTATCGGGCAACTGCACGAAATGGCGCGCCAAATGTGTCGCCGAACCACGCGGTGATATCATCTAAATAAGTGAACACGTTGAAGCCAATGAGTGAAAGCAATAGAACAATCAGCACGCCGCGCACCAACAATGACGTGGTATAAGACGAAGACGAAGACGAATCCAATGACGACGACGAATTGGTGCCGGCGGCGCTATAATCCGGAAATGGTGCAGATGCAGATGAAGGGGCGAGTGGTGGGGCAGGATACGACATGTTTGTGTGTCTGTGTGTGTGTAGTTGTAAATTAAATTATTAAATTTAAAACCCAATTGATAATGCGGATAATATATTTTAAATGAAGATAAAAATATATTGTAATATCACATATATCACATCGCGTATCGCGTTCCATAATAAACCATGTATGCATATGGACGGATATTCCAAACCCAACTCCCAAATCAAAATCAAATGCCTCAATGCCAATGCGCGCGTGCAACAACAGCACCAATCGCAACAACAGCAATAACTGGCTCTGGGACGCTAGACCATGCGAATGATGGTGTTCATTGAATTTAGCTTGTCCATTTTTTCAATGGTTTTATCTAAATCCGATTTTGCACCACTGGACGACGACGACAAGTAATCCATTTTCGGTGCAATTTCGTTTTTTTTGACTTGTTTGTACACCGTGTCTATTTTTTTCACCACCGTTTCAATGGTGTCCTTGTTGGAAACCATTTCTTGCGTCATCGCGACGGGTTCCGTCAGCAAACAGATGGCAAAGTAAATCAAATACCGCCGCTTCTTCTTCACCCCGTCGGTGTAGCGCAGGCAATACAGTTTGATCAAACTTTGCACCAGTTTAGGGGTGAGTGGATCCGACATTTTTTTTGCTTGATCGGCAATGATTTCCCACACGATCCAAATGGGGTCCATTTGAAACTTGGATTCAACGGGCATGGTGCTGCGACGTTCGCCCGTGCATTTCTGTTTTTTAATTTTACAGATGTGATTGAATTCCATGATCCATTCCAGCCAGTAGGATGCCAGCAAACTGTTTTTGGAATCTTTAGAGATGTGATACGCAAATTCGTTGATGGCAATGAAGAGTTCTTTGGGGTCACCGGACAAGAATGCGGCGGACGCATACGACACGTTGGGCGCCTTTAGTTTGTCGGTCATGGCGGTGCTGTCAAAATCCGTTTTCGGGACCTTAATGCCCTCCAGGCTGTATTTTTTTTTGGAATTGCAGAGCACGCACATGATTTCGGCAAACAGGGACCGAATGCGGGGATTGTTGCGCATGCGCAGCTCGTTGCCGATGTAGCCGTTGGCCACAATGCCTTTGAATGCATCGTACCGCATGTCCAAATACAGGCACAGCTTCGGGTTTGCTAAATGAATGTGTTTGCTGAAAAACGTGATGATGATGTCCCACAATTCTTGGTAGTGTCCGGCGCACACAAATTCGGCAGTCCAATAGCAGACGGGCTCTATTTTCCCATTTTTTAGGCAGTTCAGTAATTCTTTGCGCACGTCCGGCTTTTTGTATTTTGAGAATGTGATGCCTTTGAATTCGGTTTCACTGCGAATGTCGTTGATTTCATTTTCATTCATTTAGAAAAAATAAATAACAATATAGCATATATTAATATTAACACATTAACATCATTATATTAACACATTAACATCATTGGAACATTGACCCAGCAAATGCAAATAACGAATGCATTCAACGCCTTATGCAAATCAATTGAACACAACGTGTGGTTTCGCGTGCTTCTGATTGCAGTGACTGTGCTGTTGCTGGTGTCTGCATACAATAAAATGCAGAGATACAAGGGTCCGATGCCGTATTCGGGGAAGGGATCCGGATTGGGGTCCGACTCGTTCATGGAATCTTTCATTCAGAACGGTGGCAGTGGAAGCAGCAGCAGCAACATCATTGTGAAAAAAGATGCCGACACCAAGGACGCATTTTATGCTGCGGTGCACGACCAGATTTTCAATCAAAAAGTGAACAATGCGTATGAGGTGGGCGCCATCATCAATAAATATCCGGACATATCAAACCAAACGGTTGCGCTGGACGTGGGTGCGGGCACGGGCTCCTACATGAGCGCCTTTATTCAAAATGGCATAACCAATATAACTGGCATTGAGTCATCGGCGGACATGATTGCGCAGGCGAAAAAGGCGCATCCCAGCCTCCGCATTGTGCGTGGCAATCCCACGGTGGTGTCCTCATTTAAACCGGACAGTTTCACGCTGGTGTCCATGCTGAATTTTGAGGTGTACCACATTCCCAACACGGAGCAGCTGTTTTCTAATATATATGCGTGGCTCAAACCGGGGGGATACTTTGTGCTGCATTTGGCGGACCCGAGCAAGTTGAATGCGGCAAGCATGCTGGCGTCGGCGTCGGCGTCGCCACCACCATCGTCGGCGGCGTCTCGTGAAAAAGCGCGCAGCGTTGTCAAATTCAATGACTTTGAATACACGTCGGACGTGCAAGTGTTCCCGAACGACATGGTGCAATACCGGGAAGTGTTCACGCACGACAAAACGGGCAAGGTGCGCAAATACATGCGCAATTTTAAAATGCCGCCTCCGCATGTGTTCATTGAGCTTGCCACGGGGGTCGGATTCAACATGCTTGGACAAATTGACCTTGTCAAAGCACACAAACAGCATCAATACTTCTACCTGTTCTACAAACCGGCAAACTGAATTCATTCATTCATTCCATTCATTCTATGCTCCACTAAATGCGGTGCACGGAATTTTACTGCTGCCGGCTAAACACACGACGGGGGCGCTGGGACCAGACCCGTGGAACCAGTTTCCACCCCGATGAACCCGCACCCGACGTGCGGTTCGCTTGCATCGTTTGCTTTTGCCCCCAGAGCGACGCTTATGTCTCTTATTTTTGGTTTTCATTTGTATATTATAAAATATATAAATAAATTAATACATTTCATTGGGCACAAGACATGCATGTTCATTTGGAGACGACCGCAAATGGAATCGCTTGCAACGGGTCAATGCCTGCAGGTGCATCGGTGAGGCAACCATTCTCAACTCTTTGAAAATTAAATCCGTGCACGACCAGAAGGGTTCCGTTGTTCATCCACGGGCACACGCTCTTGGCCTTGCAAAACTCGTTTTTCACCACATAATCCAATTCAGTGTTGGCGACGCTTTGAATCATCGGCGTGGAATCAGCGGGGCCAGCCAAAGAGCACATGGGATTGTTGGATCCGCAACACGGCGCATTTTTGCCGGGCGTGTTTTGCAGCACGCCGGATTTCCATTCGCGGGTTGTGGCCAGCCATGCAATGATGGGACCTGGTTTTCCATTGTTGTTCGTGTGAATGTGTATCGCCGACACGCCGGTTAAATCCCCGAATTTGGCATGAATGCGCATGCGCATGGAATTATCCATGGTGTAGCTCACCGTGACATATTTGGATTTGGCAACGTACTGTTTGGATGCGTTCCCGCGGCGCTTAGTCCGTTTGCCTCGTTTGCCTCGTTTGACTTTTACGGTAGTTTTCATTTTATATATTATAAAATATATAAATAAATTAATACATTTCATTGGGTGGGCACAAGACATGCGTTCATTTGGAGTTGGCCGAAAATGGAATCGCCTGCAACACGTCAATGCCCGCGGGTGCATCAGTGAGGCACCCGGTTTCAACCCGTTGAAAATTCATTCCGTGTATGACTAACATGGTTCCGTTGTTAATCCACGGGCAAGCAGCAGAGGCCTTGCAAAACTCGTTTTTCACGTAAAAATTCATTTCGGTGTTGGCAACACTTTGAACCTGCGGTGTGGAAGCCGGGCCTGCCAAAGAACACATGGGATTGTTGGATCCGCAACAGGGCGCATTCTTGCCGGGCGTGTTTTGCAGCACGCCAGCTTTCCACTCGCTCGTTGTGGCCAGCCATGCAATGATGGCTCCCGGTTTTCCATTGTCATTGGTGTGAATGTGCACCGCGGACACGCCGGTTAAATCCCCGAATTTGGCATGAATGCGTATGGCATCCGACACCGATGATTCAACTTTGTAGCTGACAGTGGCATACTTGGATTTTGCTACATATTTATTGGACTGCGTTGCAAAGGGTTCAACAATCCCGCATCTGCCGCACGTGCAAGGGCATGCGGGATTGTTGCACCCATTTCCGGAGCATCCACAGCCGCATTTGGGTTTGGCGCGCAAAATGTACGCGATTGCAACAAAAATTATGGCCACTCCCACGGCGGCAACCACTGCGTTCAATGGGTTGTGAACCAATCCTCTAAATTTTAATTTCATGTAATGTTTGTACATAATGCAAATAATTAAATAAGTTGTTTAATTATTGCAATCGCAAATCACTAATCAATCACTGCTAACGCACGTACTTTCCGGCACGGGCAAACGAATCCACAATGAAAATGATGAATACGCCTAAAAAGCAATACAGCACCAATTCCTCAGTCACGTGACCTGTTTTTTCATCATGCTGGGTTTCAAGTAGAGATATGATGTGGTCCAGTTTTTCCAACAGAATGTCCTTGCTTGCTCCAGCTGCCGTCAAATCGTCGGACGCTTGAAACACGGATTGAATGTAGGGTTGATTGGATTTGGCTAAAGAACCTGAAGCGGATGCGGATCCGGAGGAGAAGGCTTCTTTGGCAGGGGCTGGGTTCCATTTCGCATTCAATTCGGATCCATTTGCGCCCGCAAATCGGCTCCGATTCGGCACTGGTTCCGTTTGAAACTGTCGCTGCATTGAATCCGAGGAGGATGGAGCAAGTGGAACATAATTGTTGTCGGAATCGTCATCCTCCGAATCGCTGCCATTGCCCTCCTCATAACTGTGAATGTTTTTAATGAGTTCCTGCACGTATGTGTGCGGCGGTTGCGGTTGCTGCTGTTGCGGTTGCGGTTGCTGTTGGAACACTGGTTGCTGCCCTTTGGAACGTAACGTCCGATGGTTTGTCCTTAATATTCGTTTTTGTTGAGTCGGTTTTGTTGCGCCTGGTTTTGGCGTTGATTGTGTTGCACCTTTTTGATTTTCATTTTCGTCGCCATAATTTGAATATTGCAAATATCCAGACATCTCCTAATAAAACGGTATATAATATTTTGTTTTTGTTTATCTCATTGTTTGTTGGTCTGGGCTTAAATAAAAAATAATTGTACATTGTATACACACCACATCACTTCCTAAACAGAATTTGCATAGGATTGCATTTAAATAAAAAATAAAAACAAAAACAATGAATGCAATAATTTGTCCCAAACACTTGTGGTATGTGTGTCTTGCATTTGTGGTTGCGTTTGCATGCATGCATCACATGAGAAACAGTGTTTTAGGCAAACTCATCATGGTGGCAGGTGTCATTGCAATGACGATGTGTCATCGCATCGCGGGAATAGTTGCTTTAATATTCGTCATCGCCCTGCTAAATCGGAGCGCAATGGAAGGATTTGCATTGGATGACACACCTGCAACCACAACTGCGACAACTAGTCCGACAGCTCCACCAACTGCCGCTCCTGCCCTTACTCCCATTCAATTTAGGCAACAATATTGCACCAGGGGGGTCACAGACCCCATTTCCCCTCCTGAAAAATTCAGCTACATTTTGAGTCCAACTTTGTTCACTGACAACAAAGGAAAACCAGAAGCCAACAGTGACTTTTTAAATGTGGCGCAAAAAATAAACTTTGCATCTATGAACAAATGCACCCCTGAAACCCCTGGGTCAACCAATTTTGCCACAGTTCAAAACATGTGCGATCCGAATTGCAATTGGGACATGAAGCCTGCAACAACCACGGCCACGGCCACGGCCACGGCTTCTAGTGTTCCAACTGCAACCAATCCAACCCCAACCAGTGAAGGGTTTACTACCATGTCCATGTTTCGCCCACACGTTCGCCGTGGCAAAAAAATGATATCAAATAGCATAGAACAGTTTAGGTCAGCTGCGAATCGCATTCAACGAAAATTGTTCGCAAATTAATTTATTTTTTATTTTGTGACAGTTATATTAATACAATAATTGACATAACATCATCATCTTGAAATGTTTGACATCATCACTGGATGGTTTAATTATGTGGTTTATCGCCTTAACAACAGCCTGTTTTTTGCGGGCATCATCATGCTCATGCTCAACATTGGATCGCGCTACATTGAACTTAAGTTGGATCCGTCCACCGAAAATTTTTTAAAAACGGCATTGACCAAAGAGCTGTTGGTGTTTTCGGTGTGCTGGATGGGCACCCGTGATTTGATTTTGGCCCTCATTCTGACCGCCGTGTTCGTGGTTTTAGCAGACTACGGGCTGAATGCCAACAGCCGTTACTGCATCATGCCTCAAAAGTATCGTGCAATGGCGGAGTCGGTCGCCACGAGCGCCGGCGGAGCCAGTGGAACCGGAAGTAGTTCAACGGTCACGCCCACCAGCGGTGCCATCGGCGGCGCATCCAAGGCTGGGCACGGCCCGGCCAACGTCGTCACCGACAAAGAAATCAGCGATGCCATGGACGTGCTTGAACGCGCCAAAAAACAGCGCGAAACAATGAAGCACAATAATTATTTAACCGCATTCCGATCTGCCAAGTATTCATAGGCAACATTAAATTTCAATATTAAAATATAAATATACTTTAATATCATTCAAATATTGGTCGTATTGTTTGTGTTTGTGTTTGAAACAAAAAATACACAATATTCCGCATGAATTCAAATTTATTTGGAAATGGGAATGACGACGACAATGATGCAAATCAATATTCCAGATTCATAAAAAAGGAAACATACGATCCGTTAATGATAACGTTCAGTGCAGTGACGGCGGGAATTACAAAAAAACCGACGGGCAATGCAAATCATCAAGAACAAGAACAAAGCACTTCCATCAATGTTTTGACCAAAACAATGGTGGCATCTTCGCCGCGTGATTCGGATGCACAGCGACAATACGCGCAAACACAATCGCAGAATGGGTCTGGTTCTGGTTCTTGCGATTTGGTGTATGTTCCCACATCATTCGTGATTGAAAAGGACACATTGAATGCATTTTACGAATTCAAAAAAATGAAAAATGACGGGACTGGGACTGCGGCTGCCAGCGTGTTCATGCAGCGGAACATGTTTGAACAATTTGTGAAATTTGTTAACAAAAATGCACATGCGCGCGAACTCGCGCTAATAGAACAATCCTATAATGCGGCGATCAAACGGTTTCCCGGCCTGATTGTTGGCATGAGTTCTGTGCAGAATTTTACTAATTTAAATGCACCCATTCCAGTAAATATGAATGAACGGTTTACTATTTTGTACACCACTCCCACCGACCCCGAATTGATGTTTCTTCCTCTTGCATCCGACTTTGCTGACACTGGTAAATTTCATACAGAAATCGCCCAAAAGGCATTAACGTATTTCTGCAATTATTTTCAGTATTTATACATGAAAAGCGTGCCCATTGGCTCAGCAGCACCAACACTATGTTCAGTCGGACGCATTCCAACGTATCTTCCCGCATTGAATTCAAATATTGGAAATGGAACGGCCACCAATGTTCATTTTAAAGATGTGGATGCTACTGTTGATGCTAGTGCCATTTACGCAAAACCATCGTACAACGTGGAAATAATAACGGATTTTTTGAGAGGAATTATAACCGGAATTGATTTGCCAAATCGCGCCCAACTCACGAATGCAGACAAATTGAAGGTGATACGGGATAAAACACAGCTGTACACGTTCCGATCCACTGCAGATTATAGCATGAATTACGATGCGATGCTGAAACGTCTCTATTACAAATACCCGTGCCATTTGACACCGTCGGCAACCGTTTCAAAGGATGCACAGGACAAAATTGCTGCTGCTTCAAGTCAAACAGGACCATATGATTTTAATCATTTTTTGAGCCGAGCCATCAATGCACCGGAGTGCGATAAAACCAAATCGCACTTCATCATTTGCGCGGTGGCAATTGCAACAAGAGAATTCATTTTATACAATGAGTTGAATAACATTGTGTACGATGTTTCGCGTGGTTCAATTTCATTTGATTTGATGATAGCTAGTAATATTTATTTTCCATTGATTGGTGCGGCAAGCGCCGCGGGAGATGCGGTGCACGCCGCTGCCAAACTGGCAATCACGAAACTCACCATGGCGAATGCCAGGGCAGATCCCTCCGTCAAATTCGCTGCAATGAAGACGGCAATGGATTTGGAAATAGACAACTTTGCGGCGTTCATGTATGATAATGACACCTTATTGTCTTTGTTGAAATACAGCGATCAGGCGCAGACGGTCAATGATGTGAAACCCGAAAATTTGCTCCCGAAGGCCGACTATTTGAAAACGCTTTATGAAACGCAACCAACGCAATCAACGCAACCAACGCAATCGCACGATGAAGCGCTCTATGCCATTTGCGGACCCGTGTATTTTGATTACACGTGGATTTTCAAGCAGAATCCGGCACTAATACAACACATTTTGGGAGTGGAACCCGTGCCCGATTCTGCATCAAAATCCAATCAATGGACCACGAGAGATCAATGGACCACGAGAGAGGATCCATTGACCGAAAACAAGCATTACGTTAATTATGGCCCGCAAAAAGATCCGAATTATCCCAAAATGCGGTTTGACACGAATCCGGATAGGAACCCTCTTCCTGGGAATGTCACTGAATTTTACGTGTCTCCGGCTCAAGCGATGGCCGAAATTGCTGCTTTTCCTGCAAATGCTACTGCTGCAGCTCAGGTTACTGCTGCTGCTGCCAATGCCAATCCTATTGAGTTTGGAGAGTGGAACACACTCACTCAGGCGTCTGCTACCTTTGCTTCTGCTCCTTTTTCTGCTGCCGCTGCTGCTGTTATTGCTGCACCGTGGACCACTCCAGGGTATTACCGATATGAATTGAATCGTGCGGTAAAAACTCTCACAAAACCACCACAAAGCATAACCAACCGATTTACGCAACTTATGCGTCCGGTGGACAACGGGGGTCAGGATTACACTGAACCGAATCTACCTACGGCATATCCCCCGCCGTTGTCATTTGTAACTCCTGAAATGCGCGGACCATCCAACTCGTTCATGATTCATGCCTGTACACCAGACCTGAGTTCTGAAAGCAGTCCGTCGTATGCAAAATTTATGTCCACTGGATCCAATGGAAAACCCTCTATAAACAAAAGCGCATACATGGATCACATGTACAAAATGATGCAGCTCATATTTAAAACTGCCATATTGAATGCAAAGAACAACACTGCGTCCAGTTCCAGTTCATCCAGGTATGATCCTTATGGTTCCGGTGCCTACGGTGCTTACGGTTCCGGTGCCTACGGTGCTTACGGTTCCGGTGCTTACGGTTCCAAGAAAATTTGCATCAAAATAATGGCAATTGGTTACAATGGTGCAGGCAGAAACATGAAAGCAGTCACAGACCCTGCGGATAAAATATTTGCGGGAGACGCATTTTTTAATGCGGTAAGAGACTACAGCATGCTGTTTGAATCGCAAAATGTGCACGTGACCGTGTATTACAACCCCGACAGTCAGTCGGAAATCAAACAGAGGTATGATGAATACACGAGCCAACGCGAGTCGGTTTTGCTGCGCAGCAAAGCGATTGCAACCACAACTGCATCCACATCCATGGATGCGACAATTAAACTGAAACTTAATCCCATGGATGATTTCTTCACGCTAAAATATCCTGGATCTGGATCTAGCCAATTAAAGGGGGGCGACCTGTTGTATTTTGTAGATTATTGCAGCACTCCGCGCGCATTCATTGGAAATTGCGGCGAATGGCCAGAAAACATTGAAGACATTATGGATCAAGCAATCAAGGTTCCACCTTCAACCCAGCCGTTGCTGACATCTCTTAATGCAGCATTTGCCCACATTCAAAAATTGTATGAACAGCGCAACATAAATAACAAACTTAGAGTTATTTCAACCAGTTTAAATAATTGGAATGGCGTTGAGCCCAAACAATTGGTGGATGGATACACCGCATTGAGAAACCAATTTTTAGAATACAATGCGAATGATGAAATATCAAAAGCATACAATGCGGCCAGTAAACCAAGAAATATCAACGTTAGTTGGTGGAACCACAACCCCAAAATCGTAGTTCCATGCAATGCATATATGAGTTCATTTGATGAACATGTGATGATTTTGCACAATTTATTGACAGGTTGGATTCCAGCAGCACAGTTCGCAGAACCTAGTTCAAAGACCGGTACACCTGCAAATGCAACTAAAAATTATGGGCCCTACATCACTGTGCAACTTGCAAAAACATCCAACACATTTGAAAATGCGGTGTATGTTTGCACACAGGCCAAAAAAATCCTCACACTGTTGTCAAAAATGGGGTCGGATGGCATCCAGATAAAAAGTGAAGATCAACAGTTGGTCGCTAATGCGCTTAATGAGTTCGCCACAGTGGACATGTCTTGGTCCATGGACGCCAAATTCACGTCAGCCGTGGGGGAGGGTGCGTTCATCCCGAATTCAAGCGCGCTGCACAATCCGTTCATATGCACCAAACTGCTGGATCCAAAAGAATGGAAATTCGTGGATTTTGAAGAAATCGCGGTGCTCGCGGTAACTGGCGCCACAAACCCGTTGCCTCCTAAACTGAAACCAATTGTGGACAACAAGATCAAGGGATTGTTGGGTTATGGGTCTGGATACAATTCCACTAGGCAAGATGGGTCTGATCATAGTTCAAGCGTCGTCATGATTTCAAAACAACCAAATGTGGACTGGTTGAAGCAAAATGTGGAGGTTATTTTGGAAAATTTGTTGCGCAAAAATGCCCCGATTCAATATGACGGAAAAAAAATGTTGTTAAATAATTACTCATGGCCTGCCAAGCAGCTGTATTACAAAATGCGAAATGACAGGATGCAAACACCACAACACTCATCATCATACAATAGATTCGGATCAAACGGATCCCCGAATTTTGCGGAATTAATGGGTCTCACACAAACTAGTGGAAAATGCGTTGCGTTCCCGCTGTTTGTGATTAAACTCATGTTTTACCTATTTGAAGGCAATGTGTCGGATCTCACGGGAATGAACTCGGCGCGTCTCTCGTGCGCGCTGGATGGAAACATGTTTAAAACCAATGTGCAACTATTATGGGAACAAATGATGAAAAACATGCAAGCGCATCAACAAAATTTCACAATGACGAATCTTTTAAACCGATTGGGTGTGACTGCTGACAAACAAATGTACAACTACACTGCGTATTTTGACGACGATAGTGGTCCTCCTCCTCCTCCTCCTCCTTCTCCTACTTCTCCTACTTCTCCTTCTCCTACTTCTCCTACTTCTCCTTCTCCTTCTCCTTCTCCTCCTTCTAAACCACTTCACTCTGCAACCATTTTAATAACTTACACAAATGCAGCCACCAACCCCACGCTCAACACCACCAATTCTTCCAAATTAAAACAGATAAATGACCAAATTTCGGACAATGTGTTGGCCACAACTCCCACTTTGTACAATTCACCAAAATATGATTCTGCAAGCCCGTTGCCCCCAATTCCAGTAAATGGGGTTTACAATTCAATTCGCTCTTTGGCAAAAATTTCAGAAATATTCAATGAGGTTGAAATGCATGGTGTTGCTGGCGTCCCGGTTGATGATGCACACATGCAACCGGCGCTTGAAAAAATTGCACCTGGCTACATTCCACAATCAATCACAGCGGGAAATGCGTGCGTCGGATGGAATGCGGCCAATCAACGTGAAAGCACCATGTTATACTTAAGCACGAATGCGGTCATGTCCAATGGACTTGTGCAAGATGCAACCAGCGAATTGTTGTCGTTGAAGCCCGGTGATAAAATACTGATTTCAACGAACACAGGTGCATTGACTGCGACCAATGCTTGGGCTAGGGCCAGGCTTGCCGGAGCTCGTGATACTATGAAAGATGGGTTTGCTACTACGACAGCTGGGCTTGCTAAAGCTCGTGATGCCACGTTTGCTACTACGACAGCTGGGCTTGCTAAAGCTCGTGATGCTACGAAAGCTGGGTTTGCTACTACGAAAGCTGGGCTTGCTAAAGCTCGTAATGCTACGAGAGCTAAATTAGGGGTGATTTCTGATAAATTGTCTAATGTCGGAGATGCTCTTAAAAAAAAAGTGAGAAGAGGTCGTCCCGTTGATGATTCAAACACTGAAATGACGGATCTATTATTGGGTGATGACTCACGCAGTTTAGATGGTGCATCAAATCGTCTAAGTGATGACGCATCATTGAGGCCACCAGTATTCCGTGCTGCATCAGAATTAAGTGATGCATCAGCTGGTCTGCGCGCACGTGCAAGCGAACTTTTGCGTGGGTTAAATAGAAGATCCGCCCCTGCTACCAATAGAACTGTCAGAGCTAGACGATTATTGGATAATGATACGGATGATGATGATCTGGGTGGTGGCGGTGGACAACGCGGCGGTGGACAACGCGGCGGTGCCAAGGGTGCAGATCCAGTAGAAGCTCCTGTTCCCCGATTCCGCTTTGAACAAACTCAAATGTGGACAGTGACTGACGCGCCTTCCATCAATCCAAAATTTCCCAATGTTGTGAATGTGTCGGTGTCGTTTTCCAAACATGGATTGTACAATGCAATAAATACAAATTATGACAATATTGACAATGGCACGCAATTGACAGTGGAATTGCAACGGTTTAGACAGGACGATGACACAGTTGTGCCTTTTTCGGTTGCTGCTCCTCCCACTGCTGCTCTTGCCATTTTTGCCAAGGCAGAAGAAGCGAAAAAAGCGGCTGCGGCAAAAGCGGCAGCTGAAGCGGCAGCTGAAGCGGCAGCTGAAGCATTAAAAAAGGCGGCTGAAGAAGCAGACCGAGTAAGTTTAGAAGCAGAACGAGTGAGATTAGAAGCAGAACGAGTGAGATTAGAAGCAGAAGCAGCAGAAGCAGCGGCAGCAGAAGCAAGACAACGCCAAAAAGCAGTGAGACTTGCAGCAGAACGAGAAGCAAAAGCAGCAGCAGAACGACTAAGATTAGAAGCAAAACAATTAGAAAACGACGAGATTAATAGACTAGGAGAAGAAAGAAGAAAAAATGCAGAAGCAGCAATACAAGCCAACTTGGCTGCCAGATTAAAAGAAGCAGAACGATTAGAAGCAGAACGATTAAAAGAAGTAGAACGATTAAAAGCAGTTGCTGATGCTGCTGCTGCTGCAAAGAAATTAGCTGCTGCTGCTGCTGCTGTTAATCAATTTGACCCAAATGCGACTGAAATATTGAACATTGATTTCAATGTAATTACCGCGACTAATGGGATTTCAATTCCGTTCAAAAATAATGTGAAGAATGATTCAATATATTTCGGCTATGCACGTAGCAGTGTTCCAATTGTTTGTCCCCCAAACAAGCAATGGTGCATAACATGTGCTAGTAGTAATTCTAATGTTACATTCCAGGTGGGAATTGTCACTGGCACATTTGATCTCAATAATAATTTACTCACGAATCAAACTAATATGTGGTTTTTTACTAACACCTCGGATTTTGAGTTTTCCGGTAAAGACATTCTAAAACTCACATTTTACTTAACACCATCCAAACAACAATTTTTATTTTGTAGCATAGTCAATGACCCTAGCGACCGAATTCGTTGTATTCGTTTGCCTGCACATGACCAATCAGTTATGTATTACCCTTTCGTGGGTGTTCGGACTGGTCAGAATTATGGCGTGCCAACGACATCATGCAATGCAACTCCAATCACATCACAAATGCTGCAACTTGCTTCTATTGGTCATGTTCCTGCTCCTGCTCCTCCTCCTGCTCCTCCTCCTGCTCCTCCTCCTGCTCCTCCTCCTGCTCCTCCTCCTGTTCCTCCTCCTGTTCCAACGCCTACGCCAACACCTACGCCAACGCCTGCTCCTGTTCCTCCTCATGTTCCTCTTGGTACTCCTGCCGGGCCTGCTGTTCCTCCTCCTGCTCCTAATCTTCATCCTGCTCCTAGTCCTGCTCCTGGTCCTGCTCCTGTCACTTCATCTCACCAGTTGATATTTACGTTCACACGATCAAATGGAGCAACATTCAATTCCAACAACACACTCGTGTCAGGTTCTAGTGGTTCAAACTTTGCGTGCACCGATGTTCATGTTAAGCCACAATATTATTGGTGTGTAAAATTCACAGACAATCAATCTGGTTTTCCATCAAGGATTGGGGTTATTAGCAATAGTTTTAATATTTCAAATATTGCTGCTCAATCCAACGACACAAATATCTGGAGGTTTCAGAATAAAGTGACCGCAAATATTCCATCATTTGTGTATCCACCTGACGTTGGAAAGGGATTTGCTTTTAACAGTGGAGACACTCTAACGCTAATGCTTTTACAAAATGGAAGCAAACAAAAACAAGTGTTATTTTGCAAAAACATGAATTCATCAAAAGCATATGATGGTTACATTGTTTTGCCAGCAAATGTCACATTTTATCCGTATGTGGGTGTTGAGTTAAATCAGTCATATGAAATAATACAACAATGTCAACCGCCATCACCGCAAATCACTCCAGGTATGGTTGATACCGTGATTGCCGAACTTGAACTGGATAAGGCACAAGCCAAAACAGAACAACTAAGATTAAAAGCGGCAGCGGACCAAGAAAGATTAAAAGCAGAAGCGGACCAAGCAGCAGAAGCAGCAGCAGCAGCGGCTGCACAATTAAAATTAGTTTCAAAAAACATAGTTCATGTCGCGCCCATAAATGTTGTGTTCCATGAATTGGATTATATATTCATTAAACACACTCCTGGAATTTCTATTGCTGGCGGAAATAAAGTCACATATGGCAATGTTGATACTGATACATATGGACTTGCATTCGGCAATACCACACTCAATCGCAGCCTAAATAATTATTGGTGCATAAATTGCAGCAGCAATAATACCAATACCAGGATAAAAATAAAGATTGGGGTTATTAGCAGTAATTTTAATTTTGCTGACCCAAACAACCAAGACAACCTCAATTGCATGTGGTTGTTTAAAGAAGGATTAAATTTTGCGAGTGGAGACACTCTAATGCTAATGTTTTTGTGCAATGGAGCCGACCAAGTGTTATTTTGCAAAAAAATTGGTTCATCTAAATCATATGATGGTTACATTGTTTTGCCAAAAAATTCAGTTCTTGAATTTTTCCCTTCAGTTGGTGTTGGTCTGGGTCAGACATGCAAAATAACAAAATGTACCCCCCCGAACATCCTGCTAAGCGATATAACCGGCATGATTAATACTGCGATTGCCGATGATGATCAAAAGAAAAAAACGGCAGCAGAAAAATTAAAAGCAGCGCAAGCAGGATTAAAAGCAGCGCAAGCAGGATTAAAAGCAGTAGCACTACCAGCAGCAGCGGCAGAACAAGTCAAAGCAGCGACAGTTTCACGCTTTGAATTTACGTTTAAGGCATTAACTCCTGACACACAAATTTCTTATACTGGAATTATTGCATTTACTGGTCTGCCCATTGATTATGGAATTGCACAGAGTGAGCGTGTCATTCCATCAAATGAAAATGTTTATTGGTGCATGTATTACACCGACAATGGCCAATCTGGTCAACCACAAGCAAGAATCGGGGTTACCAGCAATTTATATGTTGCCAATGCTTCAAACGAAATCAAATGGGGCAACATGTGGTTTTTTAAGAATGCAACCACCGCAAATCCCGCCGACTTGGTGTATTTCCCACCCCGTGGTGTTGGAGGAAAGGGAGTTGCTTTTAATAGTGGAGACACCCTAATGCTAATGCTTTTGCACGATGGCGATAAACGAGTGTTATTTTGCAAAAATATAAGATCACACCAGAAATATGACGGTTACATTGTGTTGCCGCCCATTGTTGAAGGGCCCACTAATAAAACATTCTTCCCTTCAGTTGGTGTTTCTGTAGGTCAGACATGCCAAATAATGCTGTGCACCTCCCCGCCCATCCTGTCAGGTGATATACCCGATATGGTGAATGCTGCGATTGCCGATGCAGCAGCAGCAGCAGAAGCAGCAGAAGCTGCCAAGGCAGCAAAAGCCAAAGCGGCTGCGGAAGCAAAGGCGGCAGCAGAAGCAAAGGCGGCTGCAGAAGCCAAAGCAGCAGCGGAAGCCAAAGCAGCAGCGGAAGCCAAAGCAGCAGCGGAAGCCAAAGCGGCTGCAGAAGCCAAAGCGGCAGCGGAAGCCAAAGCAGCAGCGGAAGCCAAAGCGGCAGCTGAAGCAAAAACGGCAGCAGAAGCAAAGGCGGCAGCTGAAGCCAAAGCAGCAGCGGAAGCAAAGGCGGCAACGGAAGCCAAAGCGGCAGCTGAAGCAAAAACGGCAGCGGAAGCCAAAGCAGCAGCGGAAGCCAAAGCGGCAGCTGAAGCAAAAACGGCAGCGGAAGCCAAAGCAGCAGCGGAAGCCAAAGCGGCAGCTGAAGCAAAAACGGCAGCAGAAGCAAAGGCGGCAGCTGAAGCCAAAGCAGCAGCGGAAGCCAAAGCGGCTGCGGAAGCAAAGGCGGCAGCTGAAGCAAAAACGGCAGCAGAAGCAAAGGCGGCAGCGGAAGCCAAAGCAGCAGCGGAAGCAAAGGCAGCAACGGAAGCCAAAGCGGCAGCGGAAGCCAAAGCGGCAGCTGAAGCCAAAGCGGCAGCGGAAGCCAAAGCAGCAGCGGAAGCAAAGGCGGCAGCAGAAGCAAAGGCGGCAGCAGAAGCAAAGGCGGCAACGGAAGCCAAAGCGGCAGCAGAAGCAAAGGCGGCAACGGAAGCCAAAGCGGCAGCGGAAGCCAAAGCAGCAGCGGAAGCAAAGGCGGCAGCAGAAGCCAAAGCGGCTGCAGAAGCACAGGCGGCAGCTGAAGCAAAAGCAAATGCGGCACTAAAACCAAAAGCAAATGCGCCACTAGAATCAAAAGCAAATGCACCACTAGGATCAGAAGCAAACGCGGCAGCTATAAATACATTATCTGAAGCAGCAAAAACATTGGGAAATGCAGCAGCAGAAGTAAATGCAGCAGCAGAAGTAAATGCAGCAGCAGAAGCAAGTGCGGTTTCTGACCAGTTTTCGCATGAAAACCAAGCAATTGGTGTAGCCATGGTCGCGCAAAAAGCTGCTATTGCAAACCCAGGCGATGCGGAAGCAAAAATGAAAGCGGCTGCTGAACTCAAAGCTGCGACTGACCAAATATGCGAAGACTTACAAACTACGAATCACGTGTTTATGTTTAAGCCAAGTGAACACGACCAAGCACAAAATGTTGAGTTTGATGTGAATGATCCAACGCAGGTGCAGGGCTCTATTAGAGTAAACCCAAAAAACCCCGCGTGGATCCGTGCCATTCCAGGAATACCATTGGAATGCAATGAACAAGAAAAATTCATGGTTCAATGGGATGTATCGCTGACGGCCGGTAGTGACGTTGGTTTTGGCCTAGGAGTCATTGGTAATATTGATAAAAAATGGTATTTCACAAACACCGAAAGTTATAATGATAGACGTGTATCTGAATCATTTGTCAATTTTTTTAATTCGGGAGATGTTGTGCGCGTCAGTCTTGAACGGCAAAAAAACCAATGCACATTGACCGCAACAAACCTTACCATGCATAAAAGGGACCCCGATACAGCATTCAAGCACACGTTGGAATTCGCATGTCCTGATCTTCTTTGTCCGGTTGTTTGCATAAGCGATGCATCTCAAATTTACAAAATGCAATCGGTTGCCCAAACAACTCTTCTACAATCCGACCTATTAACCCCCAGTTTGGGCGCCTCGGTTGACACAACTGAAGAAGATGAATGGGAAAAAACGAGCAAAAACTTCCAAGTGCCGCGATCAATTAAACAACCAGAGTTAACTTGGAAAAATTTGGGATGGTGGACTTCTTCCTTGTCTTCCTTGTCTTCCTTGTTTACCGGTGGTGGAAAATCCAAAATGACACGCAAACGTCAATTAAGATTGAAAAAAGGGTGCAACACAACGTATCATAAATTCAAACGCGCAAACATGAAAACTACCCGGATGCGCAAGAAATTTCATGCTCATAAAAAAATAAGGATGACTCTCAAAAATAAAAACAAATAGTAACACCAATTTGGATAAATAATATTAATAATGTGTATAACCCACATAATTAATTAATATAAAAAAATAAATTAAATCAAATGGCTTGCAATCTCCCTGCATGCACCGAAAAAAGCACTCATCCCTCCTCCAACACGCAGCCCATTGTGATAGGTGCCATCGTGGGACTTGGACTGTTGTATTATTATTTCATGCCTCATTCCAAACGCAAATGAACATTAACCATGAACCCGCAGTTATTAATTAGCCCAAACATTCAATGAATTGTTTCATGCGCACAAAAATGGTTTTAATCAGGGTGCCAACTGCCTTGTCAACAAACGACGGGATTGAAATCGCATCGTCCGGTTTGGACAATTGCAGTTTGAATTTATAATGAAACTGAATTGTGTGTCCGTCTGGTTGCACGTGAATGGTGATGTTGGAATTGTCGGAATCAATTTGTTCTGCGCGTTTACGCACGAAGGACCTCAATGAAGAGTTGTCCGTTTTAGCAACGTTTGTGCTCATCATGCGAATGACCTGAATCTGTCCTTGTTCGTTTTCTCCTTGATTTAGCAAATGCGGCATGACTGTGTAAACGTGCGTGTATCTTTCGCCCAGCCCCATGATGCTCTTGAAAACAAACATGAGTTCCGCGCGCGATGGATCGGCGGGATCCGGATACGTGATGTGATACGACTCAAATATGTCCTTGTTTAATTCATACATCATCTTGTAAATATCAAATGTGAGCAGCGCATCAATCCGTATTTTGGGATTGTGCGCTTTGAATTCAACCACATTCATGTGATTGGCCTTATCGCGGCTCAACCACACGTTGTCTTTGTCACACGTCATTGAAAGGTTTTCCGTTGTCGTCGTCATTGCTAAATACAAATATGATTCCAACTATATTTATATTGTTTCTGTTATAAAAATGCATGCACATTTACGAATTGCATCATCTCCTTTTCGTTGCGTTTTTTTTGCGATGAGTTGTTTTACGGTTTCTTCGTCGTTTTTTTAGTGATTTCTTACCTTTTTTTCCGCCGCCATCAAAATTTACATTGAGATTGCCATTCATGCATTGATCTAATCCATTCGCAAAAAAAATAACCCAATCATTTACAGTCCGCTGGCGATTAAAATCACCCTCATATAATTCGTTGCCATTAGCTGCGGTATTGTGTCGCCCCTCGTAGGTTAATTGATATCTACAACGGTTTCTCCTGTTAAAAATATGATAATGAGTATTGTTGCGCGCCCCATCTAGGGTGGCGTACTCAAAAAAAGCGTCATCATTACGCGAACGAACACGATATACTGGTGGCTGGCCATTTCTAAAGTGTGATTCTTCCCATGCAGTTCCAACCTCACCTATAATATATATTTATTTTTTTCTAAATGTCCAGTGCCAAACTGACTGTGTTTTTGTCCGACCTTTGACGGCGCTTGCTCTTGTGCGGCAGGTTGTCGTTCTGTAATTCCTTCAGGTCCGAAATGCTAATGGTGCTGGTCTTGTCCTCAACGGCAACGGATGGTGCTTGTGCCTGTTGCTGTTGCTGTTGCTGTTGCTGTTGCTGTTGTGGTTGCACTTGTATGGTTTTTGTTTTAAGCCCCGAGAGAATGTTGGAAATGTCGGTGGGTCCGCGCATGTCGGGGCGCTTGGAGACGGTGACCTGAGGAGGAGCCGACGTGTTGTTGCCGCGCGCTGCGTTCAAATCCGGGCGATTGGAAGGCATGGGAGGCGGCGCAGTGTTATTGCCAGAACGAAACGGCGTGCCCGCATCCGAGTTGGGGTCGCGCACGCTGGTCGGAACCGGAGGCGGCGGTGGACGCTGGTTGGGAATGTACGGGGGTGCTTGGCGCGAAGGGGCCGATTGTGTGGGAGGCGAAGGACCTTGCCCTTGAGGACCTGGACCCATCAAATCGCCCATGAAGTTGCCGAATCCGGGACGGGATTGCGACATGGAATTCACGGCCGCAGAGGTAAACTGCTGCATGAGTTCCGGGTTTTGTCGCATGATGTCGTCCATGCCGGGCATGGCGGATTTGAACATGGTGTTGGTCATGTGCAGCATGATGGCGCTGCCGCCCAGTTGGAACAGCAGCTTGAGTTCCGGCGCCATCTTGGCCTTGGACTTGTATTTGTCGTGCAGCTCCGAGAAAATTTCGTCGTAGTCGTCCACGTTCTCATTCACCTGCTCGCTCCAGCCGTCCAGCTTCAGGTCAAACGGGTCAAACTTGTTGTTCAAGTACTCAATTCCGGTGATAACCGACATCAACATTTTGCCTTGAAACTTCACGCTGTTGCGCCGTTCGCGCTCTTCCAAATGCGTCTCGTATTCGCCCTTCATTTCCGCGAGCGGCGACTCCATGGAGTATTTTTTGGTCAGCGTGATGCCCTTCTGCTCCAGATCCTCCAGCTTGCGCAGGTACTTGAACTTCTCGCGCAGCAGCTCCTCTTTGGTCATCTGCGGTGCATCAACCGGTGCATCGGGGTTGAGCGGCACATTGTTGAACTTTCCAAATCCGTCCCACGTTTTTTTGTCGTCGTCAGCAGATGCGGTTGAACTGCCCAAATTGAACCCACTGCTGCTGCTGCTGCTGCTGCTGCTGCTGCTGCTGCTGCTGCTGCTGCTGCTGCTGCTGCTGCCTAAATCAACCGGATCATCTTTGAAAGACACGCTGTGAGATGCATTTGAACCGATTCCACTAAAAAAAAGGGATTTACTGCTGCTGCTGCTGCCGCCACCACCGGATGGCACAGTTATGTCGCTTAATTCGTTCAATTCGGCTTCCAGTGCATTCAGGTCGCCAATGTCAATGTCGTTGTTGCCTTTGTTGCTTCCGCCGCCTTTCAATTTATCGTTCATAAGAAATTCAAGCCCACCGCCAAAATTGGAAGACCGGTTTCCTCCTGATCGGGTGTCGCTGGGCAGATTTGAAATGTCAATGACTTCTTCCATGGAATGAATGCAGCAATGAGGGGATTATCTATTCTTATGTTTAATTTATATCTTTTAAGTTTAAATCATACGCAATACAATAAGGGAATAATGCACATGCTTTGCCTTAACCCATTTGGCAGGGTTCAACAACGTCCCTTGCACAGCCACCACAAGCCCTGCAAAAAGCAGTCGGCCAAATCATCCTTCTTCTTGTGTTCAACGAACTGCATCGCCATCATGGGCATGTGCGCAGCATTATTGATTAATGCGCGCGTGATTTCTATGCTGCGTTTTTTCCGGTCGGCGTAATCATCCTTGCCTTCTTTGTCCCCACCACCCTCTTCGGAAAACAGCTTTAACTTATTTGTGGCCGATATGAACCGAATGTCCGGAACCCCGCGCATGATGAAGTGCTGGGTGATCATGCCCTGCAGCGTTTTCATGCGGGTGGCCAGCGTGCTCAGCTGGTTCTCAATGATGACAACGTCAATTCCGGACGCCAGATGCGGCAGCGCATCAAACCGCCGGTGCATGTTTCGCCCGATGGTGATTAAATCCACCGATGCCGCAGAAACCACTTTCGGTTTTGCGGCGACGGCAACCAGATACTCCGCCGTCAAGGCAGCCGTCACGTGCTGAAGCAGCTTCAACTTGCTCTTTTCACATTTTTCAGGAATGGAAACAGAGAGATATTCGGCAGAAAAGGCCTTCAACTCATCCAGGGGCATTTTTTTCAGGGATTTTGCAGACCCCATCGGGGTAAGCAATGGCATCTTGAATCCCGACGCATTTGCGTGCCTTGTGCAGTAATGGGTTGCCGCCGCCGCTGCTGAAGCGAATTTGGCCGCGAATTTGCACCCTGGATGCGTGCATCCAATCACAGCTGGTTTTGGGGTTTCGGACACTGCATCGCATAAATTCACGGTGTCCCAGGCCACAATATTAACTAATTGCATCATGGATTCCGGAGTTTTAATTTCTCCGGCGTCAAGTTTCAGTGGATCGCATTCAAACAAGCAGTACGCCAGATTCTTCATCCCCACATCAATGCTTAAAATTCTCACGTTCGCTTTTGCTGCTGTCATTTTAAATTTTTTGTGTATTGCCTTTTCATTTTATGCGTTCGTGTGTTTATGTTTTTTGAAATAAAATATATGAACAATTCATAACACACCCAACAACCCCCACAGCACATCAACAAAAATGCGATCAAAACCCAAAGGCGGCAAATGTTCCGCCAAGTACAAAAAGAGCATTGATTGCAGTGCCCCTCGCGGGTTCTCGCAACGTCAGTATTGCAAATACGGACGACGCAAAACAGTAAAAAAATGAATAATTAAACAATAACCAACCAAACCAACCCAAAAGCATTCCAATCAATTGGGCGCAGGATAACCCTGCATGAGCAGCTCGCTTTGGGTGATGACAGGCGCAATCATGCGCGCCTGCAGCTGCTGGCGCGAGAGGTAGTAATTCTTCAGATCACTGGTTTCGTAGCCGAAAGGCCGGCTGTTGTCAAGCACGCTGGAAAACACGTACGGCACATTGGGCTGCGGTTGAAGCGGGTTGCTTGTGTTGTACACGCAACTGCCGCATTGATTGCACGCATCAATTTGGTTGACCTGCATGATTTGCGTGGCATTGTGCGTCAAATACTGGCGGTACTGAGAATTTGACTTTATTCCAGCCTGCTCCTTAATGCGTTCATTAATCACGGCGCCAGGCTGCCAATCGGCATAATTGCGCCCGTCCGCCATGATTGGCGGGTAGTTGAAATGGATGTTGTTGGATCCAGCGTAGCACGTTCCCCAACTCATGGTGTTGATTATTGGTTAATATGTATAATAGAATGCTTGTATAATAATTATATTATTTTTTGATTGATTGTCAATAGTCAATATTCATTCATTGTTTCATTCATTGTTTCATGCATGCGTTGATTGGTGTTTGGTGTTGAATTTCTCTCACTAAACAGGTGCGCATGATGCGTTCGGTCACGAGGTACGGGTCCATATTGGCTGCGGGACGTCGGTCTTCTAAATAGCCGTGCCCCTGATTTGCAACGTGTCGGGGGATGCGGATGCTGCACCCGCGGTCGCTGATGCCCCACGTGCACTCGTGCATGGAACTGGTTTCGTGCAGGCCCGTCATGCGCTCGGCATTGTCCTTTCCATACACGTCCATGTGTTCCGCGTGCGCGGCCTGCAGCTTGTTGCATGCTGCCGTGATTGCATCCATTGCATCATTGGATTCGGATTCACCACCCCTCGTCGCAGCCGTGCTGAAGTTGGTGTGTCCGCCCGACCCGTTCCACTCACTTTTCATGGGTTTGGGGTGAAACGTGGCGCAGCATCCGTGCTCTTCGGTGATGCGCAGCAGGATGTAGCGGGCCATCCACAACTGGTCCGACACTTGCAGCGCGGGCAGCGGCCCGACCTGGAACTCCCATTGCGACGCCATGACCTCTGCATTCGTGCCGCAAATCTCAATTCCGGCACACATGCACGCCTCCAAGTGCTGGTCTACTATTTTCCGACCGAAGCAGCGGTCGCCACCCACGCCGCAATAATACGGGCCCTGACCCCCGCATCCGGGATTGGAGTGACTGATCCATTGATACGGATGACTCAAATATTGATACGGTTTCAACCGTTCAAACAGCACGTACTCCTGCTCAATGCCGAAGAGCGGTTCCTCGCTGGCACATGCGGTCTCGGTTTGAGCGCATCGGGCGCGAGCATTTGTTGCGTGCGGCGTGCCGTCCTTGTTGTAACAATCGCACAGCACGAGCCATGATTGCACCATTGCCGATATCATGCCCTTGTAAAACGGGTTCGGATAAAGTGAGACGGGACGAATGAGCACGTCGCTGTCGGTTCCGGTGGCTTGCCCTGTGGACGAGCCGTCAAACGACCACTCCCAGCGGCTACCAGGGTCGGTCAAGATGCAATCAATGTTCACGCTTCCATCTAGTTTAACGACCCGGGTTTTGCTGCGCATACCACCGTCGGCATCTATCCACACATATTCCAGAATGTGTTTGTGTTTCATTTGATTTGAGAGAAAATGAGATGTACAAATGTGTGTGCTCATTCTTTTAAATGGTTATCAATTATTACTGCAGAAGTTGCACGATGTCCTTTTTTTTCAGTTTTTGCAGATCGCCGTCATCGCCGCCCAATCCGCGTTCCTTGGCCAATTGTCGCAGCGCAGACACCGACATGTTTCCATAATTCAAATGAATTTTTGATGCAGGTGGTTTGGTCTTGTATCCGATGTTCAATTCAAATGGTTCCAATGATTGGTCCGGGTCGGGGTGGTGTTCCGACGAACCACTTTCGCTTTCCCCGTCGTCGTTGTCGTCGTCGTCATCGTCGTCGCTCTCGTTGTCTCCCAATGCAGTTTTGTTTAGAGATATTATTTTTTTTGTGGATGATTCAGGTTTATCATCATCATCAACAATGACGTGAGTGACCTCCGCATCGGGCAATGATTGGATCTGAATTTGAATGCGTTTGGTTTCGCGTCTGTGTTCGGAACCGGAACCGGAACCGGAACCGGAACCGGAACCGGATTCGTTGTCGCAATCCGATGAGGATTCAGACGTGGTGGACTCGGACTCGGAGTCGGAGTCGGAGTCGGAACTTTCTGATTCTGAATCAGAACTCACTTCAATTAGTCCGCTTTCCGTAATTGTGACTTCCTTGTGCACGAGATGTTCCTGGAACAGTTGGTTTCCGTCCTGGCGTGGGTGTGGGTGTGGGTGTGGGTGTGGGTGCTGTTGGTGCTGCTGGTGCATGATGCTGCGCGCAATAAATGATTGCATGATGCGCGCTTGTTCCATCTGCGACTGTTCAATGACCGAAATGCGCTGTTTGAAATAATAAAACACGCCGTACGAAATTACTGCGCATATCGCTAAACTCACAAACACGGTGGTTGCCACTGAAAATGATGCTCCTGAATTGTTCATTGCCATTGGGAATTGGTGTATTATAGAATAGTAATTGATTTAATATTTAATATGTCTTACAATCAAATAATAAATAAATATGGCTGAACGAACGAACCAATTAATTGCCAGGCCATCACATAGTGCTTAAAATGCGGCGCGTGGTTTCAACGATGGATGCGGGATACTGCAGATCATACAGCACCTTAATGCCGCCTTTGATGGCCGAAATTCCCGGGCGCAGCGTGTATAAGTATTTGAAATCATAATTTCCCAGATCGGCCACTTCCATGTGCAAATTCTGTATTTTATTGGTTCCAACGGATTCGTCGTTGGATTCTGATTTATTGGCGATTTTCTCTCGTTTGTCTGATTCTGAATTTGATTTTTCTTGATGAAAGAGTTTGCAAAGTTGAATGTAGTGAGTGGTGAGCATGAAGTCCACATTGTCGTGCTTTGTGAGATGCATGATGTAGCCGTAGGCGCTGGCAATGGCTTCGTAGGGATTTGTGCCCGAATACAGCTCGTCAAATATGCAGAAGTGTCTGCAAATGACGCTGGGTGGGTTGGTCGTGGTCGTCGGGGTCAGTTTGTCCAGAATCTCCTTGCACCGCCGGGACTCCGCCTGGAACAAGCTGTCGCGCCCCGACGTGTCGGGGATGTTCAGGTAACTGTGCAACTGATGGTAGGGGCAGATGCGCGTGCCTGCCTCGTAGAATCCGTGTCCCAGCTGCTGCGAAAACAGGATGTTCAGCATCGTCATTTTCAGGATGGTGGTTTTGCCGGACGCATTCGGCCCCGTGATGACCAGCCGCTTGTCCAATGACACCGTGTTCTTCACGGGACCACCGCCGTCGGATGCATTATCTGATTCATTGATTGCGGTCGCAACGTAATACCCGTTTACTATCTTAGTGTGATTGCTTTCGTGCGTTGCAGCTTCTCCTTTCTTCTTCTTCTTCTTCGCGTCCTTCTTCTTTTTGTCGTCGTTGTCGTCGTCGGCGTCTTCGGTTTTGGATTTGGAAACAAAGTCGCACGCTGACACGCGCCCCTCCCGAATCAGTGCGCCGAAGTGCACCATGTGTTCCGCAAACGCGTTGAACCCGAAACTGTACTGCATGCACGCCGCAATGCCCGCATCCGAAAACACCGCATAATACTGCTGCATCACGTAGCCGATTTGCAGGCACTTTTTCGCCGTTAGTGCCGGCGCGTCAACGCGGTCCAGTGCTGCAACCATGCGCTCCAGCTGCTCCCGGTTGCGATCCAACTCTGAGACAAAGGGTGCATACGTGTCGCCGCAAGTGAGCGCATGGTTGATGAATTCGCGCATTTTGCGAATGGTTTCATTGGCGTAGGTGCGAATGGCGGCTAGATCCTCGTGCACGAGGAACGTGTTGCGGTAAAAACGGTGACAGGAAACCACGTTCTGATACATTTGAACGACGTAGAACACGACGGACACCAGGATGTAGATGCGCTTGTCCCAGCCCACGGCGCTCATGTCAAACAGGAGTTTGCCGACGGCGTGCTGTGAGAGCATCATTTTGATGATGCCGAAATAGGCGGACATTGTGATGGTCACGCCCTGCAGCTTCAATAAAAAAAATGGCACGATGAGCATGATGACGGGCATGAGGAACGACAATAAGGGCGAGAAGAGGTTGTACATGCTGTAGCACTGCAGGAACGTGGGAGATCGGTTCAGCATGTCCAGCGGGGCGTAGTCAATGTAGTTGAATTTGTCATGGAAACTGGCATCGGTCTTGATTCGGGTCCAAATGGCCTCAATGCGATCATGATCGGAATCGGAATCGTTGGTGGTGGGATCCTGGGGGTGGTTTTTTGAAATTGCGGCAATGAAGCGCTGCGTGTCCTGCAAATGCGGCACGCTGGTGGTGAACTGCTTGGCCCACATGCCGAGGTAGCGCTTGGCAAATGCGGACTGCGGCTGAAACATGTGGGCGTACATGGGCCTGGACTCGGTTGCAGTATTATCATTCGCAGAGTTCGTGTTATTCACTGGTTTGGTGCATTCAATGAGCTCCAAATCGGCCAGCACGCTCTTGTCAATGGTACACAGCTGATCGTCGGGCAAATACTGCATGGGCAGCTTGAACGGCGTGTGCAAATGGTTTGCTTTTTCATTTGCTTTTTCATTTGCTTTTGCTTCCACTTTCACATCATCATTGGTATTGTTATCATTGTTGTCATTCATGTCATTGTTTTTAGGTTGAGCCTGCAATTGAAGTTGCGCTAAAAAGTGCTGTATCATTTGATTCACTACAACAAATGATAGAAGATAATGCATTGAATTGTACGAAATGAAAATTAAATAGGGAATTTGATGATTTTAATCATCATCATCATCATCATCATCAGGATTAAAGGCCATCAACCTATCGTATGCACTTACTTCTTTGACATCAGGCAACCATGCGCCTGATTGTTTTGCCGATTTCTGATCTTTCTGCGTTAGAGGAGGAGGCTCATAATCATCATCATTAATTTGGGCCAATCGTTTCGCAAGTTCAAATTCTCGCGCAGGCATAGTTGGAAATTCATATTGACTATGTCCGTTTATTGAATTGAAATAAATTGGGTTATTGTCTGGACCCGATTGTGTCCATCCTTCCGGAAGTTGTGGCCGTTGAACTTCCAGAGGCCTCCATTCAACAGCATTAGCAGATGATTGCGATTTTGATGGTGTTGGCGTTGGGTTAGGTTTAGGTTTATAGGTTGGTTCTTGTTTTACAAGATCGTTCATGTTTCTGTAAATGAGTCTGACAAAGTTTAACCAATTCGCCAATTTGTTATCAATTGAAATTGACATATTCCAATTCGGTCTAAATCCGTCATTTAGAAACAATATTTGTGTCATGACACCACTTTCATGCTTTATTATATCATCAAGTGAGAGATTTGAACCAACAATCACTGCCAATGAAGGTTTAACTGAGTCTCGTTGTGTTAATAACCTTTGCAATAAATCACAATTTTCATATTTCAAATTTTTAAATTGCAATGCATTGAAAGCCTCTTTAATTGGCTCTTTGGATGGGTCGCATTCAGTATAATAAAAATTAATCAATATACTGCACCATTCTTGTTTCGTTTTTCCGCCCCGCTGATTGCGATTGCGTTTGGAATGCGAGTGCTTTTTACGATAAGTCCTGCTGCTGCTGCCGCGGCTGCTGTTGCGTTTGCGCCGATGCTTGATGTTGCGTTTCACGCTTGCATGTTTGTGTTTGCTTAACGTTTTCATTCCATTCATATATATTTAACCAATACAAAATAATGAATAATGCAATGAATCAATACGATTCCAGCAGCTGGGTCATGCTCTTTTGCAGGGTGTAAAACGACAGGCCGAACATGGCGCTCGTGGCGATCAGCCCGGTCAGGTTCGCGTTTCCGTCCGCATTGAACAGCGCCGACGGCAGGTATCGGAACATGTACCGCTTGACTGCCGGCAGTTGAAACGCGAAGTACAGAATGGCCAGCATGAGCGGCGATTGAACTTCCTCGTAAAACGTCTCTAAAGTGTCGGTGCGGTTGGATCCGCGCGTGTTTTGGTGCATCACGCGTTCCAGTGTGGAACTCGTTTCGTGGTCCTGAATGTAGTCCACGTGCCGCTGTGGTTGTGGCACATACGTGGGCTGCACCTGCGCATCCTGCATCATGCCAGTTGTGTCGCGCGGAATGTCGCGTGACGGAAGAGCGGTCATGCCCGTCATGCTGGCTCGCTGCACCCCGCTCACCAATTCGTTCATGAGCTTTTGATTGGGTTGCTGGTTTGGATTGAGTGGTGGGCCTTGCTGTTGCGGTTGCTGTTGCTGTTGCGGTTGTTGCAAAGGCGCTAAATCGGGGACATTGGGTGAATAGGACATGGCACCCGGTTCCGTTTTTTGGATCACGATGTTGTGATTCTGGGTGTTGGCATTTTGGCCGGATGCGGTGGGCAAATCATCAATGCTGGTGGTGTCGCTCATCTGGTGTGATTATTATAATTGATTGCTTTGTGTGTTGCGTGTTGCACTTTATCTATTACACAGATTCATGTTTTTGCAGTATAACGCAATCTTCACGCAGCTTCCTAAATCATTTGATATGGTTCACATTCGCATATCATTTCATTATTTATTGTCAAAGTCATAAATAATAAAATTTAATAAAAAAGTACTCCCTACCTGTAATGAAGTGTGAGCAATTTAATATGTTAGTGTGGTGGATGTCATGCATGTTTACCTTTATATTTCCTTCCCTTAGCTTTTTATCAGCATTTTATCCTTTCCTTAATATGCAGTTGTGCATGCGCTTATGATTTATGATTATGATTGTGTGGGTGAGTGATATGTGTGAGTGTTAGTTAGTGTTAAAGTGAAGCGGTGTTCACCTCACTGCAAGCCCCTCTCTCGCCTGCAGACGTCCCGTTCATTGTGATTGGGGCCTGTCATGATCAGTGAACAACCAACCACCGGGTCCATACCCACTCTCTTTTGCGTCATTGAGCCAGACGACGACAATGCATTGTCTTGTGCGTTTCTTTAAAACGCACAAAGTGTAATAATACCGGTGACCCGTTTCGATCGGATGTCCTCGGAGTTATGAGCCTACAAAGTGAAACGGCGCGCTGCCCCTGCGCCACGCCGGTAAACCGTGTTTAGAGTCTGCCGGAGAAGACTAGTAGCTTCTGTAAAGCTGCCGAAGTGTAATAATACCGGTGACCCGTTTCGATCAGGTGTCCTCGGAGTTATGAGCCCCGCGCGCTTGCCGCTGCGCCACACCGGTAACATGGTTGGTTACTGCGTTTTACGTCCAGCTTGACGTCAGGGAACTGCGTCCAAGGCACGTCTCGTGCCGAGCCATTGTGTCCCCGAACCCCTCCCAATTGATAATGGAGGGGGGTTTGAGGGCACAAGGCACTGCGTTTCGGGGCGCTTGTTGCCCCCTTTGCCGCTTCTGTAAAGCTGCCGAAGTGTAATAATACCGGTGACCCGTTTCGATCAGGTGTCCTCAAGGTTATGAGCCTTGCGCGCTTCCTCTGCGCCACACCGGGTAACAATGTTGGTTACTGCGTTTTACGTCCAGCTTGACGTCAGGGAACTGCGTTGCCCCCTTTGCCGCTTCTGTAAAGCGACCGAAGTGTAATAATACCGGCGATCCGTTTCGATCGGATGTCCTCGGAGTTATGAGCCCCGCGCGCTGCCGCTGCGCCACACCGGTAACAATGTTGGTTACTGCGTTTTACGTCCAGCTTGACGGGTAGCTTCTGTAAAGCTGCCGAAGTGTAATAATACCGGTGACCCGTTTCGATCAGGTGTCCTCGGAGTTATGAGCCCCGCGCGCTGCCCCTGCGCCACACCGGTAACAATGTTGGTTGCTGCGTTTTACGTCCAGCTTGACGTCAGTGAACTGCGTCCAAGGCACGTCTCGTGCCGAGCCATTGTGTCCCCGAACCCCTCCCAATTGAGTATGGAGGGGGTTTGAGGGCACAAGGCACTGCGTTTCGGGGCACTTGTTGCCCCCTTAAAGCGACCGAAGTGTTTCCAGGTTTGTGTCCCTAATTCCCCCAACCAGTTTCGATCTGGTGACCTCCAGCTTATAAGGCGATAACCATCAGTCTTTCGGACCCTTGCAGGTCTAATGGAGTGACCGACGATGTTTGATGGCGCTCTGCCACTGAGCTATAGGGGATTGGTGGGACACTTACCTGTTTTTTTTTGGTTTTTTTCGCAGTTTCATGCCGGGATTCGAACTTGGGATCTTCGGGTTTCGGAATCAGGCTTCCAACCACTAGACCACGCTGCTCGTTGCGAACTGCTTGAAACAACATTCGACGAATCAATATACTAACATGTCAAACATTCATACATTCTGGATGACCCCCTTGCGCCTAGAGCACAACATCCACCCGCGAATCATCGCACTTCGTGCTACCAATCTTATAATTAAAACATTTGCCGTCGTATTTAAATGTGAATTTCTTGGTTTCCGCCATGTCGGGCGCCTTGAACACCATGCAATTGCGCCCGTGACACGTCTTCCTAAATAAACTGGAAAGACCCAGACCCATTATTATTCCGAAGATCACCCGACTGGTGGAAGAATGAATGAAGTCATGTATGTGCATTATTTTAATGCTAAATGTTTAAGTTGTTTTATAACTATATTTTATTTTTTGAAAAATGCAATTAAATGGACTCATCGCGAATATCGGGGGGATGCATTTATGTTTGCATAGGGATGGTTTTCAGCGCGTCGTCGTTGGCGGGGCAGATCTTGTCCTCCTGTTCAAACCGGAAGCAGTTGTGCGCCTTGTCCCGGAAGTTGAAATGGGATTCGTTGTCCTGCGTGGGATAAACGACAACTATGCGCTGCTGAGGGAGAGAAATATAGATGTAAAACACGCCAATCGCGAAACTAATGATGAATGCCGGCCATGAAATGTTATCCAATATGGACATTTTTGACACACACACACACAATGGATTGTTGATTTATTTGATGCTGATGCATTAATCATATATTATATTTTTCACTTGGATTTCTCTCTGGGTTGTTTCCCGTGTTTGGTGGTGGGCACGCCGTTCTCCACTATGAACTCTATGAGCGCGTCCTTGCTGGTGTCAGGGTCATCCAGGTTCGCCACTTCACACGCGTTGCCCGTAATTCGCTCCTGGTCCTTGGTCCAGTTCCAAATGTACGCAACCAGCTGGTCTTTGCGCTTGCGCGCCAGCCGTTCGCGCAGTTGCCGGTTCCGCGCCTCCACCGTGATGCTGGGCACGTCAATCTCAAACTCCAGCTGTTCCAGCGTGTGCGGTTTCTGCACCAGCCGAAACATGTCGTCCCCTAAACTGGGATCTCGTTCCACGGCAGCGTAAACGTATTTGGAGCGCATGATGCCCTCGTTCAGCGGCACAATGCGTTCGGTGTAAATCTCCACCGCATCTCGGACAAAGGATTCCTTGTTGGAATTTGCACCCTGATGCAGGGCGTCCTTAAATGACTGAACCGCAGCATAAAAATCGGCGGTCAACACATCCGCTTCTTCGCGGCGTTCCGCATTCCGCACCACGTCTAAATACTTTTGCCGAAACCCACCGTAGAGTTCCAGCGCTTGGTCCAACGCCGCGCGATCCGTTTCAAACTTGCGCAGCGCTTCCTCCTCCGTGGTGTAATTGAACAGCAAATCCAGTTTGGTCTTGATGATGTGGTCCTTCAACACGTCGGCATTGTGCAGCGACGCATTCGCCAACTCCTCCAAACTCATGAATTTCCCTTTCACGATCTCAATGCGGAGGGTGCAGGGTTGCGACCGGTTGCCGCACTGCGCGCGCAGCACGCCGTCCTCATTTGTAAAGTGCGTTCCACCGTTTTGGCCGCACGCCACGCATTTGCGGTTGCGCTTAAGTTGCATGATTTTGGCCCGTTTCTGGGGCATGGTCAGGTCGGACTGTTTAATCGCGTTCTTATGTTCCTCGTATTTGTTATCATACTTCTGCTTGTAACCATAATACTCATTTAACGCATCCACATAGTCGGCCTTGCTCACATTGGTGATCGGACCATTTGCTGGTTGTGCGGCTGGTTGTGCGGCTGGTTTTGTTGTTGCCTTGGTTGCCTTGATTGCCTTGATTGCCTTGGTTGCCTTGGTTGCCTTGGTTGCCTTGATTGATTCCATCTGGTTGATGTTTATGGACGGGTATTATATATGTTTCACATTATTTATATCAACCGCATTTGTCCACATTAATTTAATAAAAAATGTTGATTACAATCATAATAGAATTGTAAAACAAAATCAGAATCAAAATCAAAAATGGCAAAAAAAGGTGGCATTAATAACATTGCAACCAATGGTGGCATTTTGGGGTCGGGCGTATTCGGACATTTTGGTTCAATTGTCAAGTGCGACGCTCAAGATGATTCCATGTTTTGCACGTTGAGCAAAATGGTAAGCATCATCATGATGTTGATGTTTTTAGCATTTGTCGTGTATTTAATATACTGGTTTTACAATTCATTCGTGTCCAAGACAGCCATTAGACGCAAATCGTAGAAACGAAAAGAAACATCATAAAAATATTTTACGATTTTTAATCAGTTCCACTTCAGGAACCTCCCATTTAGGAAGCCCGGTTATGAAATTTCCGCGCGATGCCGCATGATTCGCGGCATTCACCATTCGCAATTTAGAGAGAATGTACTCCTGCTGTTTTCGCCGAATCACAACCTGCTGTTCGGGAGTCGGTTTGCTGCGACGTTTGTAATACAGCAATGCACCCAAAATTAGGGCAAACAATCCAAGCATGCAGGCATTGAACACGGCGTTGTGATACTCTTCGCGCAACCGGTTGCACTCTTTCAACACTCCTCCAAAAAAGTATTTGACACCGGGTTCAATGAGAGTTGGAGCATTGCTGGAATTGTTGCAATTGCTGTAATGATGCATTGGGTTGTTGGGTTGTTATTGTTATTGTTATTGCTATTGTTATATTATGCCATTAATAATTCAAATTAATTTATACACAATGTTTATACTGTGTGTGAAACGTCTAAATACTAATATAAAATAAATAAAATAAACTAAACCAACACAAACACAACACATACACAACACAAACACAACACAAACACAAACATGGTTGTGGCTGATTCATCGTCTGCACCCCCCACCACGGCGTCATCCAACTCTGGCTCAATGAGTGCGAGCATATATGGAATCATTTGCGCAGTGTATTTGTGGGTTAATTATAATTACAATAACAAACCGACCGACAATGATGCGGCTGCGGCTTCCGCCTCTAAAACCAAATCAATGGTGATTGCATTCATTTTTCTAATTATCATTTTATTCACTCAATACTTCATAACATTGTTTTCATTGAAGCAACTGTGCATCGCTCCCAATTATGGTCTGGCGGCATGGTCATCATTCACCGCATGGTTTGTTCTGTTTGTGCCCATGTTTTGGTGCTTGGAATACCTCTACACGTGGCTGCAGCCGTTTGGAAACACGTTCGGATACCTGATTATCAAACTGGACGGGTTGGTGTCGTTCATGAACGGCATATTAAAATCCGGCGCTCAAGACAACGTTCAAAAATATTTAGACTACATGAAGGAGGATCCGTGGGCGTTGTTTAGCATGTTGACCACATCCGAAACTGCTCCACCATCGGTCAATGCTGCAAAAAAATTTGACGATCTGCAAGAGAACGGCTATTTAAACCCAGGTTTGACCGATGATGAAAAAACCACGTTTGTGAATTATGTGCGCATAAAGGAAACCGTTGCCAAATTCATATTTTACATGCTCACTCTGAATTTGATGGCAGACATCACTTCCATCATTGCGCTGGAAAACTCGCCATGCACCATAGACCTTGATGAATCATCCGACGACACCACGCCTCCGCCAACTAAACCAACCAACGCACCCGTTTTCAAAACGTCGGAATAAGCAACGCGTCGGAATAAGCAACGCGTCGGAATAAGCAACGCGAACGCGTCTATTCCCCTACCAACCGAATAACGGAGTGGATGCGCACAGCACCAGCAAATACGAGAGAATTGCGATCACGATGGCAACCAGCCATGCAGGAACTACCGTTTTTCGCTTGAATCCAATGCCGAACTGGCGCAAACTGCCGTCCTCGTTGTACATGAACCGGGGCTTATACCACTGGATGACCGCAAAGGCCGCTAAAAACACCAGGATGGAAAAGGACGTGATGTGCCGTTTAATGAAGAACTGGTTGAACTGCAGAGACATCGTGATTGAATTATTGATACAATATTACAATATTATATAAATATTTATGCAACACAAATGCTATTCAGTCGGTTCTTCATCATAAACATATGGAATGATGGCACTACTACTGCCCATTTTCCACACGAGTTTGTTGTCGTCTATGCTTAATTCGTATCCTCCACTGGAAACATGTCCCAAAAGGGGTAAATCAAACTTGGGGGTTTTAAATGCATCTAGTAAATTCATTGTAGTTCCGTCACGCGTGTGAATTGGCACATCAACATCAACTGATTTTGTAGGGTCAAGGGTGTTGCGCAAATGATTATACACATACGTAATTCCAGAAATAGTGTCTTCATTATGGTTTATATACCAGCCATGCTTAGTGGGATCATTCTTTGTTGGAAGACCTTTCCGCACCCACTCATCATAACACTGATCAGTGCACTTTCTAATGCACATGTCCAATGTGCCTCATTTACGTTTCCGTTGGTTTCGCCGAGTTCGGCGTTGTTTCCGTTTTAACCTTGGTTTTTTCACATTTCCATGTCTGCGGGTTGAAAACATGTCATATAATCTCTCATTTTATTTTTTTTTTATTTTGTCAAATGTTAATGTTTTAAATTAGACAATGGGTGCCACGCATCATGATCCGCGTCCTTGTACTGAAAATGCGGATCGGACCACACGTTTGTGGAAGAGGAATCAACGGACAAAACTTCGTTGCAATGCAGGCGGGCAAACTGGCGCAACGTGTCAAATGCCACCCCATCCGGGGTGCGAATGATGCGATTGGTTTCCGCGTCAAATGTGGCACTCCATTCATGGCTTGCGTGGTCTACCAAAATGTGGTGTCGTAACTGCATGCCATCTTTCAAGTATTTGAGCTGATTCTGTTTGCCGATGCTGCGCGGGGTTTTGAACGCGCTGTTGCCACTTGATATACTCTCCGTGTCATCGTCGTCAAAACCATCAACGCAATGATTGGTCTCTGCCGCTGCATCTGTCACTGCATCTGTCGCTGTCTCTGGAGGTGATGTTGATGTCGCTGTCTCTGGAGGTGATGTTGATGTCGCTGTCTCTGGAGGTGATGTTGATGTCGCTCCAAGTGTTTCTGCTGTCGCTGGTTGTTGTTGCAGCTGTTGCACTGCAACCGCCTCTTTGACGTAGAGGGTGCCATAGTACCAAATGCAATCGTTGCTGTCAAACACGGTGGATGGTTTGGGCGCAAAAAACCAGTTTTGTGGCACAAAGTAATTTAAACAATGTTGCGTTTTTTTAAGAAGGGTGGGTTTAAGTTTGTGCACACCTTTTGAATTTGAGTTTGAATGTTTAAAAAATGATGGCATTGCAAGTAGTAGTGGTTAGTTGATTTTAATATTTCTGATGGTATTAATTGTGATGTATGGTGCATTCTTTATGTGTTTATTTGGGTTATAATTTTATGATGTTTAGATTCATGATTCATGCTCTACTGAAAGCAAATTCAATTTTGGTCATATTAGTTGCATCCAAAATTAGTTTAAAATTAACATTATTAATGTTATGAATAAGCATACATCCACTATAATTTGCACGCGAAATTCTCTCTGGTTATAAAAATCTTAAACCCAATTCATGACACCAACAACAACAGCAACCATCACTCCGTTTGAATTGATGTATCACAAGAACAAACATCCGCAGCTGTTTGAAACTTTAGAGAATGCAAAAACCGGGCTGCACAATTTGCAAAACTACGTTCCGATGTATTGCCGATTTTTTGCATTGTCCGAATCAAATCACAACGCCATCAATTTGAATCACCGGCGCCATGTCACGTCGGTTGCCGCTGGCGTGAATAAAAACACGGTCATAGCCACCATCACGTCGTCGGCTGAAGATGATTCGCAGATTCCGGCATTCATAAAATATTCGCCTCTGCTGGACCCCATCAAATATTTGTCTGGAAAGTATGACATGACGGCAAACGATTTGCTTGTGCTTCCCAAGCATGACGATGCAATTGCAACAAAATCGGTTCATCAAAACAAAATGCACGACATCAACAATTCGTCCTATGTGGATTCATTTTTCACTTATTTGACCAGCCGTGTTTTGCACGAGCACGGGTTTGTGCACGGACTTGATTTCTATGGTTCGCATTTGGCCAATCAGGATGAATTCACGGTTAACATTTATGATGAATTGGAATATTTTAGCACCTGCGATTTTTTTTTAAAAAATAGGAACGAGCTGTTTCGGTTGGATGAAACCCCGTTTGATTGTTTTGAGTCAGCGTCAAACAAAATCAAATGTGGCGCAAAGAAGTCCAATGTGCGCATTGGCGAAGACTTGAATTTGGAAGTGCTGGATTTGGATTTGGTTTCGGATGCATTGGACGCATTGTTTGTTGCGAATGATGCGAATGATGCGAATGATGCGACCGTTGCGAATGATGCGAACGTTGGTCCTGAATTGGAAGAATTGGCGGTGGCGGTGGCAGAAGACCCATCATCATCCGGCCAATCCATCCGAAAAACCAGCCAATGCAGCCAATCCAGCCAATCCAGCGATTCATGTTCGTCGCGTTCATCCGATGACGACAGCGACACGATGACGTCTGCCCGTGTTGCGGAGGCTTCCGGCACGGATTCCGGCTCAGGCACGGATTCCGGCACAGATTCAGACTCAGGCACAGATTCAGACTCAGACACGGCAGGCGGCGATTCTGAATGCGACGATGAAGTGCACAATGCCCACATTTTCAATTTTCCGGTGCACGCCATCATCATGGAAAAATGCGACAACACGCTGGACAGTCTGATGTGCAGCAAGAACGAGCTCACCGAACCCGAGTGGGCCGCCGCCCTGATGCAGGTCATAATGACACTCATTGCGTACCAGCACATGTTTGCATTCACGCACAACGACCTGCACACGAACAACATCATGTTTGTGAAAACCGACAAGAAGTTCTTGCACTATTTGCACAAGGGGGTGTATTACCGGGTTCCCACGCACGGGCGCATCATGAAAATCATTGATTTCGGTCGCGCCGTTTACAAATACCGCGGGCAAACGATGTGCAGCGACAGTTTTGACCGGGGCGGGGATGCCGCAACGCAGTACAACTGCGAACCCTACCTGAACCCCAAAAAACCGCGTCTGGACCCCAATCCCAGTTTTGACCTGTGCCGCCTGGCGTGCTCGCTGTTTGACTATTTTGTGGAGGACATTCGCGACGAGGCGGAATGCGCCGCCACCCTCAAAGAAAGCCGAGTGGCCAGCGTGGTTGTGGAGTGGCTGAAGGACGACAAAGGGCGCAACGTGCTGTACAAGAAGAACGGCGACGAGCGGTATCCCGAATTCAAACTGTACAAAATGATCGCGCGCACCGTGCACGGCGCCGTCCCGCACGAGCAACTTAAGCTACCCATGTTTGCGCACTTCGCCATACCGCGCAAACAAATCAACGGCAAACCGCACATCATGAACATTGACGCGCTGCCGTCATACACGCAAGCGCAAACGCAATCCAAATGACCCGCTTTCCCCCGTTTTAAATTTAAAATATTAGGAATTTAAATATAATCACATATGCAAGCATACATATAATTATAATTACAATGATAACGATTCACATCAACGGCGGCCTGGGAAATCAGTTGTTCCAGGTGTTTGCCACGCTGGCTGCAGCCATGCGCAATGACGACACGTGCTATTTCCTGCACACGCCAACTGACGCCACTGGACGACGGTCCACGTATTGGAGCACGCTGCTCCATGGATTGCGACCAATGACGGTGCTTCCCACGAACGCCAACGTGCAGCGATTTCTGCAACTGCCCACGCACCAGGAGCAGGGATTTCGCTACAATAAGATACCTGGCAAAACGGCCATGAACTCAACCCCGCTAAAACTGGTCGGCTACTTTCAAAGCGACAAGTATTTTGCCGATGCGCGGGATCAAATCTATGCCAAAATCCAGTTGAAAGAACAACAGGACGGCATTAAAACCATGTTTGAGGACAGCTCGTGGTTTTCGGGCGGGGCAACCACCATTTCCATGCACTTTCGCATCGGCGATTATGCGCACATTCAGGACAAGCACCCCGTTTTGCCGCTGGAGTATTGCCGACGGGCGTTGCAGTACATCATGGATAATGTGCCATCGTCCGACCTGTATAAACCACATGATGATGCGATCACGAGTTTCAAATTCAACGTGCTGATTTTCAATCAGGCCTGTGACAATGCCATTGTTTTGGATCACCTGCGCGAACTCAAGGCCGACCCCGCATTTGCGAACCGATTCCGATTCCACAAAGTGCCCGACATGTTTGAAGACTGGAAGCAGCTGCTGCTGATGAGCGTGTGCGACCACAATGTCATTGCAAACAGCACGTTCAGCTGGTGGGGCGCGTACTTCAACCAGAATCCTGGAAAAATTGTGTGCTATCCGAGCACGTGGTTCGGACCCGCGTTGAAGCACGACACGCGCGACCTCTTTCCTGCGGATTGGGTCAAAATAAATTTAAATTAATTGCACATTAAATTACCTTTTTTTGAATTTTCATATATTCAAAAAAATTGAAAACAACTGAATAACATTATCACCCATCATTGCATTCTTGCATACAGACCCAAATGAGCTCACAAGCATTTAAAACAGACATTCACGGTATTCCGGCATCGTACGCCCTGTGTCAAATGCCCGGAGAACCCGATGGCACGTACGCGGTCGTCAAAGTGCTTGACATCCATGATTCAACCCCGATCCCCACGACAAGACCCCCGACGACAAGGTCCGACACGCCGCTGCATCTGTGTGACCGGTCCAAGCTGATCACGCAGCACCGAAATGGGGATCCAGCTGCACCCCATCGCACGATTGACCCGGCATTGTACACCCAATCCGAAATTGACTGGTACGACTCCGGCATTCTGCCGCCACCGCTCTACATGTGCTTCATCATTGCGCGCAAGTGCTACCTGTGCGGCGACATGCAGGCCTCGGACGACGACATCCACGGGGAATTCACCGAACATTTCAAAGAAGGGTATCGGTTCTGCACCGCATGCGTGCCCTATTTTCGCAAAGCCCTGTATAAAACGCTGGCCCCCATTTGGCGATTCCGTCTGGAATATGAAAAGACCAGGAACGACCCGAACCCAAACCCGAACACAACCAGCAGTTTTCATCTTCCGATATGGGTGCATCGGACGCGCCGCGACGAATCCGGCAAATCGGACCGCACGAATTCCGGGCGCCCGTTCAGATACACGCGGTGGTTCATCAGTTCGTGGATTCCACGCAAATCAATCAACCGGAATGATCCGGAAAACCATTTTGAAGAAGACATGATTTGTGTGGAAGAATGGGAAAGCGAGAGCAGAGCGGAACCACCAATGAGCAAATTGGTGTCGGTCATGGACGTGTTCTTTGCAAATCATGGCTCACTGGACAACCCAAATTATGATCCGAATGAGGACGACCCGCTGAATCAGGTACGACACATGACGCTGGACGAAAAACGGGACATCATGCAGCGGGCCGTTGTGCGCATTCAAGCAACAACCGCAAGCGAGGTGTAATGGCCCTTGTTCATGTTGAATATATACCACGTGTTTGCCCATGTCACGTTATCAGCGGGAGATCCAATGTACAGTTGATCCCATCCGATGCCGTTTGTGTTTACCACATAAATGTTTATTTTATATAATTGTGCTGCCGCCGAAATCTCAATTTCGGTTCCATACGTGTGTTGTTTTTTCATCTCATGTTCATAATCACGCATGTAAAGGATTCGGTCACTCACAATGACGCCTCCGTTAATTGCTTCCCTAAACGTTTGCTGCGTGGATTGGATAAAAAAGTTGTTCAAATTGCGCATCACGTAATTTACAATTTTTTGCCGTAAATCAAACGCAATTTTACGCAAATCCGAATGGGATTGGGGTAGTTTATGCGCTCTTATAAGTGTTTCGGCTAGACTGAGAAAAAGACAATCGCCCGCTCCCCCGTTGTCCATCACGTCAAACTGTATGGATCGTGTTTGATCCTGCAATTGTATCAACGTTGAAAACGAATCGCCTCGTCTTTCTTTGCGCGTCATTGGATTTCGCACATCATCGTCACGAAGACACGCATCAATTGCCTTGTCAATGTCATTGTTGTATTTTTTCAACGCGTGTATTGCCTTGTTTTTGTCGAAGCCCATTTCAAGCAGTCGTTCCAAATCGGCCCGTGCAGAGACGCCGCGAGGTGCTTCCATTTTAAATCCTTGAACCCCGTGAACCCCGTGATCCCCTTGAACCCTTTGAAAATCTACTGGAATAGACATGACGCTTCTTGGCCCTAGATGCGCGATGGACTCGTCCGAAAAAACGGATCCGGGCATGAAAAGAGGAACCAGCGGTTCAATGACGGGTTCGGGTCTGAGTACGGGTCTGAGTCCGGGTTCGGGTCTGAGTACGGGTCTGAGTCCGGGTTCGGGTCTGATTCCGGTTTCGGGTTCGGGTCTGAGTCCGGTTTCGGGTCTGAGTTTAATTCCGGGTCCGGGTTTGGGTCTGAGTCCGGTTTCGGGTTCGGGTCTGAGTCCGGTTTCGGGTCTGAGTCCGGTTTCGGGTCTGGGTTCGGGTCTGGGTCTGATTCCGGTTTCGGGTCTGAGTCCGGTTTCGGGTCTGAGTCCGGGTTCGGGTCTGAGTACGGGTCTGAGTCCGGGTTCGGGTCTGAGTCCGGGTTCGGGTCTGAGTACGGGTATGAGTCCGGGTTCGGGTCTGATTCCGGTTTCGGGTCTGGGTCCGGGTTCGGGATTACGAATGGCTGATTTACGGGCAAGTTTAAGAGTGCCATCATGGCGACGAGCATCATGCCGACACCTTATGTTTTGGGCATTTGCTTTGGAAATCAAATGAGGGTATTGCTTACTCAACAATGAATCCCGACGCATGAATAATTTGCAAAACATGGCATGCGATAACATTGTGCCTTTTTTTCGCGTGTTGAACAATTTGGCAAGCACATTGGTGTCCTCGTGTCTAACGAACCACGCGATTGGATCGCCATTTTTATCCCTTTTCAATTGCACATCTAGTCCCTTTGTCGTTTTCTTCCACGTTTTTCCCATTTTCACATATTCGCGGTTATTGTCCGCCGCAATGAACGGCTTGAACAAACCCGACCCACCCGTTTTGCGTTGGCTGCGATTATGCGCGGGTTGTGTTGGCATGCATGTGTTATAAAATGACAAAACATTTTATTTGGGCAGTTGCACGAGATTGCGAATGCCGTCCTCAAATTTGACGCGAATGCGCCACCCAAGCGCCTTAAGTTTGGAATTGCTGATGTAGTATCTCTTATCATTGAACGGGCGGTCTTCCACGAATTCAATCCAGGTTTTGCAAAGATCCTCCTCGCCTTTGCCCTCGCCTTCTTTCATCAAGCGGATGAGCATGCGAGCAATGTCCATGATGCTGTGTTCCATGCCCTCATCGCACCCGATGTTGTAAATTTCCCCCACGGCTCCGCGTTCCAGAATGGTCATGAACGCTGAAGCCGCATCGCTCACGTGGAGGAACGCGCGCAGGCAGGACCCGTCGCCCTGTATCGTGACCGGCTTATTTTCGCGCAGTTGCTGCATGAATCGGGGAATGACCTTTTCAGGATACTGCCATGGACCGTACACATTGTTTCCGCGGGTAATAATGATCGGCATTCGGAAACTGTGGTAATACGACTGCGCAATTAATTCGGCTGCCGCTTTGGTGGCAGCGTACGGGTTGGTCGGGCACAGAATGGACTGCTCATCATGGCATTTGACACTTGTCAGCATGGATTCACCATACACCTCGTCCGTTGAAACGTGGATGATTTTTTTTAACCGGGGGCAATTCAGTCTCGCAGATTCCAACAAATGGTGCGTTCCAAGCACGTTGTCCGTCGTGTATTCCAGCGCATCCGTGAACGACGTCTGCACGTGGGACTGTGCTGCAAAATGCACTATGTGCGTCACGTCAAACACGCCGAACATGCTGTCAATTTCGTCTTTGTGTCGCAGGTTGCACTTCACAAACACGTAGCGCGAATCACCGCGGATGTGTTCGGCCACGTGGTTCACATTCGCGCAATAATACAGCGCATCCGCATTCACTATGCGAACGTGTTTGTATTGTGACCACAACGTGTTGATGAAATGCGAGCCAATGAATCCAGCCCCCCCGGTCACCAGAATCGTCGTTGTTTCGGCATCTTCTATTTCTGAAATTGCATTGTCCGTGATTGCATTGTCCGTGATTGCATTGTCCGTGATTGCATTGTCCGTGATTGCATTGTCCGTGATTGCATTGTCCGTGATTGCATTGTCCGTATTGCACGAAGGAATGTACGCTTTCATCAGGGTTTCCACTGCATCCCGAATTGGTCTCACACCCGGAAACAGGCGCTGCAATTCGTGCGTGTCCAGCCAGTTATTGGAGCGCTTGGATACCAGCACGGCATCTTGTTCCTCCAGTGAAAAATTGTGCCATTCAAATGCAGGATCCACGTGCTGTTTGTAGAGGGTCAAAATCTCGTTGTGGCTGATGACGCCGGGATTGGTGAAGTTCAGTGTGCCGACATGGCGCAGGCGCATGAGCTCTAACGCCATGGGCAGCAGCTCGGGTAAAACAGACATGGAGTTCGGAATGGAGCACACCTTTGCGTAGTGCGTGATTTTTGTTATGAAGTTGCGCGGGTGGTCCTTGCCCACAATCGGCATGCGAATGCGCAGGTTCAGAATGGCATCGTAACCTTTCCCTTGTCTCCCTTGTCTCCCTTGTCTCCCTTGTCTCCCTTGTCTCCCTTGTCTCCCTTGTCTCCCTTGTTGTCCGTGGCGCCACGCCATGAACCGGTCGGTAAACCCTTTGACGATGGAATAGCTGGACCCGAAAAAATTGGGCGCGTCCGTCTCTTTGAATGCATAAGCACAATCGCTGCACGCATCTGCGTCGTTGAAAATGCACCCGGTTCCCAAATACGTGTAATGGATGCTGCGATCCGAGCACAGCTGCGCAAGAATGATGGGCGCCATTAAATTGTCGCGCACATTTTCCACAAGTTTTCCGGGCTGCTCCAAATAATCAATGGTTGCGAAATTCTCTCCGTGCGTGCGTCCAAGAAAGGATATTATGTGCGTGGGCGAAAATGCATCTATTTCATCTTCTAATTGGGAAATGTGATCCAACTCAACGCGGGTCGCCGCAACCCGATAATCCAATGATTCCAATGATGCGGATGCATTCAACACCGACACGAACTGTCGGCCGATCCAGCCATTCCCTCCAAATACTAATACTCGCATTGATGTGTGATTCGTAATAATGCAATTAGGCATTATGTCATTATATTTATTTAGTGTAATATATTATATTTATTAATGCATAAGGATGCCGATACAATACGTGGTGATGATAATATCGGGCATTGTGATGGGAATTGCAATTATGGCCCGGTGTTATCTAATATGCTGTTTCAATCCGGACAAATGATAATAGCAAATAAACAGAATAAACGCAATTTTATAATACATGCATTATATAATACACAATACACGCAAGGACCCAATTGTTTACTAAATTTCTCTCTACATGGTCCGTTCAAAACTGAATCCAGACCTCAATTATCGGGAGTACAAGCAGTTGGAGCGGGATGACGCCGACTATGATGCGGCCATGTATGAAATTGAGCTTTTAGGCAAAGAGGTGCGCATTGCAATCGGTCGTGGCAAAACTGACAAGAAGGACATCATCTATTATCCCGTGTATTTAATCAACGCGGATGACAGAGTGGTGAAGCAGATCGGGGTCTTTGAAATCCGGGCCGATCAGGCCAGCGAGATGTTGGACGATGAGGACGACCTGGACATTGACAAACTGCCGCACCCGCTAATTTACTCGTTCGTCACGGCCGGCATGTTGGAGGCTGACAGTCGCGGCAAGAAGGCGCCCGTTGCCGTTGCTGCATTGGAAAAAGAAGGCGAAGAAGAAGGCGTCAAGGAGCAAGACCCAGTGCTGGAAGAAGTGGAAGAAGTGCTGGAAGAAGTGCAAGAGCCAGCACAGTTGGACCAAGAAGACGACGACAAAGAAGACAAGGCACTACGGTCCAAGATGAAGGCGCAGGCGCTTGCGCTGCCGGCGCAAACCAAAGACACCGCCCAGGCCGAGCACGCCGAATACAAGAAGTTGCCCGATGAGCCGTGGATACAAACACACATGCAAAACAACAATTTTGGAATAACGGACAATGAAGCCGGAGGCGACTGCTTGTTTGCGGTGATTCGCGACGCATACCGCACTCGCGGCAAATACGTGGAAGTGCCCGAACTCCGTCGCAAGCTGGCGGCGGAAGCCACCGAAGAAGTGTTTGACGGATACAAGGAAAACTACACCATGCTGGCGAACTCCATTTCCACCACGGTGGCGGAGATGCGCGGGCTGGAGGAGGCCAATGCGAAGCTGAAGCAGCGGCTGGTGCGCACCACAGATGCCAAAGAGCAGCAGGCCATCATCATTGAATCCCGCCACAATGCAACCCGGCACAAGCGCCTGAAATCCGAAGTGACACTCAGCAAAGAACTGTTGCAGGATTTTCACTTCATGAAGAATGTGAACACGCTGGAAGATTTCCGGGAGACACTGAAATCGTGCGCATTTTGGGCCGACACGTGGGCCATTTCCACCCTGGAGCGCGTGCTGCGCATCAAACTCATCATTCTCTCGTCCGAGCGGTTCCGTTCGGGAGAAATGGGTGGCGTGCTGCAGTGCGGCCAGCTGAACGACCGTGTCCTGCAAGACCAGGGGTCGTTTGAGCCCGACTTCTACATCATGGCGGATCACATGGGCATGCACTACGCGCTCATCACGTACAAGGGTGAAGCGCTTCTGACATTCCGAGAGATTCCGTATGACATTAAAATCATGGTGGTGGAAAAATGCATGGAGCGCAATGCAGGGCCGTATTACCTGATTCCGCAGTTTCGCACATTTCGCGAGGATCTGGGCCTAAAGGACGCGGAAGAACACGACCTCATGCACAACAAGGTGCCATCCGTCCATGCCGTGCCATCATCGGCGCATGCGCCTCTGTACGACGACGCCACCGTGTTCCAGTTTTACAGCAAGAGCATGGACAAGCCGCTGCCGGGCACGGGGTCCGGGGAAACGATTGAGCGCGCCGACATTCCCAAATACGCCGCGCTCGCGAAAGAGTCGCCGCACTGGCGCAAGATGCTGTCCAACTTTTGGGAGCCGCCCGGCGACGACAAAAACAAGCCGCTGTTCACACTGGACGGGCACAAGTGGCGCACCGTGGAGCACTATTTATTGGGCAGCCGGTTCCGCAAAGAGAATCCCAAACACTACCTGCAATTCTCTCTGGATTCGGATTCGGACATGTCAAAGAGTCCCACACTGGCAAAGAGCGCGGCCAAGGACGACAAATACAAGGACATCAACCCGGACGCGGATTTTAATTTGAGAGAGGAAAAGGAGCGGGAGGATGCACAATACGCAAAATACAGCCAAAATTCCTATTTGACTGACATGCTTTTGAACACGCGCAATGCCAAGCTGGTGCACTTTAGGCGCGGAAAACCGCCCGTCGTGTGCAACGAGCTGATGCGCGTCCGGCACCGGCTGCAATTGGAACAAGCGAAGCGCAAAAAACAATGATTCACACAAAATAAAATAAATTTCAATTATATAAATTACGAATAAATGAGTGGTCGTCTTCCACTTACTTTGGAAGAAATGAACGCTGCACGCCAAGCCCTAAATGCGGCACCTTGGAATGTGTCTCCTAGCGCCCGGACAGCACAACAAAACCGAGCAGCACGAACCCTTGTGCCAACGGGATACACTTATGAATTGCCCCAATCCCGGGAAACCCTATGCAATTTGTGTCACATAGATGGCACCAATCAACTAAGTAACTTATTTGTTGGACATGATCACCCGAATTCTGAGCACAGGCATTTGTTGTGCATTGAACATTACCGTGCTAATAAAGCGACACAAATTCCGGAACATACTCGCGACTTGTGTCCCCAATGCAGAGCACCCATGGGGGAATGGTTACCACTCCATCAAAAAGTTGTTCATACTTCAGCAGATGGAACAGAGGCTGTAAGACAGCAAGGCACAGCCCCAGCACCAGCACATGGTGGGAAAAAACGCAGACGCACTGGACGTCATTGCAAGCGCGCCCGTGCCACGCGACGATGTCATTCATCCAAAAAACACAAACAATGCAAAAAATCCAAAAACCAATTGTAAAAAATATTGTATAAACACTCATAAAATATAATGAAAAAATCAAATATAATGAAAATACAATATGTCATTATATTAATTACTCCATCATGTTCATTGATTTTGAATCGCACAATGCCCGGACCCTGCACAAGGTGTTTCACGGGCTGTATTCGGATATGCAGCGCGCATACGCCGCATGTGATTCCCAGCGGCTGGAACCCACGGTTCAGCGGGTGGATTCGTGGAGGAAGTTGCCGATGACCGCCGACATGCGAAAGCAGATGGAAACTTCCGGGGCAGCGTCCATGAACCACTTCCCCCCGGAGATCCAGCGCCACGTGCTGAACGAACCCAGCACGGCCATCACGTACCGATTTTTGACCACCAATCCCAATGCAACCAGTCCCAGTCGCAGCGTGGTCCTGCATTTTGTCGTGTTCAACACTCCCAATCCTGATTTGAAAAAAATGCTTGAGCATGCAACGCGCGTGTGTGCGCTCATGCACCTGGTGTCAGCGCACGCCTCCCGCAGCACGTGCTCGGCCACGCTGAACATCTTCATTTACATGACCGAATTCAAGAAGCTGTTTCCAGCTGCGCGGGGTGAAGCGCTGGATGCCGAACACGCCAACACCGGCATGTCGTATCACTGCGCAAAGGACAACGACATCGTGGTGTACCGCGAAGAGGAGTGGTTCAAGGTGCTCATTCACGAGGCGTTCCACGCATTCGGGCTCTCCTTCATTGAATCCGACATGCCCCGTGGCGTGGATGCCGCAATGCAGCGCGTTCTGCAGCGCACGTATGCCATTTCGCACCCGGTGCGCGTGTATGAAACGTATTGCGAAATATGGGCCCGCGTGCTGAACGTGTGTTTTGCGTGCTTTTCACCGCCGTCCAATGCATCCAAATTGGTTGACGGCGACGGCAGTTCGCCCATTTTAAACGTCCACCTCAACGCCTTCATAGAGTGCGTGCTGGACGGTCTGTATCGGGATGCGCAATTTGCGCTGCAACAGTGTGCCAAAATCATGCGCTACATGGACATTCCGTGGTCCGTCATGCGCAATCCGACCAAGGACAACCGGGCCATCGTGGCCCAAAAATACCGCGAAAACACCAACGTGTTTGCGTATTACGTGATGACATGCGCGCTGCAGAACTCCCCGGATGTGTTCCTGGTGTGGTGCTACAAAAACAACCCGACCACCGCGGTAAAACCCCGGGCCAACCTCCTGCAGTTTCGCACCATTCCGGCCAATTTCAACGGGTTCATGGAAATGCTGCATCATTGCAATTTAAAGCCAATCATGCTGACTCAGCCACATGCACATGGCAACAATCAGGACCTGCTTCACGTGGACGTGTTGGGTTCAACTATGCGCATGACGAGTAAATGATTTGGTGAAAAATTGATTTGATTTTTGCACCAACATTGGAATCACACAAACAATTGCAAATTCATTGCACCACACCACAATGGGCATTAAACATTTGAACCAGTTTGTCCGGCAGGAATGCCCGGACGCAATCCGACACATCACATTTGCCGATCTCGCCGGCAAGATAGTTGTTGTGGATGCCAGCATCTACATGTATCGGTTCCTCGCCGACCAAGCGCTGCTGGAAAACATGTACACCATGGTGTCACTGCTTCAAATGCACGGGATCGTGCCCGTGTTCGTGTTTGACGGGAAACCACCCGACGAAAAGCGCACCCTTTTGAATAAGCGCAAGTATTTGAAACGGGCGGCAGAAATTAAATACAACAATGCGAAAGTGCAACTGGAATTGAGCTGCTGCCGAGACGCAGACGCGACGCATTCATTGAATGCGTTGCGGCGCCGATTCATTCGCCTGCGGGATGCAGATTTTGACCGCGTGAAACTGCTGCTGCAGGCGCTCGGAGTGAATTACATCGTGGCTCCCGGCGAGGCAGACGCTCTGTGCGCGCAAATGGTGTTGAAACGCAAAGCGCACGCGTGCATGTCCGATGACACCGACATGTTTGTGTACGGATGTCCGCGCGTTTTGCGGCATTTGAATTTGATGGATGAAACCGTCACCATGTACGACATGTCCAAAATTTTGAATATGCTGGGCATAACAATGACCGAATTTCGCCAAATTTGCGTGGTTTCGGGCACCGATTACGCTGCAATGCACCTCCACTTGAAACTCACTCTGAAACTGTTCAAACAATACAAAAAATGCATCCAAGAAGCGGATGAAACGGGCAGCATTGTGGCCACCGACTTTTACACTTGGCTGCATCACAACTGCAGCTCAATCTATCCGCGCTTGAAGTTTGATTACAATGCAGTCACGGCGATCAATGACATGTTTGACATGAGCCACACAAAAGTTTTGCCAATCGCGAATGTTAAACCCAATCCCATTGATCACGAACTGCTTCACGCAGTCATGGCCCATGAAAATTTCATATTTGTTTAAAATGAAGAAACAACCAAATGACCAATTGCAAAATGCAAAAAGCATTTGAATTTGACCACGAGTTCATGCATAAAATAAAAGCGGCGATGTTTTTATTTTATTGTTTATGCGTTTTTAGTGCATTTTGTTTTATTATCTTATTGTTTTTTTTAGTGCATTTTGTTTTATTATCTTATTGTTTTTTTAGTGCATTTTGTTTTATTAGCTTATTGGTTTTTTAGTGCATTTTGTTTTATTAGCTTATTGGTTTTAAGCAGTGCCGGCAACAATGGCAGCAGCGGCGGCTGACTTGGCGGCAGTGGCAAAGTGGGGGGACATGTAGCGCTGCAGGTTGAAGTAAGTGAGCTCCTCACCCTTCTTCAGCTTGAGCAGGGACTTCAACTTGGTGTCGGGGTTGATGCGACGACCGTTCTCCTTGTCCTGCAGGTTGTTGTTGCGGATGTAGGCGTTGATCTCACGAGTGACCTCGGTCCTGGCCATCTCGGAACCGTCGGTCTTGCCGAGAAACTCGGACAGCTCCTTGGAAATGAGGGTGGGCTTCACAAAGCCGGAGGGCGCGCGGTTGCCGACCTTGCGACGCTTCTTAGCACTGGCCTTCTGGGCGATGCGAATCTCCTTGACGGCATGGCGCTCAAGGGCGCGGAGCTCGGAACGGAGGGTGGCGGCAAAAGCAACCACCTGCTGCAATTTGGAAGAAATGGAAGCAAACTGGGCAGCAATGATGGACTCGGTGGAGGGAGCAATCCCCTCGGCGGAAGCATCAACCACAGCAGCGGCATCACTGGAAGAGGGAACGGGTGCGGCAACGGGAGTTGCCGGAGCTGCAGCCTTGGACTCAGCCTTGGACTCAGCCTTGGGCTCCTTGGGAGCCTTCACCACCTTAACCGGAGCGGAAGCAGTGGTCGCCGCGGGAACGGGAGAAGCAGAAGCAGAAGCAGTGGTCGCCGAAGCGGAGGTCTTTGTCGTCTTAGCCATTGTGTTGTTTGTTTATACCCTCTATAGAGATGTCTTTTTAAGCCTTTTTACGAATTAAGTGTTTATGCACATTTGCATTTCAAACTTCAATCCATTTTACATGCCAAATTCTGCAAACATTGTCGCCTAAAGATGTTGAATATATTGAATCCATCGCGAATTGTGCGAATTCATGTGAAATGCACGACCGATTCGTACAGCCATGGCATGGCAGCCTGCGCGCTCTGGCTGACTAAAGTGAGGGCAGACAGCACATAGTATGCACCCAGCCCCCGGCTGTCGCGTGTGTTTCCAGATGTCACAAATGCATTTATTAGTTGCACCCCTTCATGTTTGATGGCGTCATGCGGCATGTATCTCAAATCAATGTGGCGAAAGGGGTCGCCGTTTGGCGGGCAAATTTCTTGTTTCAATTGCGGTATGATCTGCGCCCGATAGTTCCAAATGTCGGCCAACTCGCGCATGAATCGCATGACTGCCACTGCGGTCAGCTCGCTAAACCACGCCGAATCGGCGTAATGCCCGTGTGAATTGATTTGTTGAAATGCGAGAAACAACAGCTGCTCATCCTGCTGCTGCGGGGACAAGACCGGTTCAGGTTCTGCCTCAATGGTGCAGTTCACCCCAAGGATGCGGGTCAAACAAATCTTTCGGTGCATTTGGCGGCGCAGCGTGTGCGGAAACGGCATTCGGTTGTACGGATTTGAAGGATTCGGCTGTCCATTCTTCATTTCAGTTTCATAATACGTGTTGAGCGACATGATGTCAAACCCGTACACCACGCCGGATTCATCCTTGAAACTAATGAATTGATTGCGCGGAATGTCGCGCACGTGCTCCATGCTGTAAAAATCGGTGTCATTCACGCAGATCGCACGATCATGATATGCCGGTCCGCTTATGCGCGCATGCATTTTGCAGAAACTTCTACGAACCACATGTTGAATCCTCGTTATGAAATGGGACTGAATCAAATGCGAGTGGATCCGACCCTTTATTTCTTGCTTGGTGCCGCCGCATTTGATGCCGTGGTGCTTGCATATCTCCTTAAGTTCTTGCACCTTGTGGTGGTCGCATTGCTTGAATGCATCATGGTCTGCAAATGCGGGGATCTGAACAACCGGATGTTCTTTCCTTTTGCAAACCCGTTTTTTTTCGCATTTTATTTTTATTTTAATTGGTTCTATGTTTTCAATTTTCAAATTGTCAAGAATTTCATCGTAATCACAATTGTCCACATGATTGTATATCACGATATCATCGCCATAATGGATGATGTCATTTGCATTTGCATTTGTGTCATTTGTGATGATGTTGTAAATTAAGTCATGGTGCGGGTGTGGTTGCTGCTGCTGCTGCTGCATGTGATCTGCTGTCCCACCTGATAATGAATGCGTGTTTTTATTATACTACGTATATTTTTTTATATCTTTTCACATATGATTGAACATTGCATTAAGAAACAACATGCGCGCACAACCAACAATGCAATTTGCAAAACAACTTAAACTTTTTTTATTGTTACAATACATAACCCAATCCCGCCTAAAATGAAGCTCGTTCCATGTTTACTTCTTCTGTGCACGCTGTCCATGACAGCTGGCATTCCGGTTAATGCTCAAAATGAAAATCATCATCACTATGCGCATCACAATGTCATTGCTTACAGTGCCAATAGTTCCAGTGCCAATGGTTCCAGTGCCAATGGTTCCAGTGCCAATGGTTCCAGTGCCAGTGTCAACGCCAATGTAACTCACAATGAAGGGCGCAATTTATTGGTGTCAATGTTTCTTGTGCCCAAGCCTGCTCCCAAAATCTCAATTAAGGTTGCTGCGCCTGCACCTAAACCTGCTCCCAAGCCTGCGCCTGCTCCCAAAATCTCAATTAAGGTTGCTGCGCCTGCACCTAAACCTGCTCCCAAGCCTGCGCCTGCTCCCAAAATCGCAATGAAGGTTGCTGCGCCGGTTGCGGTTAAAGTCGCGGTTTCTGCTGCCCCTGCCCCTTCCTTCAAAATATCATCTGTGTTAAGCGATTGGCTCAAAACCCCGGCTGGCACGTCAGCTGCCACGTTTTGCACCTCACTCGGCATCCAAAAGAATGCCGACGTGTACAGCGGATGTTTAGAAGACATCCGCGTCACCAAAAGCGAGGCCATTGCTAAAGAAAGCGCCGTCACTGCAATGGAGTTTGCGTCCAAAGACAGTGTTGCATCCCCCAGCACCCGGTTCTGCGTGGCATCCGGCGACCCCCACTGCACCAATTACGACGGCGATTTCTTTCACATCCAGGAGCCCGGAATTTACACCATCGCCACGTCGCGTGACGGAGTGTTTGAAGTGCAGGAAAAGATGCGCAAGAACGGCGCCGACAAGGTTGGCGTGCCGTCCTGCATGACGGGCGCGTTGGTGCATTACAAGCAGATCTCAATTGAGGTGGATGTAGCCAATTTCAAGAAGATTCGGGTAAACCGCGTTGAACTGGATTTGAAACAGGATGAAACCGTCAAATTTGGAGGCGTCACTGTTCGCTACGGAAAACAAAATGTGGAATGGCGCGGCGTCAAAGATGCGACCATGGGACTGAAGATGTCCACACCCGAGGGGTTTGGAGTGCTCATCATGGGCGGATACTGCGGTGTCCTGGAAACCAGTGTGCCTAAAAATTACTATGGTAGAATGGGCGGCATCTGCGGCAATGCCGACGGCGCCAAAAATGCGGCCGACTACTTTTCTCCCAGTGGCGAACTCATGAATGTGGACCGCGGCGCAAAGCAGTGGGAAATGACGGGCTACAACGGCCCCACATCCCCCCTATCCAAATGGCAACTGGCGTGGAAGGCAATCGGGTCGGGATGCTACTTTGCGACAGGGTGCGAGGCGCCTGGTGTGGTTCCCAAGGTTGTTGCAGTCAAGGTTGCTGATAAGCCTGTCGCTGCACCCGTTGCAGTCAAGGTTGCTGATAAGCCTGTCGCTGCACCCGTTGCAGTCAAGGTTGCTGATAAGCCTGTCGCTGCACCCGTTGCAGTCAAGGTTGCTGATAAGCCTGTCGCTGCCAAAATCGTTGTTTCTCCAACTGCATCTTTCAAGTCATCTCAATCTCATTCATCTCATTCATCTCATTCATCTCATTCATCTCATTCATCTCATTCATCTCATTCATCTCATTCATCTCATTCATCTCATTCATCTCATTCATCTCATTCATCTCATTCATCTCATTCATCTCATAAATCAGCTCCCGCGTTTGCAACATCCAAAGACGACGTCATCGGCGACGTGAACAACATGCACACCCGGATTGTTTCCATCATTCATGAAACCCAAACTCTTCAGAAGAGAGAAATTGATCAAAATAAAAAGAATGTGAACATCTCTCAAACCGATTTGGATAATTTCATTATGAGGCAGGATGAAGAGCAAAGACAGTTGCTCAAACTAAAGGCCAGCATTTTTAAAACGAATCAAAGCATAACGGCTCATTACGCGCAGATGAGTGCCGATTCTCTCTACTTGCAGAAGTTGGATCTCATCAAACCGCAGTTCTTGCAAACCCTGGATGCCACCAACGCCAACTTTGCCGCACTTTCGGACCACGTGTCCAGGCTGGTCAGCGACGAGCACAAGAAGGCAATGATAGACATTCTGGCCCGGGCTCGCAATGCCACCGTGTATGACACGCGCGACCTGGCTCAGGCGTTTCTGGCCCATTACGACAAATACAAGAACGTGTTGCGCACCGATTCCACCGCATACAGCCAGGACCTCCTCAACCTGAAAGACCTGACACAGCGCTACGCGTCCGGACAGTCCACCTTCAGTGGTCTGAAGGCCGAGGTGGCTCGTCTCCGTGAGCTCGTGGCATCCTTGAAAAAGACGGTGGGAGCCAGCGAAGCCGACGCCGCCATGTTTGCGCAAATTGAGCAAATTATTTCGGCAATTCTCTCGTCCAAGAAGACCAACTTCATGCCCGATGGTGCCAACAAGGAGTGCGCGGTGTCCATTCTTAAATCCCACGTGGCAAATGGGCTGATTTAACCGGGCGTCTGTCTCGTCATCCGTTGTGTATTATTATATTTGCAATAGTTATAATAATAATCAATAGTCAATAATCAATCATGAATGTTGATGACCAACGCAACCAGACACAGGACCAACTTACAGATATTACAAATCGTCTGGATGCATTGGAGAGAAAATTGGATTTAATATTAACGAAATTGGACGGGAGTGTCATTAAAAATTGTGACAAAATGGGAAATCACATTGATTTTGTGAACGGGGTTTATGCCACAGTAAAGGTTCCATTGAATTACATTTCAAACAAAATGCACAAAATCATAAATCCATTGGGTTCACATAAAGAATTACCATTACTACGTGAGGTCGCGAGTGATGATGACCGATGACCACTAAATCCGAAAAATCATCCCATGAAATCTTCTTTAAGTATTTTCCGCGAATTAAAAAAAAAATTGATTTAAAGGTTTGGGCATAGGAAGGGTAGGCAGTTCAAAGCAACAACAACAACCACCACACCAACAACCACCCCGACAATCAACACAATGGCCAAATCAACCGAATCCATCATCTCTGGCGTCAACATGAATGCTGAAACTGATACCAAATACGCAAAAGTCAAGGTCAACAATTCTGGCGGCAAGAGCGTCGGCATCCTCAATTCCAGCTCCAACACGGTTCTTCACGTTCAGACTCCACTCATGCTCACCTGGGGCGTGAACGAGAACACCGACAAGAAGACCGGCGAGGTGCAATCCTACACCATGGCGCTCCAATTCCCCAGCGACGAGTACAAGACACCCCAAGTGACCAAGTTCTTTGCGAACATGCAGCAGTTTGAGGCCAAGATCAAGCGCGATGCCATCGCCAATTCCAAGGAGTGGTTCGGCAAGGCCATGTCCGCCGAGGTCATCAACGCCATCTTCACGCCCATGCTCTACTACTCCAAGAACCCTCAGACCGGTGAGCCCGATCTCAGCAAGAACCCCACACTCAAGGTGAAGTTGCCATTCTACGATGGCGAGTGGAAGGGCATTGAAATCTACGACACCGAAAACACCACTCTGTTCCCCGGCAATCCCGACGGCAAGACCCCCAAGGACATCATCATCAAGGGATCCGACGTGTCGCTCATCATGACATGCGGCGGACTCTGGTTTGCCGGCGGCGCTTTCGGCGTCACTTGGCGCTTGTTCCAGGCGGTTCTCAAGCCCAAGGCCACCCTTCGCGGCAAGTGCCACATTGTGCTTGACGAGGACGAGCAGAAGCGCATTGCGGCTCCATCCAAGACAACACAGCAGTCGCATGCGCACGATGACGATGACTGCGTGCCTTCATCTGCTGGTGCTGGTGCTGCTGCAGCCCATGAAGTGGATGTGGAAGACTCCGAGTCCGAAGAGGAGGAAGAGCCTGCGCCGCTTCAAAGACAAATGTCATCTGCACCTGCTGCTGCTGCCGCTGCCGCTGCTGCGCCAAAGAAGATCGTCGCCAAGAAGAAGTAAAGCCACGGGCTTAAAAAAAGGCACCACTGCAATTATGTGACATGTGACATGTGACATGTGACATGTGATTAAATAAAAATGATATAACCCCAAAAACAATAAAAAATATTTTTTCATTGTTTCATTATAGAACAAATCAAATGCTTATTGCAACAAAAATTGATTCTTAAAACAAGCATACAACCACATTGCATATTGAACACATTGGCAAAATGTTTCATTGTTTACCGGAACAAAAAAACAATGAAGATCGGAAAGCTAACAAACGGTTGAGGAAGCTCTCGCATGAAGAACAACTGGAAATGGAACGACAGCGCAATGAAGTAATGCAAAGAGAACGCGACATGCAGCAACATGAAGCGCAGCGCAAAGAGGAATACAAAAAGAAAAAGGAACAGGAGCGCAAGGAATATGAAATAAAGAAAGAATTGGAACGCAGAAAAGAAAATGAAGACTTAAGACGCCAAGAGGAACAAAGGCGACGCGTGCTGCGACGTGCCGAAGTGTTGCGACAGGTGAATGAATGGCATCTTCGCGCCGAAGAGCAGCGACGAATCCAAGAGGAACAGCAACGAATCCAGGAAGAGCAGCGACGAATCCAGGAAGAACAGCTGCAACAATTGATGCGCAATCAGATTTTACACAAAGAATTGTCCGAGACACAATTGAAGTATCCCAATGAAACTTATCGCAGTTGCGTGCTAAAATTGTGCAAAAAATATCACCCCGACAAAAATCCCAATGCAGACCCGGAATGCATTCGGATATTAAATCACATGAAACAATTGTTGGCTTAAAAAAAGGCACCAGGCATTTTATGTTCCGGTGTAAAGCGCATATGAATGATAGCCGATGGCCATAATGCCTTCCAACAGGATCAGATTGTAAGCAATGTCGGGAGTTTTGGGACCAGTGCGCCCGATGTAGATGACCAATGGCGCCACAATCAAAACATGGAACCACGAAACGAGAGAATGCGCATTCTTTAATAATTTTAATCCATGTGCAATAATTATGGCAATGCCTAAAAATATAATCGCAGTGTACAACCACGTCGGAGCCGCATTTTTCCGGACGCCTAAATACACAAATAGCGCTCCCACAAATATGATGTGAAACAAGTGCACGATGACCAATTTATTTATAGACATGTTTTAGTATTATAAAATGTGTTAATATTGTATTTAATGTCTTAAGAAAATAACCTTTCTATATTTTCTATTAAATTTACAGAATATTTTGACCCGAAACAGTTGGTGGTTGGATTAAGTTGCATTGCGTTGCGTTGCATTGAATTTATATTATAATAAATTAAATTTAATGCAAATCTTGCATCTGGAACCCCATAATTATCCGGTCCGTTTATTCCTTATGTGCAAACAACGCGAACATCGTCCCCTCTGAAATTGCCGAGAGCGCGTTCCTTTACCATTTTCATTGCATCCACTGAGGGCTGGAAGGGAACAGACGCAGCGAGATTGAACCAATGTGTGGCCAAGGCCATCTCTTCTCTATCCCCTTCGTCATCTTCACGCACTTTAAAGAAACACATAACCCCGAGATTGTGCATCGCCAAGGGATAGCCCTGTTCTGCAGCTAGAGTAAACCATCTCCTCGCTTCGGCGAGGCTAGCTTCAGTGGGGCCAGGCCGATGATACCACTTGCAACCAAGGGCAGTTTGTGCTCTAAAATAATTCTGTGCTGCCGCGCGCTCAAAGTTCATGATGGAATTTGGATTTTTACTTTCCTCATCAAATGAGCCAAGTGCAAATTGACCATATTTGCTTCCCGATCTAGCGCTCATTTCAGCGTCGTGTTCGGCATTCATGCGTTGCATCATATACACTTCATCTTCATCTAAATCTTCCACATCTGGAATCTCATCCATGTCGCAAAATCCTCGCAATTGAAGGAATGCCCGCAATCCCATGCAATCCGGATTTCTTCTAGCCGCTGCATCATTCAGAAGAGCACATGCCATATCCACATTTTGAGGAACTCCAACTCTGCCACTGCACATAATGTCGGCCAGTTCCACGCGTGCGCGCATGCTTCCGAGCGCAACGGCTCGGTCCAGTTGCACAACCGCATTTGCAAAGTCACCGCGAGCAAGCAAACGATCAATGCTGGCATAAAGTGCATCAACCATAACATGTGCCCTTTTGCTTTCAAGAGGAGCCCGCGTCGCATACAGCGGATCATAATGATGAATGTTTGGTGTTTTAATTCCTAAATGATGCAACATGTAGTCAGCATGACCCCCTGGCACGAGCAATGAGTTACGCGCGGCGGGAGTAAATGATAACCGAATGTCTGCGGTGGAAGCATGTGGTTGCGCCATTATTTTGGCGGCCTCATCTGTTGTTTGTTCAGACGGAGCAACCTTCGGAGCACCTCCTTTTTTATAATGTCGTCGCCTAGTTGTTTTTCTTTTGTTTCTTGAACCGCGTCTGGTTTTTGCCATTATTAATTTTTGTATAATATTAGTATGTATGATATAACATAATAATATTATCAATTGGTCATTTGGCTCAAATGAGCTGCACATGCACACAGATCGGAGCCTTGTTACTCACATCGTAAATGTCATTTGCACAAATGAGAGAAATTCCATGAATATGATTCATTAAAACGACAGTCTGACGAGATTTGATGTGCAATTCTCTCACTTGAAGTTCCACGCATTCAGAATCATACAGCGGAATGCGCAACACCCCCGTGCTCAGGGCCAACAGCTCCTTGATGTCAGCGCGGACATCAACGTGCAGTTCGTTGTTCGCATCAATAGACATGTGATCCGGTATATCCGGCATGCATTTCACGATCAGCTGTTTGCCTGACTTGTCTGGAGTTGCTTCAACCCGATAGTGCAACTCGCTGTGCCAAAGCGGCACGTAAAACGTTTGACCATCAAATTGAAGCACCGAAATGTTGTTCTGAATGACGTCTTTGAGAGATGGTTTTAAAATGATGATATTATTCTTCTGCATTTTCTCTCGGATGATGCGAGTGATTTCCTCAAAAATGCGGGCGTCCATGCTCACCGCCGAGTTGTACTGCTCCAACGTTTCGTACAGCTGAAACAGCACCGATGGGTCCAGCGAATCCAGCGCAGCATTGACCGACGCCGATGCATAGTCATGCACGATGCGGTGCAACAGATCCAATAACACCTGATTCACTCGGTCTGATTCATCTTTGTCCTTCTTCTTAAAGAGAGATTTCATGAAATTCATAAAAATGGTATAATACGTGGCAGCATCTGCATTGTCCTCGTAGTCGTCGGTTGATTGAGTTGCATCGGGTTCTGCACCGGGCAGCAATGCGTGATACGCCGAATTTAATTCCTGGAATGCAGTGGTCGCATCGGGCGTGTTCCCGTTTTTGTCCGGATGCAGTTTCAGCGCCATAATGCGATACCGTTTATTCAATTCGGACAAAGAACAGTCACGCGACACACCCAACATGGTGCGCGCGTCCTTTAAATTCATCATTTTTGTTCCAGTTGATTTGATTCTGCGTCATGCGTTTATATGAAAATTAAATCAAATCATTTGCTAAGCCTTGGCTTGCGCATTATTTGTTTTCATGTAGTTTTCATGACACTTTGTTTTTATTTGCACAAATCATGTTCACCAACATGAACACAAAGTTTTCTAAATGATAAATGGG